TTCAATTTTTTATATATTTCATCGGAAGCGTTCGAGATAACCTACTAACACCCTTCATTCAACACTACGTTATTTTTTGCCTAGAGGCAAGGATATTACTTAGCAAACTAAAAAAAAATAATAAAATGTTTCTAAATATATAATAACTCGACATTGGAATTGGCATTGCTGACGTCATTGTTAGAATTGAAATAGCTGAGACCTGCATTGCTGCCATTATTCGCGTTGCTGCCTACTAGCAGTACTTTTTTGCCAATCAACGGTTTTTAGAAGTAATATCCTACGATTTATCATCTAAATCGATTTTTATATTGTATATCTTAAGATACTCTATTCAGAGTCCTGAACCCGACAGAGGAACCGGCAACGCCGACGCCACCGTTAGAATAGAAACAGCCGAGACCCGCACCGCCGCCACCATCCGCGCTGCCGCCCACCCGCAGCGTGCGAAGCGCTGTAGAGCTAACGTTGCAATAGTGGTAATCACACATATAAGTTGTAGTTGAGGTTCCAGTACAAGAAGATGGTATAATCTCTGCCGTTTCTCCCAAGTCAAACTCTTTAATGTATCCATCTTGCGCTACCTCATATCCTGCTACGGTCTTATTGCCAATTACGTCAGTAAACTCTTCCTTGTTTGTGGTAGTATATACACTACTGATTTCATTTGCCGCAGTTCTTTGAATAACTACTCCATCTAGGTTTGTCCAAATATCTCCAAATGGATTATCAAAACCTCTCCATCTTGGAACTTTAAATGTCTTAGTCGCTACTATATCTGCTTCGTTTGTTGCAGTACATTCTGGAATAACTAAATCTTTGATTCCAGTGAAGTTACCAATATCATTACAATACCCACATGGCGTTATTGGATAAGTTCCATTATATCCAGACCAACTTGTAGTAGAGTTACTCCAGTCTGTAACTCCAGGACCAAGTCCTCCTTGACGATAACCATTAGAAGTAAGCTCGGCATTATAGGCAGCCTGAGAGTTAAAGTTAGCATATTCTATTACATAGTTCCAGTAGAATATCCATTTATAATATTCATAGCATAATAATTCAGAACCTGCATTTGTAGCATAAGTTCTCATATTAGCTCTAGAAACATTAGTTCTAGGTTTTCCTAAATCGCTTCTAAAAGCATCTTTGGTATCAAGTTCAGTAGTTAGATACTTATCGAATTGTGCTCTATTTCCACCACCTCTAAATGCTTCTGTAGTATTGACCACGGACACAGCTTTAGGGGTTGCTGACACAGTATTATCAACGGTATTTCTATATGCGTCAATTAATAGTTCTGGTATTTCTACCCATGAATCATCAAGCTTTACTAGAGAAATTCTAACCCATCTTTTATTTCCATTAGAGCCTGATTTACCATAAAATTTAGGAGTGTGAACTCTTACAGTTCCATCAGTTCCATCGAGCACAGAAGGGGTACTTCCATCTTCTTTGTAAGCCCAATCGTCTGGATGTAAATAGTAATTTACCACACCGTTATTTGCTACACATCCTCTGTAAGCAGACTAAATAGGGAGGGATTTATGTAACAGTGGGTTTCCTATTCTAGTAAGGATAGGAGAAGATACGGTGATATCCCATTCTACTCCATAAGAGTATAAGTCTACGTTACTGCTTAACTCTGTGACTTGTTTACTTAGACTCTATTGCTCTTTTTGTAGCTCTCCCAAAGAAGAGTTAAGAGTGTTAATCTGTTCTTCTAATTTATTATTAGTAACTAAGCCTTCTCTAATTTTATTTACTGTTGAGGATTTATTAACTCCATCTTGTACAATAGGAATTATTTCAGTTCCAGATAATTTACCAGCAGAAGGCATTTGAGATATTTTGATATCAGTTGCCATTGTACCTTATTTAATCCATGTGTTATTTTTCTAATAATCTCCATTCTAATAACTTTTATTCTAAGATTCTTTATTAGACTCTTTTTTGTTATCTTCTAATAAAATACAAGCTTTTTTAGTTTCGACTTGTTCAGAAATAATCTTCACTGGCCTTGCCAAACTTTTAAATTGCCTTCTATCCAAATTGTTCCCATTTTAATATAATTGTCTTATTTTGTCATTATATGGATTTCCATCGTGAAGCTAAGCCAACTCTATTTCAGTTCTCTTTTCTTCTATATCCATTTGTCTATCTTTATACGTAGAATCGGATTGAACTTTTAGCCAGTTAACCTTATATTCTAACTACATTTTCTGCTATTCTAATCCTAATCTCTACTCATCCAAACTTTCTATCTTCTACTAAGCTTTCTATAGTTCTTGCTATAACTGCTATGCCTATTGTGAAGTTTCTTCCAGTTTTTCCTATAGCTGCTATAGCTAATTGTTTTCTTCTTTACGAATCTATACTGCTTTCTTAACTTTATATTTAAGGTCTGTAAGACTCTTAGCAGTTAGTGCTTCAAATATGATGTCAGGATCCATTTGCTGACTTTTAACAAACTCTGGAATAATAGCTTTAATAGTTTGTAAATCCTCCATTACTTCAGAGCTAGAAGTTATATGGATGTCATAATCAGTAACCGTAAAATATTCTGGAAGCGCTGTAAATATCTGCTAGTATTTATCTCCAAGTATAATAGTACCAGTCAATCCTTTCTTATATGTTATTTTAGCCTAGTTTAGACTATCCAATAATATCTCACAAGTGATTAGGTCCATCTACTAGAAATAATGCTTGGTTACTATGTAAGAGTTAGTAACACCTTGCTTAATATTAGTTACAGCATCGTGAGTCTCTATTCCGTTTAATCTTTCTCTAAATACTCCAGTTATAGATGATGTAGTTTGTTCTACTGATTGAATTGCTAATTCAATAGCCTATACAGCCTAAGCTTTTAAGGTATCATCAAATCCATTGTATATCTAGTTAGGTGCTTGCGCTCCGTCATTTCTTCCCTCCTAAGTGGAATCAATCCACATGATACCACCCTTCTTGTATGCTAACCATTTCTACACTCTTTCTGGCCATTTTACGCCTAGGTTAGTAGGAAGCAATGACATATCCATGATTACTCCAGCAGTACCGCTGTTAGCTATCAGGTTATCCCTATAATAATTTAACAAGTCATATCTATCCTATAGATGTGCACATTTTAATATCAGGGAGTATGGTTGTTGAGAACGATTTAAAAAATATACCCCATTCACAGACAAAGAGCAGAAATTAGGATTATCTTTTGACCTCATAACAGTCTTGTCTAGACCTCTCAGAATATATATTTCTTCTCCAATTCTAATAGTATTGTATCTCTACATCACAAAATCGTCATCAGTTTCTATCCACTCTACATCATAAACAGGAATTAACTAAAATCTATGAGCACTATATTCATTATCTGGATATCCAGGAATAGTTTCATGATTCTAGTCTTCATTTACTATAGTACAAGTGTCACCATAAACTCTTCTATAAACTGCAGCCGAATCATCAGCTCTCCATTCGTCTTTTAGTCTTTTCAAATCTTCTCTAGAGATTTCTTTTCCGTATTTAGCTAATATCTAGCTTTTACTCATCCATTTTCTAACTACTACTCTGTACGAATTTTTAACATATGGAGATTCTGGATTCCTATCTACGAAAGTATTTAAAGGATTCAGAACTTCTATTTCTATGTTAGTTCCAGAAGATGATGATTTTACTCTGAAAAATGTATAGCCAGTAATTAATAAATCTGTAAGTAACTATCGGAGTTTAGTTATTAAATCAGTTTCTCTAGACTACATGATATAATGAATAATATTCTATGCAGCTATCTCATATTGAGAAATAAAAGACTAATCAATGTCTTGAATAATTTTATCTAACTAAGTCTTCACGGCTTTATCTGTAATATCTTTTCCGTCGATAAATTTCAGAATAGAATTACTTAAATGGTCTCTAAGAAATTTAACTATCCCTTTAGTTATTTCTAACTACTTTTCTCTGGTGATATTACTAATGGTATCTGAATCCTTACAAGAAATCTTCGGAAGGATAGGGGTTCCTAGATATTCCCCTACTAGAGCATCTACGTGCTTTTTTAGTAATGGTGTAAATTCTACAGAAGTAGGACTACCTATTCCAAAGTTTTCTTCCAGGTAACGAAACTATTCTGGGTCTCTCTTTCCGTTATAGTAATTATAGGCTTTCTATAATTCGTACTTATCATATACAAGCTCCGCAATAGCCTCGTTCGTCTTGTCTATCAGTTCTTTTTCTTTCATAACATAAATTATGCTGTTCTGGAGGAAGTTTAGTTGCATTATAGTATTTAACTCTTTGTAACTTCCTACTTCTTAATTCTTCCTTTATAAATGGGAGAAATTCTTCATCAGGTAAATCAGCTATAATGACTAAAGGCATCTCTGACCTATCAAAGTTAAATGATACCTTATAACCAACTGGATCTAGGTTCTGAATTTCAAGCCCACCTACGTATTCCATTTTGTACAAGTCTCTCATATAACCTAGGATCACTTGTTTCAATTCTGTATGGGTCATCGTATTCATTTTTTTGTATGTTAGTTTCAAAAGTCTTAGAAGTTGGTATAACCCCAAATCTTTTGATTCCTCTCTCGTCGTAATAATAACCATAATCTTGGAATTGTTCAACTTCTTTTTCAACAAGCACTGGCTATCTTCCTGACAATTCCTAGTCTGCCAATTCTGTCATTCCTACAGCGGCTACAATATCGAATTTACCTTTATTCTCATCATTATATCCAGTAAATTGGTCTAACATTTCTTCAAACCATATAGTATGACAGAAATCCTCAATAAAGGCTGCAGTCAAATCAGTATGTTGTTCTATAATAGTTTTGGTAGCAGGTGTTCCATACTATTTAGTAGTTCCATTCTTAACGTCTGTTAGAGTAGCTCTAGGTCTTTTCATAAAGTAGTTTAAACAACCCTTTTCTCTAGCCCAGGTAATCATACCTACACGGGTAGCTTCTATGTTTATTCTACAATTATAGTATCTAGCTAAACACATAGCTATTTTATAAGCTTCTCTAACGTCATTAGGTCTGTCTTTATACATAGCAACATACTACGGTTCGTTTAGACCAAATGCTCTTCTTTTTATAGTTATACAGAAATCAGAAGGATCTCTTGTTTCTTTTGAAGTTTGACTAGCTCCTATATCAATACCGTCTATTCCTGCAACATATAAATCATGCATTTCTTTGTACGCTGGAGATTCAAATTCTTCTCCCCTTTCCTCGGCTTCCTATCTAAGTTTATCCATCTACTCTTTATACAAATCAGACCATACAGGATGTTCAAGTATTTTTACTTTTCCGTTAATATTAGGAATCCATTTAAAACCATCTATGTTATCCTAGGTGTGTTTATTGTTTTTATAGAAGTAGTCTATGTATCCAGATTCTGGTCTTGGTCCTATTTTCTTAAGTCTTATATTAGCTAACTGGTCCGCAATAAGAATCTTGTTGAACTTGTTAACACCTTCAAGATTAAATGCTTCTTCTGCATTCCAACATCGTTCGGCACACTTCTTTAGATAGTCGTCTGGAACTGCTAATAAATTGTCACGCTCTTCCTATAGATACTTTTTATATTCTACTGTATTACATACACCTCTATGGTCCATGTATTCTGAATTTAGAGACTAGACAAAATATGGAATGAAGAACCCACTTTCAATAGTAGTCCCATCCTGGGTATAATTATGTCTAAATGGAAGAACTTTGTAAGCTTTTGGATTATAATATATCTTCTTAAGACCTGCTAATGGAGCACCCATATCACCACCAGTACCTCCAAATAACATTGTTCCACGAGGTTTACCCTGAACTTCACAAAGCTCTTGTCCCTGCACTACAGCAGTATCTAGTCCGGGCCAAGACCCCGCTTCATCGTATATTAATAGGTCAACACGGTCTCCACGAATATTAGATGCCTTAGCTCCATTTATTCCAACTACTTCTGATTTAAATCCAACATCCTCAAACTGTCCGTTTACCTTAATCTGTTTACCAGACTTCTTTCTTAAGTCTTGGTCAATCAAACGTAGTTTGAAGAATCCTCCTCCTGTACAAGTATTCAAGAATGTTAAAGCATTATCAAACTTACTAAAAGTACCTTTAAGGAAGGTATCATTAAAACAGGTAATCATTACTCTGCTTCTTCTGATTACTGAATACATTCTTGCAGATAAGGACGCATTTATTTCGGAGAATCCAATAGAACGAGCTTTCATAAGAGCTGCGTGTTTATGCAGAACTCTAGCCATCTATAGATAATGAAAGAACATATAATGAGATGCGAAAAATATAGGAAAGTCACTACTTGTTCCTTCTCCAGATGCCTTGTTATCATCAATAATAGGAAGCTAGTAGAAGTTTAGGAAGAAATAATTATCTCCAGTAATTGTATAACCATTAACAGTCATTCCATATTTACATCTTCTATACTATTCCTTCCAAAACTCATTATATCTCTTACTATCTTTTAGATATGGACAATACTTTCCAGTTTTTCTATACACTTCTCTGGTCTCAGTAAACCAATCTGGGTCGAAGTCAAGACCATGTGTTTCATCTATTGGTCTATATCCAGTTATTTCATAAGATAAAGTAGGGTCAAATACCTCTATCTTATCTCCTCTCTTTACATCCCAATAATCAGCATTTTTGCCCCTTTCCTCTCTTATCTTCTATACTAGTTCTCTAGCTTCTTTGGCATCCTCTTTTTGTTCTTTCTCTCTTACCTAATCTACTATATTCTAGATTTCTTCAGGTAATATTTTTTTCTTTCTAGGCATAATTAAAAGTCTCCTGGGTCAAAGCCGTCTGTAGCTCCACCTCTTACAGTAGATTGTTCTGTAAGCTCTTTCTTAACCTGCTCTTCTAGTGTTACTAATTCTTCATGAACTTTATGAAGAGTAGCCATTTCTTTCATTACCTTTTCAGCTTGAAAGACGGGTTTGCCATTATTATCACGTTCATTTAAATCTACTATAGTATCAAAATAATCAATAAACTAGTCAGCCGCTCTTTTAGCTGCTTCTAGAAGTTTTATTGATTTGTTAGAATCCTACAATGCTCGGTATTTCCTACAGGCTTCCCTGAATAACGGGTCATTAAATTCGGATTCAGATAGTCCAGAGTCACTAATAGCTTCATCATGTCTTTCATGTTCTGAATATTGGCTATAAGGACTCTTCCAATCAATAGCTAGATAAATGTAAGACAATTCTCTAGTTACTCGTTCCTTGTCAACAGATTTATCTCTCTGTATCAAAGCCTTAAACTCTTTAACTAGAAGAAGCTCTGGTTCATTTATCTCTAACTATTTAGTTAAAGTGTTATAATTAAATACATTCATACTCATCAATCATTAACATTAACATCTTTAATCTTTTTATTTCATTTTAGAACCGCATTTACTTACTTTCATTTTAGAACCACAAGCATCCTTCTTAGCATACTTTGTTCTATCTGGAACCCATTTTCCATTTTTGAAATTTCCCTTGTGTCCCCTGTTCGCCATAACCTCCTGGTCGTTATATTTATTAATTGATACGGAATCTCTGGACGCTTCATCCTTTGCAGATTTCATATCCTTTTTATACTAAGCTCTTCCAGCTTTGAACTTGTCAACTTCATTAGCTTTCTTAGTAACCTTAGTTCCTTTCTATGCTTTTTGGCAAGCTTTGCAGATTCTTCCTCCCTGTTTAAAATAAACAAGTTCCTCTCCTTCTGGGCATACTCCTTTTAATTTTTTATAGTATTCTAGTTTAGCTCCAAGTCTAGCCATAACTCCGCCTTGCATCTTCTACATAAATTCTTGATACTTGGCTTTGATTCCATCTTCTCCAAGCTACTCAGCGTAAGCCTATAAATCTTGCTCTGATTGTAGTTGTATCCCTTGTGCTTGGGCATCTTGTATCAAGTATGCCATGAATGCCTTCTGTAATTCTTCCTAATTAGCCATTACTCTTCTACTTTAATTAAATCCTTTGTATTAAATACTGCTTCCTGCATTAATCCAGAATCAGTAAACCATCTACATCTTAGTCCTCGTAATCCTTGGTTATCTTTAAATAAAGCTGCTTCTCTTCTTAGAACAAGCATAACTGGAGAGTGCATTACTTTACACTACCGTAAAGTAACACAATCCCCAGGCTTAAAATAAACTTTTTCATCAATTGTTTCCATGCTTCAATTCGTCTCTTCTTTCAGTTAGTTTCTCATTAACTACAGCCATGATTCTATTCTCATTAACTACTACAAATCCTAGTTTATAGAATGGAACCATACATTCGCTAGCTATTGTATAAAATACAATATCTCCAGGCTTCAAGAACTCACACTTGTGTCCTACTTCTATCACAGTTCCTACTTTAATAAATTGTTGTTCTTCTTCAATTTCTCCAGTCTCATTAGATTTATAAGTAGGAGTAAATCCACCTAAATCAGTAATAAGACCACTTTTAGTAGTTTTTATTTTTTGGAATGGGTTTTGTTCAAAAGGTTTAATTAATGCATACCCATACATCGGCATAATTTCAAGTCCATTCATATCGTTAGACAATGACTTAGCGTAATCCTCTAGTGCCTGATTATGTTTGGAGAATTTATCCTCTAACTCATCTACTGCGGTATTAAACTTCTCTTGTTTTTCTCTTAATAATGTTTGGTCTGCAGCTTCTCCATTTAAAATAAAATGTTCTCCCGTACCTTCCATTCCAGTTAATGATAGTGCTAGTTTTTCGTTACTGTTTAATTCTGTTCTTAAAGTTTCCATAATCCATTTTACCATTTACATAAATCACAATGTTCATCTTCAATTCTTGTTTTATTCTCTAATATACAACCACATTCATCGCACACTTCCCCAACAGATGTTTGTAATTTATGGGAACAAGCGTCACAAATTTTTAATCTTTTGGTTGCCAAATCTTGATTAATTCCAAATATATGGAAATATATACTCTTCAATATTACTAAAGGTTTAGTAAATATTGCTTTAATCCATTTCTTTGACATCTTTTCAGTAGGTTCTTGAGTCATAAGTATATAAGCCTTAGTAGGGTTAGCCATTACTGGAGTCCCATATAGTAATAAATTATTTACCATTTCTTCGCAGGACAATGCTTCTTCTCATTAGGTATCTTTAATTCCAGTAGACATCCGCATCCTTTTATATATCCTTCTTTTGGACCAATACTTATGTCATTGTTTTCTGGATTTAAATACAACTGTCCATTACATATTGCATCTTCTTGATTACATATTGGACAGCGTCTACATATTTTCCATCTTTCTTCTATTTCCTCTAGTGTCATAATTAATATTCAATACGTTGACGTTTCTTTTTATTTTCTGCCAATATAGATTCTTTCTTGTAAAAAGAAAGCATTCTTATTACTTCATCTTTTAAATATGGTAAGTGATATACTGTCATGTTATCACTGTGGTCGAAGTGTACTAAAACTAAATCTTCAATTTCAAATTCTGGGTTTTTCTTCTGAATCATCCAGGCGTAAGTACTTAGCTGAAGGGCATAATGCCAATAATTAACATCATCTAAATTATTTAGAGGATACTTCATCTTAACTGATGTCTTAGTTTTAGAATTAAAGAAGCTCTTTGTTTCTATTTTTTTATTAGTCTTCCAGTCACCAATAATTATCTTATTACCTCTTTTAACTAATAAGTCAATTTGTCCAGCTATTCTTAGTTTTCCGTCCTCAGATACTCTAGAGATTAGATACTCAGGATATATCCCATTCTCCAAATCTAGATTGTTATAGTCTTTTATACACTCAAACTTGCCACCTATTTGATATTTACTTAGGTCTATATCCTTCTTCTTTTTGTAAAAAGAGTTTTCCAAATCTGCATGGATTCTAGTTCCTCTCTCGCAAGAGTTTCTGTTCTCCATATCCCATGCATCTAAGATAGCTTGTTGTTCTTTATTAAACTCGTCTTCTGTAATGTTATGAAGTTCAAGTAGAACTTTGTCAAATTTCTTAGTATTCAGCAGAGATTTTTTCTCGATAGCCCAATCTTCTTTAGGTAGAAGTTTCTCTAGTGCTTTATAAGCTGACCAGAACTCTTTATCAAAGGGTTGGGTGAAAGAATGAATTAAAGTCGTTACAGATATAAATTTCTGTTCTGGCTTTGTAACATCATAATAAATATGAGCTTCCTCTTCGAAAGCTATGTTCCCATTTTGTTTTGTAATTTTACTTTTGTCCATTAGTCATAATTCATTTAATCATTTATCACATTTATCTATATTTATTTGATACTTTTCAAGTATATTAATATTCTTTGTAAGATACAAATCAATAAATAATACATTTTATTAAAAATGTCTAATATGACAAAAATGGTAACATTTGGATGTCCAATTTTTAAAAACGGGTCAGGCATTCATATTAAAGAGAAAAACAAAGGTAAATTTACTGCCTCTGCTAAGGCTGCAGGATAGTCTGTACAGGAACATGCTAAATCTGTACTAAACAATCCTAATGCTACTCCTCTTCAGAAGAAGCGTGCTAACTTTGCTAGAAACGCGGCTAAATGGAAACACGAAGATGGAGCTAAGATACATAAACCAAGTGGACATAGATCTATTCTAGATAATGGATGGATTCCTACTACTAGATTAAAGAAAGGAAATTATGGATTAATTAAAACAAGAAAGCAATGAACGCTGTAGTTAAATTAATTAAAGAATTTATACTTAAGATATATCTTTATTTACTATTTATATTTAATAAGTAATATGGACTATAATAGAGCAACTCTTTATGCGGCTACTGGTCGTACTTTATTACTCCCTGGCTGGAAAGGGTATTTTTATTGGGACTATACTAAGAATGAATTAAATTTTAGAAATGGAGACTATCATTTAGATAACAAATAGCTCAAGGAGAAAGGGGTTATGGAACGTAATGATTGGTATTATATAATATGATAATTAAAAATAATATTATACCGTTTGGAGGTTATAAAGTAATTAATCTGTTTGGATTAATATTTACTAAGTCGGATTTGACTGATGAGGATAAGAATCACGAGAATATCCATTCAGTATAGATTTTGGAATGTGCAATAGCGTTTGCAGTACTTATATCTATATTATTTGGATTAGAGTGGGTATGGTTAGCTATTCCATCTTTCTATATCTGGTATGGATTAGAGTATTTAATTATACGACTATTAAGACTTAAAGATTCTCAAAATGATTGCTACAGAGATGTAAGCTTTGAAGAAGAAGCTTATATGAATGAAGACAATTTACAGTATCTAGAAGGATAGAGAAAGATGTTTTCATGGATAAAATATCTAAAAGTTAATGCATAACAAAATAGGCGAACTTAGACAATTAAGTCTAGGCTCGCCTATTTTTATTTACTATTATACGTATAAGTGATTCTGTTTGGCTCTTCCCACCAAGGTTTATCTGAAAGTGGAGTTCTGATGCTATTGGGCCAATTTATAATTGGAGTAGTTTCTTCTACTATAGCCTCCATTATTTTAAATAATGTATCCAAGTCTAGCTCTGGAAGCAGCTCATGAATATTAGTTATTGTTTTCTTATAATTTATCATACCCTTCAAAAGTGTCGTTAATAATTGCTTTCTCTATTGTAGTATCTTTATATAAACCATGTTGTAGTATATTTCTTACTTGATGGTCTACTTGATTCCATATATCTAATAATATAGAAGAATCATCTGAAAGACTATATTGTGGATAGCTAGCCCTTAAACTGCTAAGTACTTTGCCATTAATGTAAATGTCAAATACGAAATTTTTTATATCATCTGTAATTTCTCCAGAAATTCCTGCAGCTCTTTGTAAAAGTTTAAGAGCCTTTTCATATACTTCTCTTTCTTCACGTTCTCTTCTTGAAGAATTGAACATCATCATATTTGCGGCTACTGACATATTAGTACGATACACTTAGCTTATTTAAGTTGTCTAGATAATCTAAGAACCATTGTTCGTTTTGTTTTCCTTCTTCTACAATAGTATTAATTAAAGATTCTGTAGCTAATAGTGTTATTTCTGCTAGTTCCTCTAATTCCGATTTAGTAAGTTCGTTATATTTTTCAATCAAGTTTAACATAATCCATCCAGTCTTTTATATATGATTTACATTCTTCCAAATCTGGATAGATACTTGTTATAGAGCATCCAGTTTTCGGATTTTTAAAGTGGTGCATCTTAGCCTCTTCTTTTTTCTCCTCTTCTGTATTTCTATTTAATGTTCTATTCCAATAGTTGTACTTTTCATCTAACATTTCCATATCACATTCCTCTAATATTTTCATATTAGGGTTATTCATTATCTTGTCGTATTTTCTCTTTAAATTAGAGACTTTGACAACATCATTTCCATTTAATACAACTGCACACTGTTTCATTTTAATACCTTATAAGTACATATCTTACCTATCTGTTTTCCTTGAACTGTTATTTGCGGAAGAAAATAGCAGGCTTGATTCTCAAATTCTTGAGGTACAAAGATATAATCAAACTTACTTCCAACTACCTTCTCACAAACTTTATTCCAATCGTCTCCCTCTTCTATAATAAGAGTTTTAGCTCCTGTTGGAGTTACTACATAATTCTCATTTAATTTTATCATAACTATTAATTTTGGCGTTGCCCTACTAGGATTCGAACCCAGACTAAATGATTTAGAGTCATCTGTGCTGACCATTACACCATAGGGCAGTAACTTATTTCTCTTTTAGAGATTTATTTTCTGCTGCCAATTTCTCTAGTTCTTTTCTTAATTGTTCATTTTCGTGAAATAAAGCCTGCATAGTAGCGTTGATATTAGCTAATAGTATTCTCATTTGAGCAACCTATTCATACATAAGCTTTCAGTTGTTCAATTCTCTTTTTAGCTATATCTGACAATGCCATTTTAAATTTAGCAATACCAGCTCTTACTGTTTCTAACTTGCCGCTTTCTAAGCATTCTTGTATTTTATGAACTTCAAGCTCCCCTAGATATTCGCATACATCTATAAATAAATCATCATCTAGAGATTCTAAATATTTTTGGAATTTGCCTACCTCTTCATTAGCTAGGCAGCTTTCCTCTTTCTATCTTTCATAAGATATTAATAAGAATAAAGAATCATCTGTGGATTCCGCTTTAATGGTCAGACCATTACTTGATAGATAATACTCCTAGTTCTTATTAATTGCATCAACGAGATTCTTAAACTCGTCCTAATTTAGTAATGTTTCTAAGTCTGTAATCATAATTGTTTCTTTTTTAGTTATATACAACAATACCTTCTGAAAAGTTAAATACAAAGTTAAAAAATTCTAATTCTAATATTATACATATTTCATTTAGTTATCCGTAAATGGGTACAGGTACTTTATATAAATAGCCCCCTGGGGTTATTATAAATTCCGACTTTAAAAATTGGTGATGTTATTATATAGGTCAGAAATTAGCTTTTTAAATTCTTCTGTAGACATATCATTTTTCATGGCATTTACTCTATTGGTTGTAATTACAACATTTCCTTCTATATATCCTAAATTACTATCTATTCTATCTAAGGAATAGTCTTCGTAATTTTCTGGCACCAATCCAGTGTAATAGTCTTTATACTCTTGTTTTAATAGTAGTTCTTTTATATATTCTAACGTTAGATTGTATTCTAATACTTTACTTCTTCTTCTTCTCTTACAATGGGAAGACTTCTTTAATAGAAATTGAGCTATCATATTATCTTGAGTTTTTTCATTAGATTCTAATTTCTTAATATTCTTATTTGTTTTGTATCCAAATTCTGTCTTGATTGCATTTTCTGGTTTTAGTCCTTTCACTATATTAAATTCGCCAATTATATTAAATAAACTATCCTCTTCTAATGTCTCTAAGATTCCATTTACTGAACGTGAAAAATTCCATCCATTTTCGTTCCCATTTACTCTCCTAGCCATTTCTTTCTTAGAAAGGTCTTCTGTTATATTTTGTTCTACACATCTCAATAAGAAATCTTTCTGAGAATTAGAAAGTCTATCGTCTAATATAAATTCTGGACAGTCTATATGTTTTAATATTTTATATCTATTATAAAATCCGTTTATTGTGTGGTTTTCTATATATTTCAGTTCTACTAAATCTTTTAACATCTGCGGAATGTTTTTAGTAGCAAATCCAAATTTATGATTTAATTCTGACCCACTAAAATGAGAAAATTCTCCGTTTTCTTCATAGGCGTTTATTACCGCCAGTAGTACATTTAAATTTCTTTTCATATTTATTCAGTTTAATGTTATTACTTATCTATACAAGAATATTCAGAAATATCGGAGGGTCAAAGTTAAAATTATCAAAAATACTAACTCCAGCATAATGTCAGTATTTTACATTAAGACGAAAATGAGGATAGGTATTACTTATGAAAAACTTACATAGTGGCTGTAGCGCGTGCCCACAACCCCTTTAGTCCCCCCCTGTATATTGATATAAAACTAAAACAAAAACAAAAATCAATTTCCAGTATTAACATTTTAAAATTTTAAGATTATGACACTCGAAGAATTGAAAGACCAGAACGTAAGCGCAGTAGAAAGAGCTAAGGCAGTAGTATCAGCATTGGGACTGAAAGGTGACGAACGCTCAGTTGTTGTCGGCTTGTCAAAGGGCGATAAGTTTAAGTTGGTGGCAATGAACAAGGTAGATTTACCTGCAAATGCCAACCAACCAACCCAAAGCAACTTTACACCGATTACATTTAGCACTGACACAGGTGCAACCATTGGTGCAAAACACTTTGCGGGCGTAGAAATCGACGACAATGCTCCGGCAATCGGTTCAACTCCGTTGGAAAATGCCGCTTTCCTTGTTTATTGCATTGACCACAATGTAACATTTAAGGTAGACAAAAAGGTAACGGAAGACATCGAAGCTACCACTGCCCACCAAGCCTATAAGAAAAATACTTACAAGCTGGTAGTGGAAGACTATGATTAAAAGATTGGGGAGAAATCCCCTTTCTTTTACATACAAATAATCTTTGTAGAAATGGACATAAGAAAAAAGTTTAAGACTATAAAGTGTTTGTATAATTGGGGCATAATCTATGACCCAAAGACTAATGAAAAGTTAAATTTCAAAGCCAAACGTGTTTATTGCGTAACTTCTTGGGCTTGGATTATGACCTATCAAAAGTCAGAAGAAGATATTCCTGAGATAATTAGGATAGTCTTTGTAGATTAACTCTAAGGTACTATGAGTTTTAAATAAAGTGCCTACATGAACCCCATCATCGGAACGTTGGTTAACGGGGAAAACAACATCACAACAAATCAAATCAAAGTTTTTGTTTAGTTTTAGGATTATATCTGGCAGCTTGGAAAGACAAGCAAAATCTTTATACCTATCTGCTAATAGGTTTAGTGTTCAACGCGAAAATTCGGTAAAGGAAGGAGAGAAATTGTCCACTAAAAAGACCCTCAATTTCCGGACTTTTTCCGATTTTCAAAAAATCCGCCAGAGTAGGAGTTATATAGCTCACACTCTCTATGGACATTATTTAGTATTTAGCCTATAAAAGGGCAACAAAAAGCGAGGCTACGCAGAAGAGCCTAACACCAAAAATAACTGCTACAAATTCTATGTGCATATTCGCAAACTTGAGCACTATAGGATTTAGGTTGAGCTGTAAGGATTGGTCACTTATAGCAATATTATGAGTACTGCTGATATGTCAGTGACCGTACATATCACATATAAAATATGTTATACAATTATGTTAGAAGTTGCCAGGTCTAAGAAGCCTGATTAAAATCTCTAGATAGTAAGAGAGAACCTCATAAGGGTTCATTTTCCATCTCGAACCTATTCGCAAGTTTATAGACTAGCTATCTATAAATTTAGTGATGGAATACCAACGAAGTTGGTGTTCCCGCTTTGCGAACGTTGATAACGTCCTCAGCATGGAAAACTGAGAAATAATCTCCTATCTTATTCTAGATATAGATAGGATTTCCCTACTGGTATAATGGATTGCGTCTCCCTTTAAAGGAGAAGATTCTGGTTCAAGTCCAGAGTAGGGAACTACTAAGTTGCAGTATTCATATTATTGTCGGACCATAATGGGTATGCCCTGAGACTATGCAGTTGTTGTGAAATAACTCAAAGTATTGTGGCACAGGAAGGTCTAGTCGTTACCCTTTGCTTATTTTATTAATTTCCATTTTGACTAAAAGGCACAGCGGTGCCTTTACTCTCAAGATAAGAACAACCTTTACGTGGTTTGAGAGATAAGTAAGCTGCTTTAGCTGAAACTAATAGTTCTAGTAACAATTAAAAATATTTACCATGAAAGAGAAAATGAAACGTATTGAGGAGTACACTAAAGCAATGAGAGAGCTACTAGATAGACTCTTGGAGCAAAACCCAGATTCAGAGAATGAAATCTATGATGAAATATGGGGAGCTTATGTTGCAGGCATGAAGGTGTTCTTATAACTCCTATTCTAGCTGAGAATTAAAACTAGCTGGCTTTTATTACTCTTTGTAAAAGCTCAAAAATTAAAAAGAGAAATCTAGAACGGTAAGCCCGGCTCTCTTCATCCTTTAACTGATTTAGAAGTAAAACAGAAATTAGTTGGCAGCCTGGAATAGACAGGCATTTTTAACTAAAAATTATAGAAAAAATGAACACAGTAGAAATTAACAGCTTAAAGAAGTATTCAGAGTTTACAACAACATTTCGTATTCCATTCAAAAAGGCAAATGATGTAGAAGCTAAATGCTATACGCCTATGGATGTAATTGACGCTTGGAAAGAAGTATGCATACAGGCGTTAGAAATGAGAATGGAGGCGTGTCTGTCAATGTTGCTCAAGAACAGAGATCGAGTGATAGAATCCGACGAAGAATGTGTTGTTTTCAGAAAGCCCAACGGACATCTTCATTTCTTCAACCACTCCAGCTTTCAGGCTATGGAAGCTCTAGTAGAAGCTCTTAAAGAAGAGGGTCCAATAGTACTCGACTCCCTCCAAGTAGACCAATTGTTGAAGGCTTTGTACTGGATTCCAGAAAAGTTGAAAAAAGATCATCAAGAATTTGGATTTGGAGAATTAATAAGCTGTTTGACCTGCCTAGCCTACAAAGCTTAGGCTGAATAAAAAACTCAATAACTTCCCAAGACATTGAGGGCACCAGTTTCTTATGTAAATCTAAAGGTTGTGGACTATCCACGTAAATACTTAGCTAATCCAAGCCAGATTAGAGAATTCCTTTAGTCTTAAGTTTTAGGTGTAAAATGCAATACTAGTTATATATGAAAGAGATAAAAATTCTAGAAACAACAAAAGTTCTCTCTGATAGAGAGGCTGATTTACTTTGTTCCGTATTATGGTCTTTAGGTATTTATCCAGAGATTACAGCACTTGAAAGGAAAAATAGAAACATTACACTGGCGAGTATTCTTCCAGAAATGCAACCTAGGACAGCTAGCCGTATTAGAGCTATGTTGGATGATCAAGTTTATATCTCTCTCAACATTTTCATGGAAAACTATTCTTGGCGTGATTTCATGAAAATGCCTGGTGTTGGAAGGAAATCGCTAAGTGATTTAAGATCAGTTTTGCAAAAGTACGGATACAAAACATTCTAACTCGACTTCGCGAGTATAAATAGGCTTTAGGCGGAGAGCGGTAGGTAGAATAGTCTACCTACGTAGTGTAAAATACTTGCTATTTAGCAAACAAATGTGTAGTATTCTATAAATAAAAATTAAATATTTATGGAAGACAAAGTAAAAGAATTTAGAGACAAAAATCCTATACTAGACTTCCTAGCAGGATTTATTCCTGGAGTTGGAGAAGCATAGGACGCACATGATTTTATTCATGCCGCAAAAGATAAAGATTATATAAGTATGGGTTTAGCAGCTACAGGCTTAATTATTCCAGGAATCACAGGAGGGCAAATAAAGAAACTTTCAAACGTTTTAATAAAGAAAGGTTGGCGAGAAACGAAGGGAAGAATATTTGACCCATAGGGAGTTGAATACATTAGGAATAAAGAAGGAAAACTTCAAAGCTTACCATCTTACAGACAGACTCAAGCCGTAGAAAAAAGAATTGAGGAAAATAAGTCTAAGGCTAAAGCCAGATCTAATCAACAAAAGAAAGTAATCAAAGAGCATAACGAAGAAGCAGAAAAGTTTAGACTTCGAACGGGACTTGATTATTCTTTAGAAAATTGGCAATCACTAGCTTCAGGACATAAGATGTCACAAGAGGAAATAGACTTATTCACCAAAAAAGCTTTTCCCTAGTTTGTTCAAACTTATAATGAACTAATTAAGTCTGGTAAGCTGATAAGATAGCCTAATGGAAGATATACTGCTAATGGAAGGAAGAATCTAAGCAACATAGAAACTATGTATTATATCTAGGCAAACTCTCCTCAAGGTAAGAATCTTTTATATAATGGTATCACAATGAGGTCTGGAATTAAGGATAAACATAGTTTTGAAACCGGAAAAAATAACCAGAATTATGAGAAATGGTTCAGTTCTAATCCAAGAGGAGCAAAAGCTTACGGAGACTTTGCAATCTGGGGACTACCAGTTAAACCTTCTATAATTAATCCCAACTGGGATGACTAGATTAGGCTTATAAAAAGGCAGAAAGCTAATCCATCTTCTAATAATTGGGCAGGAGGTCCAATAGGTGCTTATTTAAGCAAGGATAGAGTACGTTCTGTAAATATGTCTGAAGGTGTTCTTACAGATGATTATGCAACATAGGTTCTTAATTCTGACCCTATAAAAGGAGTATTTACTATAGTAGGCCCAGATATTCCTGTAAAATCTGTATTTGGAGGATCTGGAATGTATGATGTTAGTCCCAAAAAGCTATATAATCCATTCTTATCTCTTACCATGATGGGAATGCTAGGTTATAAACATTTAAATAAAGATGAATAAATTTACATTCAAAGAGTGGTGCCAACTGGCTATGCCTCACTCTCAATTAGATCAGAGTGGATTTCCTCTAGAAGAAACAAGACAACTTGCTCGCAAAATGTATCTTGGACTTGACAGATTCATTGAAGCACAAGATAAGTGGAATACTTATCAAACTGCCTTGGAAGAAGTCAAAGCAGGGAAGAAGAAAACACATTGGATTTGGTTTATCTTTCCTCAAATGGAGGGACTTGGCACAAGTGAAAAGTCTCGTTACTACGGAATACGTGGGCGTGATGAAGCTATTGAATATATCAACCATCCTATATTGAGAGATAGGTTAGTTGAAATCACAGAAGCGGTCTATAATAATGAGAAATCAGTTTACGAGATATTTGGAAACGATGTAATTAAAGTAAGGTCTTGTATGTTACTTTTTGCATCTGTTTCTGATATTCCTATCTTTCAAAAGATGCTTGAAAAGCATTGCTGGAGATAAAATCCTCTGACGAGTCTTTGAAAATTAAGACGAAACTACCTAGAAATAGGTAGTCAGGATTAAAAAAGAAAAGAAAAATGAGAAAATTCAACAGATTACATTGCGATTCAACTGTTCGCGCAAGATTTACAGATTCATGGGGAAGAGTGATAGCTCTCACTGGAACCCACGCCTTCGAGTATACCATTCACATAGAAGGCATCAGAACAGTTACAGAAACATTTGTGAATGGAAAATTAGCAAGAAAAAGATTTAACGAATTAAAAAGAAAACCACGAGAAAAAGATTCAAAGCTGCGAGAATTGCGTCCTCAGACAACTATGAATTGTCTAGAAGAATACATTCTCAGTATTTAAAGAGATGGCACAATGCTAACATCGAGGTAATCACTGAAATTACCACATCATTAGTAATTAAAGAACAAAAATACATAAGAGTATTTGGAGAATTAATTCCGATTTCGGAAGAGGAATTGAGAACCCATAGCACTCTGATAATTGAGGACTAATATGGAAGATTTATTAGCAATTGTTAGATGGGGCATTACTTTGCCCGTTTGGTTATTAGAACATATACTGAAAGGTTTAACTTTCATTGTTCTAGTATTTGGACTTGTCGTTATGGCGATTTTATTCCCGCTATTTCGATCTACTTGGCGTCGTATAGGCGATTCTCGTATATTTAAGTATGCAACAAAGTGGAGAGGAAACTATCCGCTAACCAAAAAAGTATTTGACTTATGGCAATGATGAGAAGAATTACCGAAATAAACGGTGAGATAATTGTGGTAGAAACTATGATTATCGTAGGAGAAATAGTATTAATTACAGTACAAATAAATGGAGAACTAGTTCGCTATGAAATATTATCTGTTAGACAGTTATGGGAAGGTCGTTAGGGCCTTCTCAAGCTGGTCTGAGGCTAACAAATTTCGTATAACTAGAAATAGACCAGATTGGAGGATTGTATGACATACATCGTTGTATTTATAATATTAATCATCATGTGGAAAATGATTGAAGACGAATGAAAACAGTATTAACCCATACAGGAAAAATCTATGTTGATACAGAACATAGACTAGAGTTCTTAACTGTAGGAGACTATGGTAAGGAGAACAACATCAAGGCTGATTTCTTAGGTCTAACTAAGGAAATCAATGGAGTAGAGAATACAGCAGTAGACCTAAGCAAGAAATGGGTAGCAACTATTTCAACTCAGAAAGGCTGTCCTATGCATTGTAAATTCTGTGATGTTCCCAAGTTTGGATTCTATGGAAATGCTTCTATAGAAGATATGGATAGACAAATCCGAACTATTATAGAAGGCGAAAGTGTCAGAGAAACAGACAGGTTTAATGTACACTTTGCTAGAATGGGAGAACCAACATGGAATGATAATGTATTAGCATTTGGACTTGCTCTCAGAGGTGTGGTTAAGTCTGCAGGATTAACAGCTAAAACTGTTCATCCAGTAGTTTCCACGATGCTTCCGAAAGCAAATAATAAGCTTGGAAACTTCTTACAGGTTTGGTGTAGCATAAAAAATGAGTTCTACAATGGAGAAGCAGGCTTACAGTTTTCAATCAATTCTACAGACGATGAACAGAGAAACAAGCTGTTTGACTCTAAGAGTTTGTCACTAGCACAAATTTCTCAGTTGGCTAATGAGTTACCAATGCCAGTAGGCAGAAAGTATACTCTAAATTTTCCAGTAACCTCACAAACTATTCTCGATGCGAAGGAATTGTCAAAGCTATTTGATAGGGAGAAATTTATTGTTAAAATCACTCCTATACATGAAACAGCTTCTGCTATAGAGAATGGTTTCCAGGTAACTGGATACTCTGATTATGACGTTTATCGTCGCTTTGAACAACCTTTATTGAAAGAAGGTTGGGATGTTATAGTGTTTGTTCCATCTAAGGAGGAAGATTCTGACCGAATTACTTGTGGGAACGCACTAATCTCTGAAGAGAAGATTTAACAATTCTTAACTAAGAGAAATCTAGATTATACTGTATAATAGTAGACAAACTCTTAGTTATCCTTTCCTTAGTTCAATGGATAGAACCTCTGTCTTCTAAACAGATAATTCCAGTTCGAATCTGGAAGGAAGGACTATTATTCTCCCTTAGCTCAACGGTAGAGCTTTCGACTTTTAATCGAAAGACAAGAGTTCGACTCTCTTAGGGAGAACTAACTTTAGCCCTATTAATAGGGTAGTCTTTTTCTTTTATTCCGCTAGTAAACATTTGTTGTGAAACACGTGTTTGCATCTGGGTATAGTCGAGTTGGTAAGATGCTACATTTGGGATGTAGAGACCGCAGGTTCGAGTCCTGCTATCCAGAGAAACACTAAAGTAGATAACCTCCACGTGGTGTGTTTCGGGTAACGCTAATAATCTACAAACTAACTTAAAAGCTAAAATTATGAATTATATTTATTGTATTACAAACTTAATTAATAACAAAAGATATGTAGGCAAAACTACATAGTCTATAGAAGAACGTCTCAAAGAGCATTATAGAGATTCACAAAAGGAAAGATGCGAGAAGCGTCCATTATACGATGCCATGAATAAATATGGTGTAGAGAACTTTATAATAGAAGAATTAGAGCAAGTAGAAGATGAGAATCTATTATCTGAAAGAGAAATCTTTTGGATAAATGAATTAGGAACTTATGGCTCTAATGGATATAATGCTTCCAGAGGTGGAGATGGTACTATTCTTTATGATTATAAAGAAATTATTTAGCTAGCTAACTTAGGATATAATAGTCAACAAATCTCCGAAAAAGTAGGATGTTGTAAAGATATTATTTACAAAGTACTAAAAACAAATAATGTAAAACTTAGAAAAGGAGATTCAAAGATAGTTATGTAGTATGATTTAGCTGGAAATTATATTCAAACTTTTTATAGTATTGCAGAAGCTATGAATTGGTTATGTGACAATGGTTTCGCTAAAAATAACACAGGATTCTCGAAAATATCTAACTGTTGTAAAGGCAAATCAAAAACTGCCTATAAATACAAGTGGAAGTTCAGAGACTAATCCTGCTATCCAGACAAGAAGTAATCAACATTCACTATTAGTACAGCAATTAGGACTGTAGGTGCCTTTTAGATGAATCCCTGATTACTCCGATTAACAGAGGCAATGTCCTTAATATCGTTACCACGCACTGCGGCTATTAGCTGTTAGATGATTTGGGGTGCCAAATGGAAGAACGGTAACAGCTATGTTAATTAGAACGAATCTGTTAATTGTATGGGAGTGCGCCAACGTTGGAGAGTTGGGCTTGACTGTAAATCAAGTGCCTATGGCTTAGAAGGTTCGAATCCTTCCACTCCCACAAATTTAATGAATATGTTAATAGGATTTTTAGTATTTATTACTCTAGAAATAGCTATAATAGCTACTATAGGGTTTACTTATTTTCACGAAGATGATAAGAATTTCAAGAATTATCGCAAAGGAAAGAATAGCTGATTTGTTAGACTTAAATTTCGTGTCTAAGATAGAATTAAGACAGGGAAAACAAGGATTTAATAATCCTGCTATTTGTAGAGTAGAAATCTATTTACTACTTGAAAACGACAAAGAGTACTTTAATTCCAAAATGACTGATATTATGTCATGGGCACAAAAGAACAAATGTAACATTGCTTTTACTACTGCTAGTATGGCTCTCAAAGACGGATTTATTAAAGAATCTGCTTTTGATGACTTTAACTATCCAGTTCCTAAAAAGTATAAGGCATTATGTGATATTTATTCAGCAAGTTACTTTAATCTATTTAATAGAAGAAAGCTATAATGGAAGATAAGTACGAAGGATTATCTGACGAAGAACTTAAAGAGATTTTCGAAGATATGGAAGCAGACTATTGGATAGACTACTATCAGTCTCTCTGTGAGTAAAACTCTGTTAGCGAGATGCGCAGAGTTTAGACCTAGGATATGGATTTTAGAAATATGTATACCCACTGCATATAGGTTAGTCATGTTTAAACGAGGAAACCAGGGTTCTCTACTAGGTCGATTCGGGATTGTAACCGGTAATTGGTAGCCGCGCAGACTGTAAATCTGCTCTCTTTTGAGACTGGAGGTTCGAGTCCTCCCAATCCCACACATTTTAATTAATTAGATTATGACAAAAGAAGAAGCAATTAGAGCTATGTCTGAAGGAAAGAAAGTAAGGCATAGATACTTTAGTAAAGACGAATGGGTAACTATAAATTCCAGCGGACTATATGAGTTCGAAGATGGTGTAAAAGTTGACTCATCGTTATTTTGGATGGACAGACAGGATTCCTATTGGAATGATGGATGGAGCTTAGTTTAACTTTAAATAAGAATAAAATGACAACGTATGAGTACGGAAAAGGATACTTGCCAGAAATCTGGTACTAGTGTAATATTCCAAAAAGAAATTACGCAGTGTAGGGAATGTCCTCATTGTAGAATCGCTCCTGACCCAGACCCCGATGACTGGTTCAATGACGATGATGAAAAAGCGCTTTGTAAAGAGGCAGGGAATAAACTAATTGAGGGAATGTTAAGACCTTACGAAAGGGTATTAATTCCGGATTGGTGTCCATTAAAAACTAATAAACAAAAATGAATAGAATTAAGACAAAAGCCTATCTTGAGGTAACTTTAGAGCAGGCACGCGAATGGTATGAAAGCGGTAATGAAGACTTGAAGAAATTAGCTCTTACTGCATTTAGTGAGGAAATGCTAATTCCTTCCTTTAAAGAGATAGTAGAGTCTGAAGAAGATTATGGTTTTTGGAATACATTAGTATGTCCTCCAAGCATGACAGAACAACTCAGTTCTCTAGCTAGTTTACAAATAGTTGCTAACTATCTAAATAAAGGATGGATCAAAACAGAAGGTAATACTGGCTATTTTCTTGGAAAAGGTTCTTCTCTATCTGGAAAGACGGAAACTGATATAAAAGGAGTGTACGTCGTCATGCATCAAAACGTAAAATATCCAGGTATTGTTTATTTTAGAACTGTAGCTGATGCACAGAAAGCGGTAAAGATTCTTGGTAAAAAGTTATTGCCGTTGTTTGAATAAATGATTAGATGGTGTTATTAGTTCAGTTGGCAGAACGCTACATTGTGGCTGTAGAGGTCAGCGGTTCAAATCCGCTATAACACCCAAACCATGTTTTATTAAATATTATAACAAATGAAAAGAACTATTGAAATTGAATGTCCAGATGGCTACAAACCAGTTTACAATGCAGAGACTGGAAAAGTAGAAATTGTTCCTAGTAGCTCTACAGAAAGGATAAAATCCTTCACGGACGCTACCAACGAGATGGGAGTATGTCTTGCTACATACATGAGAGAAAACCAATCTATAGAATCCCTCTCTAGGCTACAATTAATTATTGATGCCTTAAACGAAGGACATAAGTTTAATCTATTAACTGGAACTGTATGGTATCCTTGGGTTCGGTTCTTTAGAATGAAATCAGTGCCGAAAGATGCGGAGGTTATTGGACATTTCAGCTATCAGGGCGAGAAATTCGCGCTGGTGGGCGGCGGCGCGGCTAATGGCGGCCATGCGGGTCTCGGCTGTTTCAATTCTAGCGTTGGCGTCGGCCGTGCCTATTCCAATGTCGGGATGCTTGCGTGCAAATCTAAAGAGATTGCTAAATATGTGTCAACTCAGTTTGGAAAGCTAGTGTTTGATGCTTGTTTTGCCAGACACTTCAATGTAGGAGAATTTAAATGGCTAGACTAATTGTAATTCTACTATTGCTTGCCTCATGCACACACGATAAGGTAGTAAATCACAATCAAACTGATACCATAAAGTATGAAGAGATATATTGCCCAAATTGTGATGGAATTGGTCAAGTAAAGATGTCAGCTGGGTCTAGAGTTGTATTAGGCATCCTTACACTAGGTCCAGGTGCTCTTTGTGATACCGAATCGTGTAGTATGTGTAATGGAACAGGAGTAGTTAAAAGAAGAGTACTAAACAAATGAAGAAATTTTTAATGCTTATTGTGGCTATGCTCTTTATGAGTGTAGCCTCATTCTCTCAAATAACCATATCTCAAGAAGATTATGATAGGTTGCCTGGGGAGACATTAACCAGTGATTGGGATAAATATAAGGTTTCATTATAATGGAGGTATAAGCCTAATTGCTAAGGCAGCAGTCTTGAAAACTGCCAGTAATCGTGTAACAGCGATGTGTGGGTTGGAGTCCCACTGCCTCCTCAATCTGTAGGATTAGTGTTAATGGTTAGCACGTCAGTCTCCAAAACTGAAAGTAAGAGTTCGACCCTTTTATCCTATGCAAATATCAATAACTAAAAACTTAGAAACAAAATGAGCGAAACTTATTATCTCTTAGCAGCCATTTCGTATGGCATTTTTATTGTTCAGTTCATACTCTCTTGGTTTGGTGGCGACACTGACTTAGATGTAGATTTAGATGGAGAATTGGACATGGATGTGAGTGATATTGTCTCTTTTAAAGGACTAGTACATTTTGTAATGGGAGCAAGTGGATGGCTTTGTATTAAGCATTCCGTTTCTCATTCTATAGAATGGTACGATTATTTAATCGCATTAATATGCGGTATTCTTTTTGTGGTTATACTTTACTACTTATATAAACTTTGTTTAAAACTCCAACATCAAGTTATTCCTGAAAAGGGTGAAGCCTTAGTTGGGAGAATTGGAACAATCACTATCCCTAATGATATTTCTGGTGGTAGTTCTGTTATCTTAGTTGAGATAAATGGAATGCTTCAAGAATTGTCAGCTTATGCTGAAGAAGAGCATAAGACGTATAAAAACGGGGACAAAGTGAGAATTTCAAAATTTGAGAATGGAAAGTATTATTTTAACTAAAAAGAATTTTTAAAGATGACAACAGAAACTCTTATTGTAGCGGGTGTTATTGTACTCTTAGTAGTTGTAACTTTTATCGGACTTTTGTCTCGGTATCGTAAGTGTGCTAGTGATGAAATCCTGGTAGTATTTGGTAAGGCAGGAAAGAAGAAGGTAGTTAACGAGAAGACTGGTAAAACGGAGGAAGTTATACTGCCGTCTAAAATCATCCACGGCGGAGGTACATTCGTAATGCCTGTCATTCAAGACTGGGCTAAAATGTCCTTGAAACCTATTCAGATTCAGGTAATGGTAGAGGGAGTATCCAGCCAAATGATTAAGGTTAGGATTCCTGTGACATTAACTACTGGTATAGGAACCGATCAAGTACTAATGCAAAACGCTGCAAGCAGATTCTTAACAGCTAAAACTTCTGAAATCTCAGACCAAATCAAGGATATTCTCATTGGTGAAGTGAGAAGCTTGATGGCAACAATGACGATTGAGGAAATAAATGCTGATAGAATCAAATTTATCGGCAAGGCAAAAGAGAATATTGAAACTGAGTTGAACAAGGTAGGTTTCAGTATTATCAATATTAACAACGCTGATATCTCGGACGATGCAAACTATATCAAGAATCTTGGTCAGAAAGCTGCAACTAAAGCTCTTGCTCAGGCACAGGCTGACATTGCAGAAGAGAAGAAGAAAGGAGATATTCAGATTGCAGAAACCAACAAACAGCGTGAGATTGCCGTAGCCGATGCTGAAAAGGAAAGAGAAACTACAGTTGCTCAAACTAAGCAAGAACAGGAAGTAAAGGTTGCTGAGATTAATCAGGAGAAAGCTATTCGCTTGGCAGAAGCAGAAAAGAACAAACAAGCTGGTATCGCTGAACAGAAGGCGGAACAAGAAGCTAGTATTGCTCGTGCAAACACTCAAGCAGAATCAGCTAAAGCTGAAGCTGAATCTCAGAGAATAGCTAATGTAGCGAAATCCGCTTCAGAGGCTGCTTCTAAGAAAGCTGCTGCTGACGCAGAAGCAGAAGCTAATGTAGCTAAAGCTAAGGCAGAAGCAGATTCTAAGAAAGCTGAAGCTGAAGCTCTGAAGCAAACTCGTATTGCTCAAGCTAAGCAAAAGCAGGAAGCAGACACTCAGAAAGCAATTAATGAGCAAGAAGCTGCTACTGCAGAGTATGAGTCTCAGAAGAGAATTAAGGCTGCAGAAGCTGACAAGCAAGCTGGAGTAGCTGAGCAGAAAGCAACTATTGAAGTATCAAAGGCAAAAGGAGAAGCTGCACAGGCACAAGCTGAAGCAGAAAAGGTAGCTGGTACTTCTAAAGTAGAAGCAAGAATGGCTGTAGCCAAAACAGAACAAGAACGCCAGATTGAGGTTAACGAAGCTGCTGCTAAGGCAGAGGAAGCAAAACTTCAAGCTGAAATGATTGTTCCTGCTCAGAAACAAAAAGAGAGAGTAACTATTGAAGCAGAAGCAATTAAAGCCAAAGCGGTATTGGAAGCAGAAGCAGAAGCTGCAAAGATTTTGAAAGAAGCAGAAGCGAAAGCTGACGCTACTAAACTGCAGTTAGAAGCAGAGGCAGAAGGTACTCGCAAGAAATTGCTTGCTGAAGCTGAAGGTAAGAGAGCATCATTGATGGCAGAAGCTGATAAGGTTCAAGCTATCGAAATGGCTCCAGCCTTGGCAGTTGAGAAGATGATTGAATCTGGCTTGACTCCACAAATGGTGGTTCAGTACAAGACTGTTGACCAATTGGCCGGTATTGCTCAGGCATCTGCTCAGATGTTTGAACACATTCACCTTGGACAGGTTACTGTTTATGGTAATGAGAATACCGCTGGTAATTTCATGGCTAAGACTGCTGAGAACTTGAATCCTGCTCTTGACTTATTACGTTCTATTCCTTTCGCTGACACAGTAAAGGAAATGTTCGGAAAGAAGCAAGTAGAAGCTACTGAGTTTGAAGAAGTGAAGTAATCACAGCGAAGGGGCTTTACAAAGAATTAGTAAAGTATAACAAAAGCCCCTTCGCAATTTGGAGGTATGGGTGAGCGGTCTAAACCAGAGTCCTGCTAAGACTCCGGGCCTCAAAAGGGTCCCGCTGGTTCGAATCCAGCTGCCTCCGCATTAACTTAAATAATTATTAGATATGAGCGAATGGAAATACATAGATTCAATCGCAGAGCTATCCGATTTTGAATGTGCACACTGCGATACAAGAGATTTTTATATGGTTACTTATGATACTATAAGTCAACCTTGGAAAGTATTAAATAAATTCCTGAAAAAGAATAGAATTATAGTAGAACAATGTTCGTTTAATAAGGACGAGATTATTCCCTTACTAAAGAGTTTAGAGACTGCATCGGGTGGTGAGGGAGACTGGAGGCATTTGGTATTGGATTCTATTGACCATTGGTGGATAAAGTATATCCGTTTCCAGAGACTTAGTAATGGACAATACTTTTGTTTTACTGATTCTGCTGATACTATTATTCCGCTTTATAAGGATAAACTTAAGGCAGAGTTCGTGAATCAGGATGAAAATCATAAAGTTCATGGAAGATAAAATTGAAATATTTAGAAGCCTTCATAAAGAATTTCTCAGTATGCTTCTAGATGATACTTGGCTATGTGAGGAGCCTATTGAACTAGCAGAAGTAGAAGCGTGTTGGCAGTGGGCTATAGAAGTAGGAGAAGAAGTTGTTCCGTTAGAAGACTTTGAAAAAGAATTTAAGTTTTCTTTACAGGATTTAACTAACTGGTGGAACAAAAAAATACTAGAATTGGAATAACTGATAGTTGAAAGTGCACTTAGTAGACTATCGACTGCATAGACCCCTTATGTAGTATATAGAGTGGATGGCTGAGGGATAAATCCAGCAAAACGTTATTAGTAGTGCGCAATGCTAATAACCTTAAGTCCGTTGAAGTCGCCTTAGTACGTGCGTAACATACTCGGAAATGCATAACTTGCTTTGGGACTCTTTTCCATAGATGAAGGTTTTATCCGTTTACTTCATCTATGCCTATATATTATAAACGGACATGGGACGATAGCTCAGTAGGTAGAGCGCTGGACTGAAAATCCAGGACGTTAGCGGCAGTTCGATCCTGCCTCGTCCCACTTGCATTGTGTGTTTTTCATGGTAAATAGACTTAGTGGTTCGTGAGAATAGCTAAGCCAAAATTGGGCTATGGTGTAATGGTTAGCACTACAGATTTTGATTCTGTCAGTCTAGGTTCGAGTCCTAGTAGCCCAACAAACTTAACAAATATGGAAGAGATAGAAAAGATTAATATCATTAACAAGAGGCTTAGGCAAAAAGAAGCCAGAGCAGACTGGAAATGGGTGAATGATGGCAAACAATTTGGTTGGGCACGTGGTCGTTCTAAGAACCGTAAATCTAAGAGAGGATATGAGGTAGGAACTAAGGAAAGTAGGAAGCTTGAGAGGAAATGGTTTAAAAATATACACCACAAGATATTATTTCATATTCCATTAACCGAAGAAGAGTCTAACAGTCTTGAATTTCATTACAAATGGAGAGAACAAACTCATATGATTCAAGCGTTAATTAACGATATACGTTCTAAATTATGAAGCCAGAAGATTATAGAAAGGTTGTCAAGTTTTGTGACAAAGGTAAATGTAAAGTTCGAGAAAATTCATTCGGAGTTTGTTGGTGTGTTAGGTGTGGTAAGCTACACTCTGATGCAGCAGAAAAGTTAAAACCAGAAGAACAAATAATAGTAAGAAATGAGAGTAATAATTAATAGTTGTTTAGTTACAGAATTGTTTGCCAATTTTCAAACTTCTATAGATAGAAAAAGTATCATAGGAGAAACCCATTCTGTAGAAGAAATGGAAAAGTTGATGCTAGAATTTGCTAAGTTTAATATAAAACCAAGCGATGTTCTAGGGGAGACGGTAATATTTGAATGCAAATCAATAAGTGCATACGAATAATATTTAGGACCTATAGCTCAGTCCGGTCAGAGCAACTAATTATGAGTCAGATAGGGACGTATCCCCTCAAGCTTATACCTTGTAGAAAGGGTAGTCGGTCGCACGTGGGTTCAAACCCCACCGTCCCTACAACTTCTGGATTGAATTTTTAATTTTGCACCAAAACATTTGGTATTATGATTATTTTCATATATATTTGTATATGAATTACAATGATTATAATACACAGAAGTTAAGAGGTTTAAAGCGCAAATTAGAGCTGGTAAAATCTCGTGGTGGTAAATGTGAACTATGTGGCTATGATAGAAACATAGCTGTTCTAGAATTTCACCATATCAATCCAGATGAGAAAGAGTTTCAGTTAGATATGAGACATTTATCTAATACAAGTCTAGAAAGGCTTAAAGAGGAAGCAGATAAATGTCAACTTCTATGCGCTAATTGTCATAGAGAAGTACATAATCCTCACTTGGGAATGGACGAAGTTGAAGATTTAGTTAATACTGAAGCTAAAGATAAGACGTCTTTTGAAAATATGACTGGGTCTGTATGCCCAGTATGCGGCAAAAGATTTCCTAAATCTAAGGGTAAGATATACTGTTCTAAGGAATGCAGAGATGCTGATAAACATTATCCCTCTCTAGAAGAAGTAAATGAGCAGTACGAAATACTTAAGAATTGGGAGAAAGTTGCGCAGTATTTTGGATTAACTCGCAGAGTTATTCAAGGAATAAGAAAGAAAGACTCATAATCAGAAGGTCGGGGGTTCAAAGCCCTCTAGGTCCACATCTGTTTATCGGAAGATAGATAGTATAGATTGGTATAGCCTAGGACAATGTATTAATCTATGGGAGTTAGAGCAGTGGTCAGCTCGCTGGGTGCATAGCCCAGAGGTCGTCAGTTCGAATCTGGCACTCCCAACAAATATTTAAATTTTTGAGTATGAATTATCAGTATTTTGGATTGTTCTTAGATGAACCAACTAGAAACAAACTTATGCAAGTTATCATTGGAAATCCCATCATTTGCAATCTGGTGTTCCAAAGAGGAAGTACTATTTATTTAGATCATTGCACTCTTCTCCATAAAAATCAACATGAAGAAAAGATGGCTAATGACCTACAATATCGTATAGATGGTAATTTTCGATTAATTGTAAACAAAATAGGGATTTCTGAGAAAGCAATAGCTTTTGGAGTAGAATTGGGAGACCAATATCTGCCTTGTGCAAATGCTAAACCTCATATCACTATTTGTACAATCAACAAGGGTAAACCAGTAGATAGCAATGGTATTGCAACTTGGATTCCAATTCCAGAATTTAGTATTTATTGCCATCTTAAAGTAGTATAATATGTGGGGAAGAAAGAGTCCTATAGAAGAATATCTGGACAAGCATCCAGACAGCACTCTAAGAGAGTATAATGAATATGTTAAGGAAGAAGAACGGAAGAGACACCAAGAGAAGGTAGATAGCGATAATAGACATAAAGCACTACTTAAAAGCTATATAGGAAAGTGTTTCAAGATAGACTTCAATGGTATGTCAACAATGTTTTTCAGACTTACATCCGACCCAACAGATCCACGAAGTAGTAGAATCGAAGAGGATGCCTATTCAGTTTATATTGATTCATCTAAGGTACATATGGAATTAGAAAAGAAGAGGTATATTAATATAACGTGGCTTCCTGGTCAAGAAGAGTGGTATGGAAACTCTCACAAAGTTTTTCAAATATCTGAAGAAGACTTTAATAAAGTAGTAGAGAAATATAACGAAATGGTTAAGGTTGCTAAAGAAATAAAAGCAACCTAACAGTTGGGGTAGTGGCGGAATTTATAGTATTTAATATGGCAAAGGCAAGAATCGACATTTTAGAAAGAGAATAGGAAATCCGACAATGGATTTCAGAAAACGAGTCTAATGCTGAGATAGCTAGAAGACTAAACTGCAAGGTCGATACTCTAAAATCCTATTATATTAAGATGGGAATAGAGTATAAGGGAAATCAAGGCTCTAGGGGAAAAAGACTAGACCCAAAGAGAAAAGATGCTTTAGACCTGATAGGAAATCCTAATATTTCTAATTCTAGAAAGAGGATAAGATTGATAGAGGATGGATATAAAGAAGATAAGTGTGAGCGTTGTGGATTATCAGAGTGGATGGGAATGAAAATTCCTTTAGAATTACATCACAAGGATAATAATCATTATAATAATAAGTTGGATAATCTGATGATAGTTTGCTCTAACTGTCATATGCAACTTCACAATTATAATAACAATTAGTAAGAGCAAGGGGTAATGCTGGAATTGGTATACAGGCATGGTTTAGGCCCATGTGCCGCAAGGCGTCAGAGGTTATGCATATGCTTATGAGATTTCTGCCGATAAGAGTAAATTCTCTATTGAGGAGTTCTCTAAAAGACATGATGAATCTATCTATTTTGATAGTGACGAAGAAATGGAGGGATGGTTTGAGTCCTTCATGGAAGAATTTGGAAAACCGTTTATTTACATAGACTAATACCTTTATCCCAGTTTAGAGCTTAGCTCAAATAGTGAATAATAGTAGCTATTGGTTAAAACGAGGTGGAGTGCCAGACGAAAGACTGGAATTAACATAGTTTAACTTTGAATCTCCGACTATGCGGAGTATTATTATGGCAGAATTGATTTTCTTAGCTAATGGAAAATGCGACTTGAAGTTCCACGCTCATCCCAAGAATTTCAAAAGGGTTGAGAAGTTCAACTACAAAAAGAACTTTTTCAAGGTTTACGTTGACCGAAACGACAGCGTTTACGAGATAACTCGCTGCGAGGTGGTTACATGGAAAACCATAGAGAAAGGCAAGAAGAAATTTAACGTCCCTGACGAGGTGAAAGAAACTCGTGATGCTCACTTGTTTGACAAAATCAAGGGGAATCCGTTCAAAATCGCTATTACTAAGGTAGCTGGCGAGATTGATATGCAGGAGCTGTTATCTGAGTAATTCGTTTAGGAGAGTATCGTAAAACTCTCCATTATGCAGGTGTGGTGTTAATGGATTGAGCACGCCAGACTTCCAATCTGGAGGGGAGAGTTCGAGTCTCTCTACCTGCACATTTGTGGGTATAGCACAATGGTTATGCTAAAACTTATAATGGAGGTGTTCGCTAGAAGATTAGTTTATGTGTAAAAGGGAAATTGAAAACTGCATATAAATTTATTTGGAAATAATCCTACCTCCGCAACTAAACTCCTTTTGTGGCTCTGTTATTAGATTAATTATTAACAATTTTAAACTTTAATGTTATGAAGAAAGTAATTAATGTTGTAAAGAAAGCTGCTAAATGGTATTTTGAACAGAGTTCTAAGAACTACACTTGGTTAGTGTCTGGAACAATACCTCCTCCATACAGAGGACAAGAGTAAAAATATCATTAAAAGGTAAGTACCAATGGGGTACTTACAGATGTCTGGGAGGAAATAATTATTGGAGTATAGTTCAAAGGTTAGAACTTTTGACTGTTAATCAAAGAATCATGGTTCGAGTCCATGTGCCCCAGCTATTAAAGAGTAATATTATGAATAAGAGAGAAATTATGTTCTGCTAGATTCATGGAGAAACTGAATTTGCAGAACGAAAAGATGGTAATAGAACCAAATGGAAATGTCTTAAATGTGAAGCAGAGGCAGTATAGAGAAGAAGAGATAAAGTAAAACTTATGTCTATTGCTTACAAAGGTGGAAAGTGCCAATGTTGTGGATATAACAAATATGTTGGGGCTTTAGAGTTTCACCATATTAATTCAGAAGAAAAGGACTTCGGAATATCCGCTAAGGGTTATACACGTTCATGGGAACGTGTTAAAGAAGAATTGGATAAATGCATATTAGTTTGTGCTAATTGCCATAGAGAAATTCACGGAAATATTATTCCATGTCCTACTGAATGTATCAGTGATGAAACTGCCGCATTAGAAATTTCCAAACAGATTGAGAAATAAAGAGCTTTTTGCTGAATCCTCCTAGTAATATTAATCCAGCAAATTCCAAGTCGATGTGAGGAAGAGAGTAACTTGGACGGTAGCTAGCACTGTAGTACGCAATAGTGGGATAGAAACGGCTAGCACCCACTTTAACTTTTAATATTAGATTATGCATCAGTGTGATTATTGTTGTTGGTATTACAATGGAAATTGTGATTGTCCATATGTAATGAAGAAACAAGCGTGTGAAAATGCTTTGAAAACTAAAGAGAGAAATGAAAGACCTATTAGAAAAGTACAAAATGTTTCAAACTCCGAAACTAGCTAATGAGACTTCATGGAAAGACATGAAGGAATTTAACTATTATATGAAAGAAGTAGTTCGTGATTATAAGATTAAACAGGCTAAATCAATTCAGAGTGCTAGAAACGTAATAATATCCTGACCTGGCAAGGTAAAAATCCATTCGGGGTTTAAGTTAAAGCCAGTCCCTGCGGAATCATAGAGACCTTTTCTGACACGATAGTCGATGAACTGAGAGAGTAGCATGGTTGCGGACTTATGCTACTAGAACATGATTCAAACAAAAAAACTTATCTGGTGTTGTTAAGTTGTGGAATCTTAACAGTGGAAATTTATGGGTATGTCACCAATTAAAAAGAAAATCTCAAACATGGGCCGTTAGCTCAAATGGCTAGAGCGCTGGTTTTGCACACCGGAAGATAGGGTTCGAGTCCCTGCGTGTCCACAACAAAATTAAATAATTATGAAAGTATACGTAGTCGTAGTGAATCATCATCCAGCTAATGCGCCTCAGAACTATAAAACTGAGTGTCAGATATTTCTGGATAAAAAGGAAGCCGAAGGCTATAAGAAAGCCAAGGAAGAAGAATATCCCATACGTTGGGGAGGTGAATACAATCATTGTGAAATATTTAAAAAACATTTGTAATATCGCGGGGTGTTAGCAGAGGTAGCTAGTCAGGCTCATAACCTGAAGGTCGAGGGTTCGAGTCCCTCTCCCGCTACTAGTAATTAATTAGATACTTAATTTTTAGATTATGAATTACGAAAATCTTACCAAAGAAACTCTCCCTGTAGAGTTTCAAAACAGAATCGAACGATTTAATCGTCTATTCTCAGCTGCAACCGACCATTCCTTCGAAGAGGATGACTTGTTTGAGTATGAAATGTTATGTATAAAGCAAGCTCTTTCATTCTCGGAATTTTTCCAAGATTTCGGTGATGAACAGTATCAAGACTTCTTGAAGCAATATGAGAGCTTATACGACTTAGTTGATGCTATTAAGGACAAACTTCAGTTCTTTGATAACGGACATACTGGAAACTCTATGAGCATGAGTTGGCTTTTATTCCGAACTTATCGAGAAAGACCGGAATTAGTTCCGTATATGCACGGATGCTTGGCTCAGCTCGTTGGGGATGAAGGCTATTATGATGACCGTTCAGATGTTCCAGAACTATGAGCGTAATACAACAGGTCTACTTAGCTGAATCAGGCAGTTCTATTTACATAAAGGGGATTAAACCTGATAAAGAGAATGAATATTCTGGTGAGATTACTCTAAACGGTAATCCCACTAGATTAGAAAGAAAAGAACGTTACCATATAAGTAACGGTATGCTTGTTACAGATAGTTATCATATCCCTATGGAGTTCATTATTAGCTTCTTGCAGGCTAACGGATGTGTTCAAGAAGGAGAAGATGGCAAGTCGTATGTTGTTTTAAGAGAAGTAGAATTTAAATTGAATAACTAATGTTATCAGTATTATATAGCGAATATGAGCTGTGGGTTGTCCTAATTGTGGGTGCGATTCTGTTATAAGTAGTGGAGTTTCTGGAGGAGGTCTAACATCTGGAACTTGTAGACATTGCAAGTTAAAATTTGAAGTTAGAAGCGAAAATCCAATGGGAATAGTCAAATATGGCTGCCATCCAGAAAATCCCTCAGACCCGAAATCTAAATGGGTTATGGAAAGCGCAATCAGAATTGAACATCCTAGAAAAGGTATTCCTGCATGGAATTGGGAACCAGTTGACGAACGTCCAGAAGAAGGAGAATATTGGAACTCTCGTGGTCCTGGCTATCCAGATGTTTCTGGCTTTGTAAAGACCAAAGCTGCTGGTGAGCGTATTCTAGCTATGGTGCATGAAGTGTTAGGAACTGACAAGTGTAAGACTTATCTAGATTTCAGACCAAGTGAACCAACGTGGATTCAATTCAAATTTCATAAAGACGAGTTTGATATAGAGAAACTAGATTCTCTTACTCGTGATAGTGGAATAATTACTAAAGACATAATCAAACAATGTATTTATGGCGAAAGTAGTAAATAGGGCCTCTGATATAATCCAACTTAAAGACCTAAAGGATGGGGAATTTGCAGAAGTGATGGAATGGTTTGAGGATGGAACAGTATCTAACGGAGATATAATTCAAAGATGTGGACTTGCACTATTTATATTAGGAAGTTGTTCTTACTATCCTGAGATATTTAGTAAGGGTGCTAGAGACTATACTAATACTAAGTTACGAACACTACCTGAGGGTACAACTATAATGTTATAATTTCTTTTTCCAGTTTTCTAATTAAAGATAAACTGGGTATGGGCCTACTTGGATTTGACAGGCGATTACAAATTATAAGGACGTGTAGAGCGCAATCTCTTTAAACGAAGAAAAAACAATAAATGCTACTTATAGCGAAGTAAGAATGGCAGCCTAAGCTGCTGGCTTGTTGGTAAACACTATTAACTAAGTCGGGTTACGGGAGAGACCTAGAAACAGAAGAGGTTGAGTATATTGATATAATGGAGAGCTAGGCTCTAATCCTAGTAATATGCTCTTAATCAGAACACTCTAAGAGTTAGTAAGACTGAATCTCCTACGTCATAAAACAGATGGAAGATGTGTTCCGTGAGATGTGACGAATCTCTAAAGTATCATCCCGTTCTCCAACGTAAATGGAGTGGTGGAACGTTGACTTCGGTCAGCCCTATAGTTTGGTAGCTTGTAGATAAGCATCTAGAGAAATACTTAGTATGGACTCTTGTAAGACTTATAAAACTACCTAAATGCTAGAACTCCCTAGCTGATGTAATAAAAATGAGACGCACGTTATCCTTGTAACGAGGGTTGTTTGGACACGGGTTCGACTCCCGTTAGGTCCAGGAGTTCGTATTAAACTACCTCCACGTGGTGAACTCTGGATTAAAACTAAATGTTTAATAAAAAAAGAAAATTATGGGATATATTTATTGTATTACAAACTTGATTAACAATAAGCGCTATGTAGGAAAGACTACGCAAAACCCACAAGCGCGTTTTAGAGAACATTGTCAAGATAGTTAGAAGGAAAGATGTGAAAAGAGACCATTGTACGATGCCATGAATAAGTACGGGGTTGAGAATTTCATAGTTGAGTGCCTAGAGGAAGCAGATGATAACTCCCTATCAGATAGAGAAATATATTGGATAAACAAACTGTAGTCTTATAAAGATGGATATAATGCCACTAAAGGCGGTGATGGGAAGATATTGTATGACTACAAGGAAATTATTGAATTATATAACTTAGGGTATTTATGTAAAGAGGTATCAGAAAAGATTGGTTGTTCAGTGGAAACTGTGTACTTAGTGTTAAAAGCTCACGGAATAGATGGAAGAGCTAATAAATAGGCACGTGAATGTAGAATTGTTGTTCAGTATGATAAAGCTGGAAACAAAATTTAGGAATTTCCTGGTTCTCTGAAAGCCGCAGATTGGCTAGTTGAAGTAGGAAAATCAAAGAGTAGACACTCTGCTAGTAATCATATAATTGATTGTTGTGTAGGAAAAGCAAAATCCTGCGGAGGTTATGTCCGAATCACCATATTATGTTAGAGAAGGGTTTAATTAGTCTGGAGTAATCCAGTTACACCGAGGGTTAGTTCAGTGGTAGAATAGTGCACTGTCTATGCGAAGGTCACCAGTTCGAGTCTGGTACTCTCGGCACTGTGAAGGTTGGGGTTCGAATCCCCCAGTCTCGGCATTTATTCCCCTGTAGTTTAGTTGGTTAGAACACGTGATTTGTAATCTCGAGACCTCGGTTCGAATCCGAGTGGGGGATCTTAACCATTAAATCAGATTAATTTTTATGACTAGATTAGAAAAGTATTTAGTAGCAACTGCTACTGAGATTATCGAAGCGAAACAACTGTTTCTCGCTACTTTGTCATTGGAAACGTCAAAGTTAGAGTATCAGACCATTTAAGTAAAATGAGTGATGCAGACTTACAAGTAATTATCCCATTGAACGGAGGGACTAAGTATATAGTTACTGTTAAGGATAGTCCTGGAAAATTTCTTGTATGGAATGCAACTCAAATAAAAGACTTTATTCCTTCATTGCAGATTATTAAGGGCTTGAAGGAAGGAGTGCAACTTAAGCCAAAACCTAAAGACTCTGCAGTTCAGAAGATTCAGCTAGCATTAAATAATAGTAATACCGATGGAGGTTCGTTAACGTTTGATGGTACTATTATTGAGTCTAGATTGAAAGAAAAGCAACTTACTTCCAAACAGCGGGAAGTTTTCAGGAGAACTAAATCTACTTGGGATATTTCTCAGATTGGAACATTACCCAGTATGATTAAAGTAGATTTGGGATTGTCAAATGGTTCTGTAAACGAAGATGTGCAGATATTTCTAACTTGTACATCTTTAACCTACAAAGAAATTCTGAACATTTATAAAATAATAGTTGTTGATAACCGTATGGTTCCAACTATTAAACTGTTGCAAGAAGCTTATAGCTTGATTGTGCAGTAGGATAGCGCCATCATCTAATGGTTAGGATTTAGGCTTTTCACGCCTGCCATACGGGTTCGAATCCCGTTGGCGTTACTATGTACCCCAGCAGCGAAAGTTGTTGGGTATTTTTTGTTTAATATAATTAATAATTGATGAGAAAAACATTTGAGTTTGTAAAGGTTGGAGGAGTCTGGTTCTATTGGTGGCCAGATTATGACGGAACACCAGAGGAACTAGCAATGGTTGGTGGTGCAGATGAACTTCTTGATTCTCTAGATAATAAGTTTGTTAGATTGCAGATGGTTGACCCAGCTGCAGCTAAGATAACGTTGTCTAAAATTGAGGAGGATGAATGTGGAGCAACTTACTTATGCAAAAGTAAGAATTACAATGACAGGGTATGGATTTGTGCTGTAACTCTATCAGTATTCGGGGAATATCCTCAAAATATTTACCTAAAAGATATGTAAAAAATGAAAACGTTAAATGAGATTTTAGACAATTACAAAGACTATGCCGTAGTTCTCGATGACCGTTTCGGTTCTAGATTAGCAAAGTTTTTAACAGAAGAGCAGTTAGAAAAAATAGGCTTCAAGTACGATGGTGATGAGCCTTATCCAGAGCCTAAGGAATGGACTAGAGAGAATATCCTAGAGCAACTTAAGTCTGACGTGGAGTTTGGTTTTGAGAAGGCTCTAGACCAGAGAGGCATTTCAGCTAGCCTAATGTTCTACGTGGTACTAAGGTGGAATCAAGTTCTAGAAGAGGGCTTAGAGAATTATCCTGAAGAGAATTATGCTATGTATGGGTTGCCTTTGTTTAAGGCTACTGCTGTAAAGTATGGATGGGAGAATCCTATAGGCGACGATAATGGGGACGAAGAGTTCTACAATGAGTAGCGCTATGAAGGAATCTTCTATACTTAAAGCAATTTCTGACGCTATTGAAGAATACGAGGAAAATCAACAAAGACGAATAGACCTGTTAGAGAGTAAAATTCTGCTATTTGAGAGAGAGAAAGGGAGGCTTTTATTCGGCATTTGAGAGAAGGAAACATTCAATTATTAAAGGATTATCTAGGAATTAAAGATGAGTAAGTACTATTTAATTAAGGAATGTAATAATATTCCTTTTATCTTAGGACAGTTCGATAGTATTGAAGAGGCTGAGGCCGCTCTTCCTTCTACAAATAAGAAGGGAGCTAAGCACTTTGTCGTTTGTTCTACAGAGCAATTAAAGTCAGCAAGGGCGGCTATATCCTACTTACAAGAAGAACTTAGAAAGAGTCGAAAGGAGGTACGGCAATGGAGGGATTTAGAACTTAAAACGAGGCTAGATTTCTCAAACCAAATCTGTGAATTATCGAAGATAGCTAATCTAACTATAGAAGACTTAACTAGAGTATTGTTATGATAGTAAGTTCTCCTTTTGATAAAGATTTGCTTGGACATGAGATAAGGGGTGTAAATACATCTTACTACGGACTTTCTGCATTGCAGGCTGTAATAAATCATGACGGAATCCGTCAAGATATTGCAAAATATATGTATAGAGACTGCATTGTAGATGGAGGACGAAAAGGAGTAATCATAGGATTTGAGGATAATAATCAATTCTTTGATTACTACTATATAGTCTATGTACCAGAGCTAAATACTACTGTATATCAATTAGCTAATGATGCGAGATTTATTAATTCAATTGAGATATGAAAAAGAAAGTTTTAATTATCCTCATGATTAGTATTGTATTCGGATTTGCAACTGGTTATTCTTTGCATCATCTGATACATTTCAATCAGAAACAGGAGGAAATGGTATTGCTGCCAGAGCATCCATTCTACTTATTGGATGAAGTAAACGAAGAAGTATTGTACAATACTTTGAAGCATTACGATTTTCCAAATCCAGCAATTATAACAGCTCAGGCTGTTCTGGAATCTGGCAATTTTAAATCGAAACTTTGTAAGGACAATAACAATCTGTTCGGATTGTATAATTCCAGAACAATGTCTTACTTCAAGTTCGATAGTTGGATAAGCTGTGTGTTCGCTTATAAACAATTTATCCTTAGTAAGTATAACCCAGAAGAGGATTACTACAAATTCCTAGACAGAATTGGCTACGCTGAGGATTCTTTGTATGAAAGTAAAGTTAAGGAATTGGAATTAGATATACTTAATAAATATGGAAGCTCAAATTGAAGAAGCTATCAAATTTAGAAAGAAAGCTAATTTCAAGATATTAACTAGATTGAGTCAAATCATTGACCAATATCCTTATCTAAGATTTCACCAAATTCTTATGATATATAAGATTAGTGAGCTGGGAGTGTCCTATGACGAAGAATTAGCCAAGAGTCCTAGAAAATCTTTCATAACTAATGATACTCCTAGCAATAGCGAACTGGAGTTAAAGTTCAATATTGTGAAAGATGTTATCACTGATAAGCTGAAAGACAAGGCCGCTAGAGAAGCAGCTAAAGATAAGGCAGCTGAGAAGGCACGCCTGACTGAACTGCTGGCTAAGAAACAGTCCGAGAAAATGGAAAGTATGTCCGAAGATGAAATCAGACAACGACTTGCAGAACTCGGATAATTGTGTCGTATTGAAAACAGTTAGTCCACAAATCTTAGATAAACTAAGAGAAAGTGGATTGACTGTTTGTACGTGTTGTGAATTTCCTGGTACAGCCTGGTTAGTATTCAGACCAAATATGCCTACATCGGATATTCACGGTGAGGGGTATGATTTCGAAGAGATAGGACTTTTTGGAACAGAGGCTGTTCTCAAATACTTCGAAGCTAACACTCCGAATTATGTAGATTGCGGAACTGATGTCGATAAATTTATTAACATTTGTTTGCAGTTTAAATAAGTTAACGGTTTTTAACTTTGAATTTAACACTTGTACTGTTATTATAGTAAGTTGATTAGCGGTACGTGAGTATAGCTAATTATTATGCCCGAATGGTGGAATTGGTAGACACGTCAGATTTAAGCTCTGATGCCCAGTAATGGGCGTGTGGGTTCGAGTCCCACTTCGGGTAGAAACACAAGATTGAAACCTCCACGTGGTGTGTTTTGGGTAAAGCTAATTCAATCAATTATTAATAATGTTATAAATAATTTATGATATGGGATATATCTATTGCATTACAAATATTATCAACAATAAAAGATACGTTGGTAAAACCCTCTTTACTACATAGGAAAGATTTTAGGAACACTGCAAGGATTCTCGAAAAGAAAGATGTGAAAAACGTCCATTATATGATGCTATGAATAAATATGGAGTTGAAAACTTTATAGTAGAGGAATTAGAATATGTAAAGGATGAAAACATACTCTCAGAAAGAGAGGTATATTGGATAAAAGAGTTGGAAACTTATGGCTCCAAAGGCTATAATGCTACTAAGGGTGGAGACGGAACATAGTTATATGATTATCAAGAGATAATCGAACTATACAATATGGGATATACTTGCAAAAAAGTTGCAGAGAAAGTGGGATGTAGTGATGATACTGTAAGAAAGGTATTGAAAGCTCATAGCATTAAAATCAGAGGTGGGTCTGCTAAGAAAATCGATCAATTTGATATGGCTGGCAATTATATATAGCACTTCTGGGGAAGAGAGGAAGCAGCTAAATGGCTTGTAGATAATGGTCTAGCAAAAACTGTTAATTGCAAAAGACATATCACTGATTGTTGCAATCATAAAATAACTCATGCTTATGGCTACATATGGAAGTACGGCATACTTCCAGAGTAATGCCACTTCGGGTACTAAATATTTTTAGTCATGGAAAGATATATACAGGAACTTGAAGAGATATACAATAGTAATACTCTTAAATCAAAAGAAGAGCTAGAAAGTTTGAAAAAACTTATTAGAAATGCTCATAAGTCTGGCTTTATAGCTGGAGAACAGTCTATAGTAAACGTAATTGATAAATTAACAAAATGAAAGAAAGTGTATTTTTTGGAAACGAAGGGTTAACTTCCACATCTGCTAACTATTATGCTAATATTGCGCAGGAAATGATTCAGGCTGCCACAGAGCGTCTAAATGGTGTGAAGTTTTACCAAGTATCTGTAGCCTCTATTGGAGGTGGAGAAAAACAGCTAATGACTGTAGGGCAAACTTCCATAGGCTTCATTAAGAACGATTTGGAAAAATGTGCTGAAATGAATAGTTTCTGTGCTTGGGTACGAGAAGCTATCAAAAAGAAAGAGGAGATGATTTCTTATCTTGCCGCTACTTCTATTGAGAAATGGGCTAAGGAAAACGGCATAGAAATCCCCGAACAACCTGAGTATCCGGAATCTCTGCGGAGAGCAGAAGAGAAGGAAGTTATAGATTCTTGGGACGGCAATAAGCGAAACAAGTATCTAAGACTTGAAGCGTTTGCTTCTACTTATGGTAAATATATCCATCCTAAAGGGGCTTTCAGTAAGGCTAGAAAGGATGTCCATGCCGCTGAGAATTGTCCTATCTATAAGGAAGGATCTGGTAGAGATTTAATTCTCTATTACCAAGACCCTACTATTAGTGTAAGTAAGGTAGATGATATGTTTATGTCTCTCCAAGACATATACCGTTCCTACGAGAAAGAATTAAACGCTCTTAAAGCTGAACTTAAAGAGACTGTAAATAAGATTGATATGACTAGAGAAGAGGAATATCAGGAAAGACTTGCAGAATTTAAGGCTGATTATGAGAGATATAATTCTAAGATACAAGAATTAAGAAGCCGCTTTAATAATTGGAAGACCTCCGAAAAGGAGCGGATTTCACAGTTAAAAATTACCTTGCCAAAGAATCTCCTAGGAATCTTCGAAGAGATTAAGAAACAAGGCGATCCTTCTTCTAAGTAATTTAGAAGATTTTCTGTAGGAAGCTAACAATTTATACTTAACAGGAATATAAATAATTGCTATTAGAAATCACTGGATTTCTGACAACTCATTCGCTGACTGTGCAAAATTAAAAAAAAATTACTCTTATAATATATAAGAGTCTTTGCCTTAGTCTTTGTTAGTACGGTCAGGTCTTAGACTTTGCTTTTATCTTTGCCTGCGCGTTAGCTTCCTACTAAAATAGCTCGCCAACCACGTTGTTGGAGGAGTTACGAAGTCCTTAACGGGATTTCAGCTTTGCTTCAGTTACAAGTAATCTTTAAACTTGGTGACTATTATCCCAAATTCTCAACAAGATGAAAAGGGAGGTTGGCCAACCTAATAACGGTACAAGCTCTTCGGAGTATTGGGAGTGGGGAAAATATCTGGTGAAGCACAGATATTGGAACCACTCTTTTTTTTGATAGATAAGTTATTAATTTTAAAAAACTAATGGAAATGAAGAAAGTACTATTGCTTTTCGGAATGATTGCATTGATGTCTGCTTGTGCAGGAAACACTAAGACCTCAGAGAATGACTCTATTGTAGTCATTGAGGAAGTTGTGGACACATTAAGTGTAGATACTGTAGGCGTTGATAGCCTCGTAATCAATCAGTAATATGGATTTCATCGCAACCAGAGTCAATGAACTCTTAAGTAGGATTTCGCCTATTAAGCGATGGCTTATTTCTGATGTTGCGAATGAATATTATCGTAAAGGTTATGAAGATGGTCAGAAGTTAGTCTACAGAAATGTTTTAAAGGGAAACGCTTTGAAAGACTTCATAGATGTCTTAAGTCATTGCGGAATTAAACTAAGTTATAATTTGCGGAAGGGAGGGTTAATTGTCAGTGTAAAACCTGACAGACTCTCAAATCTGCAACGTCTTATTGAATGTTACAAAAATGAAAGTGAAGAGAACAAACAACTACAGTGATTCCCCTCCTCTAAATGTTCAGTACGAGAACATAATGAGGAACTTTGATTTCGACAGAGTTCGCGAATTTATGAATTGGGAAAAGAGCAAAAGAAGCTATGACGATGAGGGGAATTGTATAGATAAGTCCTCCTGGAAGATGTTTGTAGCACCTAGTATATATAAAATACCTGACATAAGTGAACTTAGAGACTGTGCTAGCAGGTTACTTAAGGGTGTTATGAAGGTTAAGGAAACTAGCAAAGCTCCTGTGATTTTTATGGCTACTGGACCATTTAAGGCTATATACAGATACGGTATACTAGAGTTAGATTGCATTATAGGATCTTGGAGCGATGATTGAGTTTAACGAAGTATTTTGCCTAGACTTAAGAGACGATTTTGAGAAAATGGGCAGACACGAGAGAAACTTTGAGTTAGACGAGTTTATTCAAAGAGATTTGAGTAGAGCTTTTGCTTTTGGATATTGTCATTTAGATTGGATAGGGGAGAAAATGTGGTTTCCAGTTCCTATTAGGAAAGCTCTTAGACACTTATCCGATGGGTTAGAGGATTTCAATCCTCAAATCAAATGGTTAAATGACAAATACGGAGCTATAGGTAAGAGAGTTAAGATTAAGGATTACGCGAACTATATTCTAGAAAATATAATTTGTGATAATTATGATGATTTGATAAAGATTGCAATATTACTAGGAACTAACATGAGAGTAAATTCTCGTGATGGAGAAATCCAATAAGGTTCTAGAAGTCTTCACTGATGGAGCTTTTAGTTCGTCTAGAAACACTGGAGGGGTAGGAGTCGTATTTGTAATTGATGGAGAAAAAGTCTATGAATTTAGCAAAATGATTCCTAATACTACTAATAACAAATGTGAGTTGTTAGCAGTAATATATGCCCTTAATGCAGTAAGCAGTCAACTTAAATCTCTTACTATCTATTCAGATTCTCAGTATGTTATAGGATGTGCTACTAAAGGATGGAAGAGGAAAAAGAATGTGGAACTATGGAATTTGTATGACAAGGTTTTAGAAAAGGCAGAAAAATTCTGCCCTAGTATAAACTTTTGTTGGGTAAAAGGACATACCTCCAATTCTGATTTCTTTTCTCAGATGAATAATCTCGCAGATAAATTAGCAGTTGAAGCAAGTCAAGAATATGAAACTAAGAAAGAGTAAGAACAAGAAGCTCATTAAAGAGGCTATGAAGTTCTATCCGTTTGATTATGGTTTCGTGCTCTCACTAGAGAAGCAAGCCTTAATCAGAATGTATGAATACTTCAAAGTATCTAGAATTGCTGAAGGTAACGAAGTTGTTGAAAAGAATCTAAAACTCGCACTAGGACTTTTAGATATTGTTCTAGAGATAGATTCTGCCTATCATTGTGATTTCAGACCTGGGTCTGAAGGATTCGTAGATAGGCACATAAACATTAAGAACTGGAAACGATTCTGGCCTAAAGCTGCTGATCTTGATTTGAGTAAACCTATTCTTCAAGACCATTTGAGAAGAGAAAAAGCCTGGTACTTGTACAATAAACTTAGGTTTGAACGTATGAGGTCTTGGTGGGATTAATTTAATTAATAGAATTATGAAGAAAATTTTTAGTATTATTTGTTTGTGTTTAATGTGCGTGTTTGCTAGCGCACAAGTTGTTGAAACTGGAAGTTTGAAAGATAACTGGTATGTTTCTGGTAATGTAGGTACTACAATTTGGGACAACTCAAGAAGTTGGGCTGAACCTCATGATGTATTAGTAAATATTGCGGTGGGTAAAGAAATTACTCCTATCTTCGGACTAGAGTTAGATATGATGGCAGGTATGAATCAAGGCAGTAAAACGTTCTTCGATTCCCATAACCTTACAGCTAATGTAACTACTAATCTAACTAATCTTATTTGTGGATACGAAGGCTCTAGACGTTTATTTGAGCCTGTATTACTGATAGGTGCTGGTTGGTATCATACTTATGGTGATGTTTATAATAATGTATCTGCAAGAGGTGCAATTAGATGCAACTTTAATATTACTGATAGTTGGGCACTAAATGTTACTCCAGAGTATATGCTACTTCCAAAGACTACTCCTCTAAATCATGAAGTAAATGTTTATGTAGGAGCTACTTACCGATTTAAGTCTAATAAAGGAAACTTTCCTATGATGAAACTATATAGTGACGCTGAAGTAGAAAGTCTTAATGCTGCCATTAACGAGTTGAGGGCTAAGAATAGCGAATTGGAATCTCGTAAACCAGTAGAAATAATTAAGACTGATACTATAGTAGTTACTAAGGTAGAACTTCTTACACCTAAAATTCAGTTTTTACAGAACTCTTCTGAAATCTCTACAACTTCTAATGTTGCAGTATCGGAGTTAGCAGCTTATATTTCAAATAGTGGTAAGTCATATATGATTGAGGGATATGCTTCTGAAGAAGGTCCAGTAGATTTTAATGACAACTTAGCTGTAGCTAGAGCAGAATCTATGAAGAAGGCCCTTATCAGTTATGGCGCTCCAGAGGATAAGCTTATAGTTAAAGGCTGCGGAAGCACTACTGAGTTTGGAGATAGAGAATTTAACAGAATCGTAATCGTAACAGAACAATGAAATACAAGAAAAAAGTAAAATGGTTAAAGGATAAACAGGCATGGTGGGATAAGCAGGGAAAAGATTTCCAAGCTGCAACCACTAGACCTGGTTCCGTTAAAACTCGATAATCTATGTTAGCTATTATACTAGCAATAGTCTTGATAATCGCCTTTATTTATTACGACCCGTATGTAGATATTACAGAGAATAATGTCTTATTATGGTATAATGATAAGGGATATAGGGAATACATTATTCTGTGGTCCAGAAATACTAATTAAGTATGGACGTAAAGATTATGTTGATAAGTGATTGTGTAGGAGTTGTGCTCTATGCGCTCCTATACTATACACTTTATCATACCTATGAACTAGATTATTTAGGTTCTGGAAGGTGGAGAAGGTGGAGAAGAATATCTGTGCCTGGTTGGGCTGTAGTTATAGCCCTAGTGAGCCTATGTCTTCCTCCTGTAGCTGTCTCGCTTTCTATAGTAAGCTGGATTATATATATGCTTAAGTTTCTCGGCGATAAATATTACGAGGTAGACGTTTCTTTTATTAAGTTTTTATCAAACTCAATACATGACACGAATATTTAAACATCTAATTAGGATTATTAAGCATAAATACTGGGTAGCACACTATTGTTTCCAGTTAGGTCTTTATTGGCAGGGAATAGTACATGACTGGTCTAAGTTTAGCTATACTGAATTTAGTAGGTCAATAAAGTACTGGGACGATACTATTAGTCCTCTAGCTAATGAGAAAAACATACACGGATATTCTGAAACCTTCCTACATCATCGAGGAAGAAATCCACATCACTATGAATATTGGGTTCATAGTTTAGATGAAGGAGGAGTTCCAGCGAAAATGCCAAGAAAATATGCTTTGGAATTAGTCTGTGATTATCTGGCTGCTGGGAGAACCTATAATAAAGATTTTACCTACGGGAGTGAGTACAGCTGGTGGATTAAATTTCTAAGTTCACCTAGGGCTATACATCCTGAAACCAAGGATTTCATAACTAAATGCTTTAGGCATTTGAGTGCTGGAGGTAATATTAAATATTTATCAAAGATTGATTATTAAATATAAAATATTAGAATGGAAATAATTAATGCTACAGATGGTTACAAATTGGGCCATCACAGAATGTATCCCGAAGGTACTGAACAAGTTTATAGTAACTGGACTCCTAGAAGTAATAAATACTTCCCAGAAGCAACCGAAGGTTCAGTAGTATTTGGTATTCAATACCTAATCAAAGAATATCTCATTAAACAGTTTGAGAAAAACTTCTTTAATTTACCAAAGAAGGAAGCTGTGGAGATGTTCTATCGTAGAGTAAACAACTTTGTTGGTATTGAATCCGTTGGGTACAGACATATTGAAGCTTTATATGACCTTGGGTATCTACCAATTCGCATAAAGGCTCTTCCTGAAGGTTCTGTGTGCCCTATTCGGGTTCCCATGATGACCATTACAAATACCCTACCCGAGTTCTTTTGGTTAACTAACTACTTAGAGACTATTATCAGCTGTACCTTGTGGATGCCGTGCACATCTGCTACTAGAGCTAGGCTTTATAAGAAAGAGCTACATCGTCATGCTTGTAAGACTGGTTTTCCAACAGATGTAAATCTTGGTTTTTGTTGTCATGATTTCTCAATGCGAGGTATGGCGGGAATGGAAGCCGCAATTATATCTGGTATGGCGCATATGACTTCTTTTGTGGGAAGTGAAACTATTCCAGCTATTGCTGCTTTGGAAGAATATTATGGAGCTAATTCAGACGAGGAATTGATTGCTGCTACAGTTCCAGCAACAGAACACTCTGTAATGTGTGCTGGAGGGGAGGAAGATGAGCTGGGCACTTTCAAACGTCTAATTAATGATTTGTATCCTTCTGGGTTTGTTTCTATTGTATCTGATACTTGGGATTTCTGGAATGTAATTGAAAATTTCTTGCCCAAGCTGAAGAAAGACATTATGGCTCGTGATGGTAGAGTAGTAATCCGTCCTGATAGTGGAGACCCAGTAGATATAATCTGCGGGTTGAGAACTAATCCTCACTTCAATACCAGAATGAAAGAAGGTAAGTATTATTGCTGCTATGCTCCGTTTAACGACGATGCAGAGTATGTTGAAGTGTCCGAAGGTCAATATTATGGGGCATATTATATGCTTGGTAAAATCTTCGGATGGAATACTACTTCAAAGGATTACCGTTATCCTAGCACTAAGGTTGGTCTGCTTTATGGAGATTCTATTACTCTGGAACGTCAAAAGCAAATCTACTTGAGATTAGAAAACGCTCATATGGCGGCTTGTAATCTCGTTCTGGGAGTAGGTTCATATTCCTATCAGTATGCAAGTAGAGATAGTCTTGGGTTTGCTATTAAGGCTACTGCTTGCGTAGTAAATGGCGAATTGAAAGAAATCTTCAAACATCCTAAAACTGATGATGGTACTAAGAACTCTTTGAAAGGTTTGATTGCTGTCTATAAATGTCTGGATGGGAAGTATACTGCTACCGACCAGGTCTCAATCGAGGAGGAAAAAGAGGGATGCTTAGAGACTGTCTTTGAAGATGGTATCTTGAAGAAAGAATATTCTCTTGAAGAAATCAGACAAAGAATTGACCGTGGACTTTAATCATCCTTTTGGGAAAGAAGCTTGCAAGAAACGACTATTAGAAGAGTATCATAAATACGGAAAGCTAATAGTCGCTTTCGATTTTGATAATACTATTTTCGATTACCATAATAATGGAGGAGATTATAGTGAAGTCATAAATTTACTTAATAAGTGTTATAAATTGGGATTTCATTTGATATTGTTTACCTGTGAAACAAATCTTCAAGAGCTATGTATTAAACAGATGAAAACTGCTAAATTATTAGGTCTGGATGAAGACTTTGAGCTATATACAAATGAAAGTCCTGTATTTCCTAATTCTGAGAAACCCTATTATAATATCCTCCTAGATGATAGGGCAGGTCTGGAAGAAAGTTATGAAATCTTAAAATATGTAGTAGATGAAATTAAACTTAATCAACAAGGAAATCAGTGAAATTAAGTACGATGTTACTAGATTTCCTGATGGAGAGCCTCAGTTTTTCCTTACTGAGGAATTAAACAGAAAGGAATCTATTGATGTCATTTGTAGAATATCTAATACTGAGGATTTATTCCTCTTAATGCAAGTAGGAGATATTTTAGATAGACAAGAAGTAGAATGGGATTTACACATTACTTATTTAATGTCTATGCGTATGGATAGAGTAATGAGTTTTAATCGTCCATTCTCCTTGAAAGTAGTATGTAATATGTTAAATAGCTTAGGCTATAGAAACATATATGTTCTTGAGGCACATTCTAGTAGAACTTTTCATCTTCTTGGTGACAGATGTTTACCTTGGGAATTTGGACACCACTCTTGGATTCCAGCCCAAAGTAATATCGTGTTCCCAGACCATGGGGCGAAGGACAGATATGGAAGTAACTATTCTCACTATGGTTATTTAGTCTTCAAAAAGGAAAGAAATCTAGAGACTGGAAGAATTGAGTCCTTTGAAATAGAGGAGTCTAAGAATTGCTACTATTCTACATTTGTGTTCATTGATGACTTGTGTGATGCCGGAGGAACTTTCCTAGGAGAGCTTAAGGTTCTCAAAGAGAGATATCCAAATAGCAAGTTTATCATAATCGTATGTCACGCAGTTAATAATAAAGGTCTGATTAATATGTGTAATAATTTTGACCAGGTTATTGTATCTAATTCTCATAGGGATATTAATTATCGTCCCAGCAACGAGAACTTAACTGTAATAGACGTTTGTAAATAACAAAATAAAATGGTAATTGAAGGTCCTTTTTACAGACTTACTCCCATTAGTGAATCTTCTCCGAGGTTTGACTTGGAATTGTTGTATGATATTGGTGGGAAAAATCCGAGAAAAGAATTTAAAGTGGAAGGCTATGGCTATCCCCTAGAAGCTGCTATAGAGCGATGTCGCCATTATGCAGTAAGAAAAAAGTTCGGAAAAGATGAAGTTATAACTTTAGGTAGGTACTTAGATGAGTTTAAAAAGGCAAAGGAGGAAATTAAACTCGAAGTCTCAGGAGATTCAGGAGATTCTAGCGGAGAGGCTGAATAAGCTTTGTAGATTCTTAGATGAGGAATATGACGTTAATTGTGGAGGGTGTTGCTATATAGCATACTGTCTAGCTAGGCTACTAAGTAGAGATAAATTCAAGTTCAAAGTCATTATTTACGAGGATTATGAACTAGAAGAAAAGTTTAGCGAAGTAGCGAGAAGTCATTATCATTATGCGATTTCTATTGGAAAGTACACCATAAACGCAGCAGGTTGTGATGATGACGATAGCTTTTGCAGAAATGTGTATACTGGCGTAAAAGCTTCCGAACTACTATCTCACTATCAGAAATGTAGCTGGAATGACTGTTATAATACTCAAAAGAATCAATTCATTTTTAAGACTATAAAGGTGTTTTATGACGACCTCACGGAGGACTTACGAGAAGGATAAACAAATTGTGCATACGCACGATAAGTTTATCTACTGTAGTTCAGTATATCAAATATGGAGCTGGGGAGCTGCTCTAATGGAAGAAAAATACTACTCTTCTAATAAACCTATTGTATTGAAAAAGAATCAACTATGTTGTAAGAGGAAGAAGTACTCTTTGCATAGATTCTTTGAATTACAATTTGCTCCCGAAGAATATTTAATTAATAACGGTTTTAAAATTGTAGAAAATGAAACAGGATGTGATTGAGTACATGGTAGACTCATTTGTAGACTTTAAGGGTGAAGAACGTAAAATTGTAGCTTGTGCTTTAAGTCAGGCTGCTGAAGTAAGTGAGGATGATTGTGTCTTAGCAGTAGGTTGGGTAGCTCCCGATGAATACATATGCACAAATGATCCGGACTATGCTAGAATCTGTAGAGTAGTAACCGTTGGTATTGCAGTATGTAATCCTAGTGATACCTTCGATTTGGCTAAGGGACAGAAGAAGGCTTACGATAAGGCTCTTCATGATCCAAAGTGTCCAGCTATTTATACTACATCTAGAGGTGTAGCAGGTAAAGTGCTGGTAAAAGCATTCTTGGAACAGGAGCTTACTTTCTTGAAAGAAAATCCAGAGCGTATCATTAAGGGGTATAACCAAATGAAAGCTCGATTCGAAAGAAAAGAAGCCCTCAAGAACGAAATCAAAAATCTCTCTGATAAAGAGAAGCAAGCTTTGAATCTAGCTAAAGAAGGTATAGATGTAGTTAAATGCGCTGAACTGGTAACTAAAGCCAAGGCAATAGGCGTTGAGCTAAATGAACAGGACTAAGTTTTGCTATATCTTAATAGCCTTGATGGGATTGCTAATTATTTATTTGCTAATACCTAAGAAGGAAACCGCAGTTTCTCCGCCTAATGTGCAGGAAATAGTAAGGGATTCTATAATTAGAGATAGCATCTATATAGTTAACGATTCCATCGTGGAGAAAATTAAGTATATAGACAAAGAGTATGATGAGAAAGTATCTACTATTATGTCTAGTTCTGATAGCATCAATTTGTGCTTTTTCTCAGAATACATCGACCGTTACAATAACCAGCGAGCAACTAAAAACAACTAATCTGATATTTGCCGAGCATCAGAAGTTGTCTGAAACTGTTCCGTTATTGAATAAGCGAATAACTAATCTAGAACTAATAAATAAGAGTTGGGAAAAAACGGATTCTCTTCGTAGAGTTCAGTTACTGTATTATGGAAACATAATTGAAGATAAAAATAGATCTATTGAAGGTCTTAATAAGTCTTTAAAAAAGAAGCAGAATGTCATTAAATATGGCGCTGCTGGTTCATGTGTATTAATATTATTATGCCTATTACTGAAGTAATGTTTAAGGACAAAGATGGTTTTCACTACAAACATCCTGAACGTAGCTGCACTAGGTGTAAGAATTACCCTTGCTTGCCTAACATGGATAAGCTGCAAGGAGACTTCGCTTCTTATGGTTGTAGGAAGTTTGAGGATATTAATACATTTGAAGTGTGGAAACCAAAGAAGTAACTTACCATGTCAAATTTGTTGCTGAATGTGAGGACGGGATGGGATACGCTAATTATGTCTTTGAAAGGCTAGAATATGATAATCTAGATTACAAGGATATAATGTGTGTTCGATTCCCGAATTGGAACCAGTGTTCTATGAAATTAGGAGATGTCGGCTATGTTTCACTAAGATACGTAGAAGAAGGCATCGATAAATGGTACGATGGTAAAGATTTTGTTCCATACAAGGATAGTAATATAATTTTTTTGAAATTTATTCATGAAAAGCCTATCATTGAAGATGGACAAATATTATTAGATTAACATTAAAAAGGAGATAAACTATGAAGTATTTTTAAAGAATAATTTATGACTGTATTAGGAGATAAGCTGAGAGAGGCTTTGAGCGATAAAGCAAACGACGTTAATAGCTATGTATGGAAAGGACCTAAGGTAAATGGGGTCCAGGAGGAAATTAAATTGGTAGACGCAGGTTATGACCAGCTGAGACGATTCTACAATCATTGTGAACAAATGTTGTACAACTCTGATACCAAGAATCCGGGTCGTGTAACATTACTCGGAATTGTGTCCGACCAAATACAAAGATGTCGTGCAGAGCTTCTTATTAGATGGCTTAGAGCTGAAAAGCAATACACAAACACACGTTGTTTGGAAGACTTGAAAGCTGTTATCAAAAACAATAAGGAAGTGTTAACTAATGAGGCTATTAAGGTCTATCCAATTGGAGAGATTCTTAATGGAATCCCTGTAGAGTTTAGAGAAGTACCAGTAAGTTTAGTTATGGATGCTTGTTTAGATTCCTTGGGATTGTTTGACAACTCTCATTTGACGCTTAACTTCATTGTAAAAATGGGACTGTGGTTTACACAGCAAGAAATGCAGAAAGACTTGTATCGTAAAGACCCAGTGACAGGTAAAGCTGTTAACAGACTGTTAGTAGTAAGTAAGGAACTTCGTTTGAATCCTTCTATAGCTCTGAAAATCTGTGATACTGGATTAAGTTATGCTGAGTTTAGATCTATGTGTAGATTGAAACGAGATAAATATGCTAACTTAACTAGTGATCAGCTCAGACTGCTATCAAACAAAGTTCTTTATCGCTTCCAAAATCAATGCGAGAACCAGGCTAAACAATGGAAGGATAAGATGGAAGAAATCAAGAAAGTTGCAGAACTTAAAGGATGGGACATCACTAGGAATATAGATTGATGAAAGACCTCTTTACTCCTGTTACTCGTGATGAGCGACAGGAGCAATGTAAGAGAGCCTGGTTATTACATAAAGGAAGAGGCACCATAGAAGCCTGTACAGGCTTTGGTAAAACACGATGTGCTATTAATTGTTTAAAGGCTGTTCTATCTAAATATCCTACTATTAGAGCATTGGTAGTAGTCCCCACGGAACTTTTAAAGAATCAGTGGATAGATATATTAGATAAGGAAGGTCTAGGGTTAAATACAGAGGTGCAAGTTGTAAATACTACAGCAAAGAATGGATACGAATGTGACTTTTTAATCATTGATGAAATCCATAGAACTGCTGCTGAGACTTTACAATTTGTATTTAGTAAGGTTAAATACAAGTTAATTCTTGGACTAACTGCTACTCTGGAAAGACTTGACGGTAGACATACTATAGTCGAGAAATATTGCCCTGTAGTTGATAGCGTAACTATTGAAGTAGCCAAAGCCAATGGTTGGGTATCTGATTTTACTGAATATCAAGTAATTATCACAGCAGAAGACATCGAAAGCTATCGAGAGCAAAATAGGGAATTTATAAGACATTTTGAATTCTTTAACTTTGATTTTGGACTCGCAATGAGTATGGTTGGTAAAGACGGCCTCAGAAATAGGCTTAATTACAGAAACCAGATTTGTAGTAGTTCGGATAAAGCTGAGCTGTCTAATGCTTTGAAGCAGATTACCTTTCATTCTACAGCTTTTATGAGAGCTTTACAAGCTAGAAAAAAGTTTATCCATAATCATCCGGCTAAATTAGAAGTGGCTAGGGAGATTATTGCTCACAGAGCAGACAAGAAAATTATTACATTCTCTGCTAACACTGCAATGGCAGAGAAGATAGGAGTAGGATATGTTTACACTGGCAAAGAAAGTAAAAAACAAAACAGAATTACACTTGAGGAGTTCGCCCTACTAGACAAGGGTGTGATTAATAGCTGTAAATTGGCTATTGAAGGTTTTGATTGTCCCGGTCTATCAGTCGGGATAATGCTTGGAGTTGACTCTAGTAGCACAAAAAGCACTCAAGCCGCTGGTAGGGTCATTAGAAAAGAAGGTTCTAAATACTCTGAAATATTCACATTAGTGCTAGAAGATACCGTTGAACAAGAATGGTTTAAGAAGTCTCATCAAAAGAGCGAGTATGTTACTATTGATGTAGATAACTTACGAAAGTTACTTAATGGAGAGCCTTGGGAACCTTACAAGAAAAAATTGCAGAATTTTACCTATCGTTTTTAATTATGGAAACTTATTACACTAAAAAAGAGTTTAATGAGATGAAGTCTGCTTTGACTAAGAAGTGCAAAGCATTGGAAGCTAAAGTTAGTAAGCTTACCGCTGAATTGAAGGAATTAAAGAAGGACTATGCAGTACTTCTTGAAACTGCCAGCGAAAAAGTTGAGGACTAAAGTTTATCACGTAACCAAGTTTTAACGCTTTAACAAGTAAACTAGACTTGGTGTATAGATTAGTAGAAAATCTATTAATTTGTACACGTGAAAAATCTTGAACTGAAACAGCAACTTTTGTTTTGTGAAAAATATAGCATAAACCCAAGTGAGCTGTTGTTGTTAGAAATTCTTCTTATCGCCCAAGAGGGTGATGAACCCGAAATTGTCCACGAGTATTTCTCTTCTAGAGTATGCGCTCGTGGTTTTACAATAGAACTATTAACTGGACTTCGCGATGCTGGAGTTATTCATAAATCCTATAAGATTCCTGAGAAAGGGTCTGTATTTAACCCACTAGATGTTCCTCTAAATAAGTTAGTTGTGAAAGACTTTTATAAGTGTTCATTCGACTTAGGTAAGGAATTGTGGGATACTTATCCATTATTTGGAATAGTTAATAATACACAAGTGGGTCTGAAAAGCGTATCTAAGAAATTTGATACAATTGAAGACTTCTATAGGTTTTATGGTAAAACTATCAGATGGAAGCCAGAAACTCATAACCATATTATAGAGTTAGTTAAGTGGGCTAATGAACACAATATATTGTGTACCACAATAGCTAATTTTGTAATAGACCATAAGTGGGAAGAACTAGAGGCATTAAAGAATGAAGGCGGAGTTAATTATGATTCTATGAGATTACTATGATTTCTGATAAACTTCTCAATGAAATTGATAGAGGTAGACAGGGACTAAATCATGGTATTTCTATGAAACTTCCTAAGCTAGAGAGTATTATTGATGGAGTTACTAGGGAAACCTATACTTTAATTCTATCAAACTCTGGTGCAGGTAAGACTTCGTTTGCCTTATATGCTTATGTATATCGACCACTAATGGAACATCTTGATGATGATGATTTTAAGGTATTGTATTTCAGTCTTGAAATGGGAGAAGTAGCTTTGTATATTAAGCTGTTATCCATATATATATTTGAGACCTATGGAATCCAACTATCTTTTAAGAAGATATTGTCAAGAGAAAAAGAATATATTTTATCTGATGAGCATTATGACTTAGTTAAGCAATGTATGCCTTGGATAGATAAGATTAGTAAGAAGTTAGAAATCTATGACAAGAAGGTAACTCCGAAGAAGGTATATGCCATCTTGAAAACTAGGTTGGAGGAAATGGGAACCTTTTCTGAAAGTGAAACCCGCCTCGTCTATACTCCAAATAATCCTAATCTTATTTATAATGTAGTTGTAGACCATATTGGTCTTGTTGGTACAAAGCCTGATATTGATTTGTTGTCTAGCTATCTTCTTTTTCTTAGAGATAAGTGTTTTATTAGTCCTGTAGTAATACAGCAAGCTAATAGAGAGCAAGGAAATATTGAGAGGTTTAAGCAAGGCAAAAGTGCGTTTACTATTCACGATGCTAAGGATTCAGGTAATACTGTGCAAGATTGTAATATCATGATTGCATTGTATAATCCTCACAGAGATGGATTGAAGACTTATAAACACTACAATATTGAGTATCTAGGCTCTTATTATAGGAGTATTATGGTACTTAAGAACCGATATGGGGATTGCGATGTTGAGGTTGGAGTAAACTTCTTTGGATGGATTAATATGTTCTACGAGCTGCCGAAGCCCGATGAAATTTATGATTATGAGAGATATACAAGTCCAAACTATATATTAGAAGATAATAGTTCTATTGTAGAACAGGAGCTAGATGATATTACAGAATTAGATAATTCAAATTCGAATTTTAATTTTGCATTAGAATAATGGCTGCTGAAACAATTGCTATCGTAGGTGAATCAGGTACTGGAAAAAGTACAAGTTTAAGAAATCTTAATCCCGAAACTACTTTTATTATAAGTACTACGGGTAAACCCCTTCCCTTCCGTGCATGGAAGAAGAAGTATATTCCCATCAAAATCGAAGGAAAGAACGTGAGTGGTAACTACTATGTAAGTTCAAAGTGGGACCAAATACTGAAAATTCTTCAAATTATTGATAAGATGATGCCACACATCAAGCAGGTAATCATTGATGACTTCCAATATGTTCTCTCTTATGAGTTCGTTGATAGAGCAACTGAAGTTGGTTATACTAAGTTTAGTGAATTAGCTCAACACGCTATGGAAATTCTGAGATATTCAGAAAAGATGAGAGAGGATTGCAAAATGATCTTCTTGACTCACTCAGAAAATGTTGGAGACAACGTTAATCCTAAGTATGTTATCAAGACTGTTGGTAAGTTGCTGTCTGAAAAAGTAACCTTGGAAGGTTTGTTTACATATATCTTCTTTACTAAAGTAAACGAAGGAGACTCCGGTAGAATGGAGTATAAGCTTATCACTAACAATGATGGTAGCTGTGTAGCAAAGACTTCTTTGGGAATGTTTGAAGACTTAGAAATTGATAATGATTTGGATGAGATTATTAAAGTTATTGACGCTTATAACGAAGGGGAATAATGAAATTAGACATACTGTTTCACTATGATGTGAATGAGCAAACGGGTGAAATCACCTATATTGGTAAAGAAGAAATCCATGTTGACACCGTAGCTACTAAGAAAGCTGCAAGTAGTAAATCTTCATCTGCTAAGGTAGATGAAAATCCTGAACCTATTATTACGCTTGATTCTAACAAGTTGATTTTGACCCAAGGGGCAGTAGACTTGTTACAAGTCTGTGCAGATTGTCGTGTAGACATCAAGTATAAGAAAAAGGATAAGAAGGCAGTTCCTATTATTGGAACCGATGCTGCTTTCGGTACTAAGGCTGGAAACAAGCTGACTAAAAGTAATACTGTAAGTTATAGAGGAGCTGCTAACGAAAAGCTTTCTGCTTACGGTACTGTCTTTAAGTTGGAACCTACAGAGGATAAAGGAATTTATTATCTGATAGGAGACAAGGTACAGGAGTCAAATCCTGTGCCGGAAGAGATAATTGATATCGAAAAAGAACTCGATATAGAAGCATTAGATAATTTAAACATAGACGAAGATGACAAAAACTTAGAAAAATTTGATTTTAATTTGAATTAATTATGGCATTTAATTTTGGTATATCAGCAGACTCAGCAGTAAGAAACACACGTCGTCCTTTAACCCCTTGGAATATCCATGATGTAAAATTCATGGGTTGCGAAATCAAGGAATTTGATGGGAAGAAGGACCCAACAGCCCACTATAAAGTTTTGTCTATCAATTTTGAGAACGAAGATGGTTACTTCTCAGTAACTCAATTCTTCCCGAAAGCTGGTGATGATGAGAGACGAGAATTTGATAGTAAGAATGGTGGAAAGGTAGTGATGCCCTCCAACTTCGAAACTTTGATGGCTGTAGTTAAACAGACTGCGCAGGTTCTTAACCCTGCAGGATTCGAAAAGATGCAAGCAGCTAGCTCTAAGTTTAAGAGCTTCGACGATGTAGCTAAGGCTTTGATTACAATCACTGAGAAGGTGAAGGGAACAGAGACTAAGTTGAAGTTGATTGGTAGAAACCGTGACGGTAAGGTAGTTGCTGATATACCGCGTATTGTTGGTATTAACAAACAGGGTGAGTCGTTCATTTCTGATAACTATATTGGCGATAAGCTGTTCTTCTCTGACTATGAGGAAGGAGAACGTCAGAAATATCTGAAGGCTAAGCCTACTGAAATGAAGTCAGAAGATCCAATTGCAGATGTAGCAGGAGTAGACCAAGCTCCAGCAGATGATTTGGACATCACTGACTTACTCTAATGATTTGTTAGTAGAGTAATTCATAAATTCCTTAGTGACCATGTTTGATTATACTTTTGAACCAAAAATTACTAAGGAATTTCTTCTATCTAAAAACAATGAGGAGACTTACATGACTTATTATCTGGGCATCCCAGTTAAGAAAGGATTGTTCAAGTCTCCTTTGCGTAGTGACAGTCATGTCACTTGCAGTTTCTTTAGAGGAAAATCTGGAAACTTGTATTTTAAAGACTTTGCTTCTGGAAAATGTCTCACATTCGAAGGAGTAGTTATGGAAAAGTATAATTGTAACTACCACACTGCTTTAAGGATTATAGCTAAAGACTTTGGATATACGAAAGATTCTTCCGTAAAGAAAGTTGCAGTGAAAATCCAGCCTAAGTTTGAAGAAGAGAAACAAACTTTTATTCAGATAGAGGCTAAGGATTTTTCAGAACCTGAGTTGAAGTGGTGGGGAAGTTTTGGTATAACTAAAGACATCCTATATAAGTTCAAAGTATACAGTTGTAGTACTGTATTTTTGAATGGGAACATATATGCACAATCTGCCCAGCATAGTCCTATATATGGCTACTATTTTGGAAAGAAAGAGAACATCGAGCAATGGCGAATTTATATGCCAAAACGAAAGGAGTTTAGATTCATAGGAAATGTTTCAACCAAGACTATTCAAGGCTATAAGCAATTAGCTAAGAGTGGAAAACTAGTTGTTATAACTAAATCTATGAAAGATGTAATGTGTTTATATTCTTTAGGAATACCAGCTATAGCTCCCAACTCTGAAACTCAGTTTGTTTCTGATAAGATTTTAGAAGAATTAAAGCAGAGATTCAAATACGTTGTGTTGCTATATGATAATGATTTGACTGGAGTACGTTTTACTAATAAGATTAGGAAAGAGCATCCAGAACTAATTGTATCAATGATTCCCAGAAGCACAGGAGCTAAGGATATAAGTGATTATTACCATATGTATGGAAGAAAAGGTACACAAGAATTTATTACTAATTACATAAAGAAACTTAAGAAGAATGAAAAAGTAGACTAATACAAGTGTTACAGCCATCTTTAAGGACGGTAGTAGAAAAACTTTTGAATCTGTTGAATTAGCCTCTGAAGGAACTGGTTTGGAGATAAACTCAATCAAAGCTAGAGCTAATAAGCCTGGCTCTGGAGCAAAATCAAAAGACGGAATTACCTTTGAATGGGCAGACCCCGCAGTTAGAAGAAGTAAGCAGGCAAAGAAGAGTAAACAAAAAGGCTCTCAGTATGAGTTAGAAATAATTCACAAACTTAGAGATATAGGATACGAAGGATGTGTGTCTAGCAGAAGTCAAAACAAATTGGCTGATGCTGACAAAATAGATATTGTTGACATGAACAATGAACTTCCGGTTAATATCCAAGCTAAATTTACTCAGAATATGCCTAACTATTTTGATATTAGAGATGCTTGCAGTGATAAGTCAAAACCGTTCTGTATATGCTGGAAAAAGGCAGGAAAGAACGGAGAACCCTGTCGAGGCCAAGTCGCTGTAATACCTATAGAATATTTTTATGAATTGCTTAGAAAATGAAAAAGTTAGTAGTTAAAGGTCCGGTTCCTACGATTAAAAATTGTATAGTTAATGACTTTGATGATGAATATGCTCTTTATTTAAGGACAGCTAAAAAGAATTGGAGAACAATGGAAGCATTCTCTCTTGAGTTTGATTCCACTTTATCTGATTTGAAGAAAAGTCATTTCATCTACGTAGATAGAGAAGACCTAGAGCTATTAATAAAGAAGCGATTGAATGTTATTGAAGTAATCGAGTTATGAACATATATTTATTTCCATGGCATACAGACGAAGCCTGTACTATTAGCAAAGTAGTAGCAAGAAGCTATGAGGATTGCGAAGAGAAGATAAAGAGTATGTATATAAATAAATACGACGATTTAGACGATCTTCTAGATTATGATGATTTCTGTATAGAACTTGCTGAAAAACATGGAATATATTTAGGAGACGTATCTGAGATAAATGAATTTATGTAATCCATTAAGGATAGCGTTAGACTTGGATGATACAATCTTCGATTTCTGGGGAGCATATAAAACACTATTCCCTAGAGAATCAGATTTAGTCGAGCACGTAATTACACGAAACGTAGTAAGTCTTCGCTACAACAAGGAGTTTTGGGAAAATTTACCCTTGCTAGAAAAGCCGAATTTCGAGCCGCATATTTATGCGACTAAAAGAATTAACAGTAAAACTTATACTCGAAATTGTCTAGCTAAATACAATTTACCCATAAGACCTATTTATCAAATGTATTATCAGCACGGAAACAAGGCTGACTTGATAAAAGGCAAATGCGATGTATTAATCGACGACAGTATTAGTAATGTGACTATGGCAATAAACTCTGGACTTCCAGCATTGCTAATAGATAGGCCACATAACCAGAATGGAGATCCTTTATTCCGCATTTATAGTTTAGATATTGACGAAATTAGATTTGCATATGAATTAGAATTAGCAACTTTAGGATGGAATTAAAAGATATCAAGCTTAGGCCGCTGCTAGACACACTAAGATTGGAGAAGATAAGTGATAAGGTATATTTTTCTGAACAGTACAGTGGATATGTTAGTAATTCCCGTTTAGGATTAATTAATCCTCGGCAGGATGGTAATCCAGATAAATTCTTTACTGGGTTTAAAAATACTTTCTCTTCTGCTCTGGAACTTGGAAGTGCCGTACACGAATTAGTGCTACAGCCAGATAGTTTTGAACTGTCAGAAGACATTGGTAAACCTACTGCAAAGTTAGGAGCAATGGCTAATGAACTCTATCCCGTTTTTCTGAAAGGAGAAGTAACATTTGACGATGTAAAGAAAGCATCAGACAAGGTCGAATATTACAAGGGAAAGCTTACCAAGGAACTAGCTAAATCTGTGATTGAAGCTTCTACTAACTATTGGAAGAATAGACAGCTAAAAGAATTTGATTTAACACAAGATAAGGAAATTATATATCTTGACAACAAATCACTAGAAATCGTAAAGTCTTGTGTATCAGCATTAAATAGCAATAAGCAAGTGCAGAAACTTTTACATCCTGAAGGGATAACTAAAACACCTATTTCTGAAAATGAGCAAGCTATTTTATTGGACGTGGAGGCGACCTGCCCTAATGGAAAAAAGTTTATCTTACACCTGAAGTCCAAACTAGATAATTATACAATAGATACAGAAACTAACACTATTGTAGTGAATGATATTAAGACGATTGGAAAAATCGTTAGTGAAATTGACACCAATATCAATAAGTATCACTATAGTAGGGAGTTTGCGATGTATTTATACCTTCTGAAGTTGTGTGCTGAAAAGTTCTATAACTTGGAGAATCCAAAATTGCAAGCTAATTACTTAGTAGTTTCTACCATTCCGAACTTTTATAGTAAGGTTAGGCCAGTTACTTATTTGGAATTGCGACAAGGATTTCATGAGTTCAAGACTCTTTTGAAGTATGTAGCCTATCAGATAGGTTATAGAGACTATTCTCTTGATGAACGACCTTCAAAATATCAGCTTTGAACAATTGTCATCAATTTACTCAAAATACTTTACCTTAAACTACCTAGGGAGCAATATGGGTGATAAACTAGCCTGTATTGCTCTTACTTGTTATATAACTAATGAGTTAAAGAAAAAAGGTCAAAAGGTAACGTGTTATGATGTTTTATTGAAAGTCGGAAAAGATTTTAGGGAGGGAGAAAAAAATACCTTTCTGAAGTCTTTAGGGGCTATCTGTGAGGATTTAATGTACGGGTGTACCACTTTTCTTGACTTTGGCATTAAGCCGAAAGATATGCCCAAACAGCTCCAGATTTTGCTCGACAATTATGTACCATTTTAAGAGATTTTTAGTTAAGAGGATTTTAACGTCCTTTAACATAAAATTAACATTTGAAGATTAGGGTTTCTATGTATGATGTAGTATAATTGATTACATCAGTAAGGGAAACAATACTGATTAGATACGGAAAAATAATTTCAGATTATATGTTAATGATTTATGTTTAAAAATTTTATTTATTATGAGTACAACGATTTTGAATTTTAAGAAAGTAGAAGTAGTAGCAGAAAGCAAAGAAGCAGCAATCGCACAAGTTGAAAGCACATTATTCCATGTAAATGGTGATGCAACTCAGGCTTACAAAAATTGGAAAGCTAAACAGACTAAGGGTATTACTGAGCGTGATGTAAAAGAGTTTATGCTTGAATATCTCGCTAAGAAAGGCAAGAACTGCCCCGGTGCTGGTTATCTGATTACTATTGAATCGTCTGTTGCAGACACTCGTGAGCGTCCGTACAAGATTGACGATGTTAAAGGTGATGGAAAGCGTAAGTTTAAGACTTTCTACAAGTGGATTGACAAAGAAACTAAGACTGTTGTTTGCCAAGTTGATACTAACAAAGCTGACGCTAAGAACGCAATCAAAGAATTGTATAAGAGCGGTAAGTATAAAGGAAATGCTGAGTTAGTGAAAACTAAGGATGTTGTTGAAGGACAGGCAGTAGTAGCAACTGCACAATATACTCCTTCTAAGAATACCAAGAATGGTACTTGGTTAGCTTTCGGTATCGAAGCCTAATTTCTTGAAAGATATACGTTTAAAAGGAAGATTGCCTAAGGGTGGTCTTCCTTTTTTATTTTGAGATAAGCAATATTTAATAGATATTAAACGTAATTTAATTATGGAAGTGTAACAACTAATTAACAATTAAATGGAATTTACTCCTATAACAGGACTTCAGATTAGAATTAATTTCTATACAAACAGAGGTTGTGTGCTTGAAGATGTAATAGAAAATCATTTCTATAACTATTTTAGCTTAGTTAATCCTCTAATAATCGGAAGAAAAGAATCCATCGCGGGAAAACCTACAGATGGAATAGTTAGGTTCTATGACGAAAACCGGAATGTCAAGTTCTGGATTCTTCAAGAAACTAAAAGAGATATAGGTATTAACTCTGTTTTCGTACATAGGTCTTTATTACAGGCTATGATGTATTTAGGAAACGTGTATTATGATACTAGTACTCATTTAGGAGTAGATAATTTCAATGGAGTATTTCTCGATTCGGCAAGGTATTTTTGCTACATTCCGAGAAGAGAAATAGATACTCTAATGGAAAAATTTGAACCTTTATGGCGCAAATATTTTCGAGTTTCACCTTCCAAAGCATACAAAGAACCAGAATTAGAGAGTTTTGCAGAATTAGCTATGTATTCTCTAAGGCATAGGGTTAAAGCATTGGATGAACACTTTAGATTAGACCTCCTATTAAAGGAGATTTACTATAATAATGTTTAAATATGGAATTAACGATTGAACAATTGATGCAAGGAAAAGCAACTAGAATTAAGGATAAAGAGTATTTTACTACTGAAGCCTATGTAACTCCGTTTATAGACAGAGTATCTAAAATGACTGATAATTTTATCATTAATGCTAAGCCTGCTGACCAAATATCGCTTACTAAAGATGGGGAGATTAATTTTGATGATGTAATATACAATAGAGTTTGGATTCAAGGTGTTTTGCCGGACGAATATGCTTGGGATAATCATAAAAGAGTAATTAGTATGATTTATGCCCTTGATACTCGTAAACCATTAGTTAAGTTCTATGTAGGAGCTTTAAATATGGCTTGTCTAAACTTGTGTGTATTTAATCCAGAAATGTTAAATGTTTCTGAGCTAGAGCCAGAATCTGCTATTAACTATAGCTTCTTAAGAAATGCTATGTCGATGACAGATGAAACCAACTTAATGCTTAAGAAACTTTCAGAGATGGAGTATAAGAAAGATGATATATATGCTGACCTAGGTCACTGGGTTGACAACTGCATCAATTCTAAAATCAACATGGGATTTGGTTCTGTAAAATTAGCTGAATCTGCTCCGATTGATGTTTATAAAGATTTGTTTTATGATGAAAAATCTAAGTATTATACAACAGACAATGTTGTAGATGGATTTACCGTGTATAACGCATTTACTGACTTGATTACCCAGGATAAGAGAGACTTAGTAAATAAATTCGAGAAGACATTGTTAATTAAGGACGTAATGGGTATTTAATATGCAAGTAGTAAAGAGAGACGGAAGTTTACAGGAATTTGACGGTAATAAGATAGTAGAAGCAATATCTAAAGCATTTAATGCTTGCTGTCCTGAAGAAAATAAAGAAGTCATTACAGCTATGGTAGCTGATATGCATTTATGGGACGGTATTACTATAGAAGAGATTCAGGACGTAGTAATAGAAACCTTGAGGGACTATGGTTACGATGATGTAGCCTCAGCATATTCTCAGTATAGAAGTGAACAATCTAGACTTAGAGAAATCATAGCTAAGATTAGTTATCAAGATAACTATATTAATAGTTCCGAAAATGCAGCTACTTCATCTGAAACAGATGGAAATGCTAATGTTGTATCTAAGAACGTTGCTACATTAGAGAGTGAGGATAGAAAGCGCGAGAACAGAGAAATTCAGCGCTATCGTATGAAGAAGAAATTAAAGCTTCTTTATCCCGAACTCTCTTCTCAATATTCTAGAGACCTAGACAGTCATATTATTTATACTCACGATGAGGCTTCTACGTCAGTACTTAAACAGTATTGTATGGCAGTCTCGTTATATCCTCTAATGTTAGAGGGAGTAGGTAACATTGATGGAGTTACTCCTGGCCCTCCTAATGATTTGCAGTCATTTAGTGGACAGGTTACTAACTTAGTATTTCTATTGTCTTCTCAATGTAAAGGAGCAGTTGCTGTAGGTAGCTATTTTATTGCACTTAACTATTATATTATTGCTGAATACGGAGAAAAATGGTACGAGAAGCTCGACTGTATATGTACTTCGGAACATTCTCTTATTAAGAGAACTATCGAAGACTCCATCCTTAAAGCTTTTAAACAGTTTGTTTGGGGAATTAATCAACCTGCTGGAAACAGAAGTTATCAATCTCCCTTTACTAATGTTTCGTACTACGATAAGACCTATTTTGAATCTCTATTTGGAGAATTTTACTATCCAGACGGAACTAAGCCAGAATGGGTAGCAATTGATACTTTACAGAGATTGTTCATGTCTTGGTTTAATAAACTTCGCTTGAAACAAGTTCTGACATTTCCAGTAGAAACCTTTGCTATGGTGCATGACGGTAAAGACATTATAGATAAGAACTATAAAGACTTATGTGCAGAAATGTATTCTCAAGGTCATAGTTTCTTTACCTATATCTCAGACAGTGCAGATAGTCTTGCATCTTGTTGTCGTCTTCGTAATGAATTAGCTGAAAATACATTTAGTCCTACCTCTGGTATGACTGGTGTAAAGACAGGTTCTTGTAATGTTATTACTCTGAATATTAACAGAATTGTCCAAGATTGGGCTAGACAAGAAACTACTTGGTGGAGTGAAGATGGAGACAAAAATCTCTTGCATTGTAAAGATAATGTTGCCCTACTCAAAAAATATCTAATAGATATTCTAGAGAGAGTATACAAGTATCACATTACCTATAAGACCATGCTCTATGAGTGGGAGGATAAGAAGATGTTTGCTTCTTCAAATGGAGGTTATATAAACATCAAAGACCTATATAGTACTATTGGGCTAAATGGTCTGAATGAAGCTGCTGAGTTCTTAGGAATGAAGGTATCTAATAATCCAGAATATTTTGAGTTTTTACAGCTCATACTTGGAACAATAAAAGAGCAGAATAAACTTCATTCTATCCATGACAAAAAGCGCCCCTTCTTATTTAATTCTGAAGTCGTTCCAGCAGAGGGACTTGGTGGTAAGAATTATAAATGGGATAAAGCAGATGGCTATTGGGTTCCTGAAGATAGGAATCTATACAATAGTTACTTCTATAATGCCCATGATGATACATCAGTGTTGGATAAGTTTATACTTCATGGAAGGCAGACTTATCAGTATACAGATGGAGGTAGTGCAGCTCACATTAACTTGGAGGAACATCTGTCTAAGGAGCAATACTTGAAGCTTATAGACTTTGCTATTCAGCAAGGAACTAATTACTTCACGTTCAATATTCCTAATAGTAAGTGCGAGGATTGTAAACATATTGTGAAAGTTCCCATTAAGGTATGTCCTAAATGTGGAAGTGAACATATTACTCAATATACCAGAATTATTGGCTATCTAAGACCTATCACTGCTTTTGGTAAGGATAGAAGAATAGAAGCTGAAAGAAGAACATATTCAAAAAATGTATAAAATAGAAGAGTTTGTAGGAACAGCTGCTGAGCTGGAGAAGTTCCTTAATGAAATGCAAGTTATTAAACATTTTAATCTATCTCATATAGTATCTAGACAAGCTAAAACTTTTGCAGGACCTGGATGCTCAGTTGATAGAACCGTTTATACCTTAGTATTTTATGGGAATGACGAAGAAAAGAAGAGACAAATATATCTTGAATATGCTAAAGAAAACTTATGTAAAGATTGCTTGACTTGTGCAGACTTCGGGTATTATTGTAGAGGAAATAAAGAAAGATGTAATGCGTGGAAATACGATGAAAAAGCACATTATAGAATTGATAAAGTTGTATGAGTAAAGTTTTAATTATTCCAGATGTTCACGGTAGACCATTCTGGAGAAAAGCAAAAGAGAAGATTAATAGTGTGGATAAGGTAGTCTTTTTAGGGGACTACCTCGACCCATATGGTTATGAAGGTATTACTAGAGAGAATGCTATAGAGGAGTTTAAAGAGATTATCCAATTCAAGGTTGATAATCCCGATAAGGTAATACTACTCCTTGGAAATCACGACTGTGCTTATTGCTATGATTTCGGAAGTGCTTCTAGGTATGATTACGCTAATGCAGAGCTAATTAAGGAAATGTTTGAGAATTTCAAGTCTCTATTCCAACTCAAATACTTCTCGGAAGGTATTCTATATACTCATGCTGGAGTTACTAATGATTGGTTAAAGAGTATGGATTTTACTATTACTGACCTAATTACTAAGCCTGAGGACTTTCTAGTTGGCTTCCTATGGGAAGTATCTCGTATGAGAGGAGGGTGGTCTAATACAGGCAGTATGGTATGGAGCGATGTCAGAGAAGGAGATAGAGAGTCTACATATTATCAAATATTTGGGCATACTCAATTGGAATCAGAACCCATTATTACTGACAAGTTTGCTTGCTTAGACGTAAGAAGACCTTTTATATTAGATACAGAAACTAAAAAGATTGAGGAGTATGCTTAAATATGTTGATGCCAGAGTAGTCTTTCAGGAAATTCCGGATGAGATTACATTAGCTATAAATATATCTAACTGTCCTTGTCATTGTAAAGGATGTCATAGTCAATACCTAGCCGAAGATATAGGTAAACCATTAATTGAATATCCGCAGGGGTTCTCCGATGATTACATTATTCATCTAGACGAACTAATTACAGATGGTATTTCGTGTATAGCATTTATGGGAGGGGATTCTGATCCTCACCTAGTAAATGTGTTAGCTAGTTTTGTTAAAGATTATTATCCGAATTTAAAAGTGGCATGGTACTCAGGTAGACAAGAACTATCAGAGCACGTGAATATGAAGCATTTCGATTATATCAAGCTAGGTCCATATATTGAAGAAAACGGGCCTTTAAATAGTAAGACAACTAATCAAGTTATGCTTCATATAGATAATAGCTGTGGAAAACCCATAGTTAAAGACATAACATCACGTTTTTGGAAATGATTCTTAAGGTTGCATATGATGATAACAGTCAACATCTGGTTGACGAATTAAAAAAGGTTCTTTCTAAATATCCTTTAGTAGAATTACAAACTTACCATGAAGGCTTGTTTAAGGAACGTAAAAACGCCTTCAAGCTTAAGGGAGGTTTTAGCGCTAGACATACTCCATTTGCTGTATTAATTGATAATGATGCAGCTCCAGTAATGGCATTCTACAGTGAAGCTAATACTTGTACCATAGAAGAGATAATGAAAGCATTAAATAATCCTGTAGTGTATGGTAGAATTGAAGGTTAAAGATATTATTGAAAGGAAGAAACTTCTGATAAAAGGACTTGAAGAGAATATCTTCAAGGACTTTACTGAAGAAGAAGAAAATCTCTTGCACTCCAAGCACGGAATGATTAAAGTTAGTCATAGGTCAGGCGCTGGTAAAGTGTACGAAGGGATAACTGGAGCGTTTAAGGTTGGGCTTCCTCTAATTATTGATAGTGAGCCGACTAAGATAATACAGAGAATTACCATGATAGATTGGGACTCTAGTATGTTCCAGGATGCAGATGGAGAGTGGTTTATATTTGAATTTACTCCAATAAGACTCTACGAATTAAGTGTATGATAAGAAAAATTTACTAACATCGTTTGTGTATATTACAACGACAAAAAAATTATATTCCAGCTAAGTATAATTGTCCAGACTTAGAGATTGATGATGTAATTCTCAACCTGACTACAAACAAGGAACAGAATTATGAAAAGATTTCTGAGATTATTGTTGATTATGCCTTTGCTTTGTTCTGTAACAAATCTGATTTAAAAGATTTTTCACAAGACCATAAGAAGTATAAGAGGCAGAACTGGAAATTGCTCGACTTTAGGGAAATAATTAAAACAACAGAGATAAAACCAAAAGATCAGAAATGAAATATGGAGTTATTTTAGCTAGGTTTCAGCCCATTCACAATGGGCACCTAGCTTTAATTAAAAAAGCTTGTTCAGAGAACGATAAGGTTCTTTTGTTAGTTGGTAGTGCTGATAAAGTAAACAAGCGTAATCCTATTCCTATAAAGGTTAGGATAAAATTACTAGAAACTGCCTTAGAGGACGAAGGTTTACTTAGTAGATGTATCATTCAGCCTCTTAATGATTTGACTGATGAGTCTGATAACTCTCAGGATTGGGGATTCTATTTATATGCTAACATAGTTAGTATTATAAAAGAATCCTCTTTTAATATCTACTATAGTGATGGATATGAAATCATTACTACATGGTTTCCAAAGTTCATGCTAAAGGATTACATATCTATGACTCTTATGGCTAGAGAACAGGTAGAAGAAGGAATATCAGCTACCATTGTGAGGGATGCTATAAGAAACGATTTAGAGTTAGAGGGACTAGTTCCCAAGTGTATCATAGATGCTAAGTTTTATTTAAAAGAATTTATTTTGCTCCATGAAAGTATCAATAATTAACGAATCAAGACACCAACTTCCTAAGTATGAAACTTCCCTCTCAGCAGGTATGGACATCTGCGGAGATTTTAGTAGAATTACTTTAGTAGACGGAAAGCCAGAGAAATTCTTCTTTGATGCCGATGTTGTAGCTATAGGTCTCATAGAGGCTCCAGATGCTCCGTTTGTCTTAGACAAAGAGGGAAATCCCACTGATAGGAAAATTCCTACAGTCCCAGTAGCTTCTACCATTGAGATTAAACCTGGTGGTAGATGTTTAATTCCTACTGGGTTATTTATAGCTCTACCTAAGGGTTATGAGGCACAAATCCGTCCTAGAAGCGGACTTGCTTTGAAGCATGGGCTTACAGTTTTAAATTCTCCAGGAACTATTGACGCTGATTATAGAGGGGAGGTAGGGATAGTACTAGTTAATACTTCTAATCATCCTGTGCGAATAAAGGACGGAGAGAGGATAGCCCAAATGATTATTGCTAAGCATGAAACTATAGAATGGGAGGCTGTAGAAGAATTACCCTCTACTGAGAGAGGAGAAGGTGGATTTGGACATACTGGAGTATGATGGTATACGCTTTGGCAGTAATAGGGTTATGTAATATCTTGCTAATTATATGCTTATCTAGAAGGATCGAAGACATTGGAATGAGAATAAAAACTAATGGTGCTCTGATTGATGATGTTAGGGATAAAGTTAAATACCTAACATCGTTGATGGACATAAAAGTGAATATTCCAGATGAAATAGAGAAGCAGTTTGGTAAGATGAAGAAGGAGATTGTTATTAAGAATGTATTGAAAGTTCCATGACAAAAGAAGAATTAAGAGAACGTATTCTAGAATTAGAGTCTAGAATGTCTCAAGAAGATAGCAGAAAAGCTATTTCTAAAATGAATGACGAATGGGAAGAATTATCTAGTAATTTGGAAGACGCCCTATACGAGGAACTAGAAGGAATGGCTTTAAAAGTAATCACAGAGAAAATTATCGAAAGGTATGATATTGATACTGATGTATTAGTTTCTGAATATATGGATAGTGGAGACTTAGAGAAAGCATTTACTGCAGCGGCAGAGGAGTGTGATTGCGGTTGGAAAGAAGATATTAAAAAGGAAATTATAAAAAGGTAATTGTTATGACTAAAGAAGGATTTATTAAACTGATTGAGAATGCCCAGAATTATAATAAGGAACTGGATAGATGGAGTGACTTTGGTATTGATTTGTTTGAATTGCCTATTTCAGAACTAGGTTGGAATTTCCTTAATGTTGTTCTTCCAGAACTTTTCTCTGATGAAGGAGTGGACTGGGTTAATTGGTGGTTGTTTGAGAAGCCTGGACTATTCAAAAATAGTCTTCCTAATGAAGCTTATGATGAAGACGGAAATATAATTCCTACTGATACGATTGATGATTTGTGGAACTTAGTTAAGGACTACCAGAAATGACACTAGAAGAACTTAAAAAGAAAGTAGTCACTATTACAGTACACAAAAATATTGTATTAGGGGAAGATTTACATGAAGATGATCTGCTAGAGTTTCTCGAACTGCAAGAGGAGGAGGCTTGTTCTGATGAAAGATTATTACAAGCAATAAAAAATGCCTACTACGGAACTCTTAGTGATATTGAAGATATTATCTACGATAACCTCAATGTAACTATTCATGATTAAATATTTGTTAAGCAAAGCCTCAACTGGCAAGTTTAGAGTTGTATATTTATCTACTACAGAGCAGTGGGATGAAGAAAAAGCTGGATTTGTAATTAATAGAGTTACAGGACAGCTACATGGAAAGATGACAGAGCAACCAGAAATAGTCATTACTAAAGGAAAAGCTGGTAGAACGCATAGAGAACAACTTGAGTTGCAGTTTAAGTCTGAGCTTAAGAAATATTTAGATAAGGGTTACAAGGAGCTAGAGAACGATCCCGAAACTTATAGCGAAACTCAATTGGAAGAATTTTATGGAGACATTAAAACCGACCAGAATGGATTTGCAAAGCACATGCTTGCAAAATCTGCAGATAAAGTTAAGGAATCCTCAATCAATAAGGTTAAGTATTGGTATGCTAGCAGAAAAATTGATGGAGTTAGGTGTTCCTTCTACTATAAGGACGGTGAGATTCTATCTGCTTCCAGAGGTGGGGGAAATTATGACTATTCAACAAGCCATATCCGAAACAATGAGAGATTGCTTGAGTTCTTCAGGAATCATCCCACTTACATTCTTGATGGAGAGTTGTATAGACATGGTAAAAGTCTCCAACAAATCAGTGGAGCAGCTCGTCTTGAGAAAAACGCAGTTGACTGCGACTGGCTTGAATATTATGTTTACGATATAATGATTCCTAGTATGAAGTTCTCTGATAGGCTTGAAATTCTTAAGCAGCTTCAGAAAGAACTTAATCTTGGATTTAATCCAGATAAAGATTGGGAAGAGGGTGAGTTACAATTGCAAATAGTCCCGCAGGAAAAGGTCTCTGGGTACGAGAATATTATGAAACTGCACAACCAATATGTTTCAGAAGGTTGGGAAGGAGTAGTATGTAGAAATCCAGATAAAGAGTATGGCTTCGGCAAGCGTACTAATGATATGCTAAAATTTAAATTCTACAAAGATGCAGAGTTTGAAATTACTGGTTTATCAGAAGGTCTTCGGGAAGAAGATATGTGTTTTACGCTAATAACAGAAGATGGTATAGAATTTAAAGCTAAACCAATGGGTTCTAGAGAACTTAAACAGCAATATAGGGAAAGACTTAAGGAGCTGATAGGAAAGATGGCTACTGTTAAGTACTTCTATCTATCTGATGAAGGTACTCCATTGCAACCTGTACTAAAATGTATTCGCGATTATGAGTAAGTACAAATTTGATGTGTCGCTTGTTATATCTGGTCTTAGTGAAGGAGTATTCGAACTGCAGCCTAGTGACTATCTATACTGTGAGGACGAAGATGAGTTATTTGATGAAGTTAACGATACATTGTGTGGTACACTTCGCAAGCATATCAAGTTCTCTAGAGTATACACTTGCGAATCAGACTGGCGTTACCCAAAAGGATTTTTGGAAGAATGGAGGCGATTAAAGAATGAGCGCTGAAGATATAATTATTTTAGTTATCGCTAATATAGTTGGCAATAGCTCAAATAGATTCGGGCAATCACACGAGCTGTATCTTCCAAAGTCTCTAGAGTCAGAAGTACATGATAAGTGGGACAACTGCTATCATCAAGGCAAATACTATATAGCTGGAAATACTTTTAAAATCAATTTTTATGAAGAAGATTAAGTATAGGCAATATTACTACGATGGGAACTTTTCTAACCTAGAGTTAGAAGTTCCCGACGAATGCCGTATCTATGAGATAGGCTTTATGAATATATCTCACAAGATTGAAGAAGGTGAGACTAAAGCTTATGTTTTTCTTTGTCCTTCAGAAATCGAGGATTCTAAACTGCTTTGTAATGTTTACCTATCTTACCTAGACGATGTTTTTATAGAAAACTCAGAAATACCTATACAGAATGTAGAGGAGGCTCCTAGATTTGAAAACGTGTATATGGTAAGATACTACAAAGATGCTGTGGCAGAAAACAAAATATCAGCTATTCTAAGTAAAATAGGAAAGTTCAGTGAAGCTTCTGAACAGGATAGGAGTGACTTACAAGTATTATACAAGGAATCCAAGGGTGTATCCGAAATATCTAAGCTTAGACGTATTACTTATAAAGGTATAGAGATAGGTAGTGTGTATTTCAAGAACTGGATAGATGGAACAGAAGTTGCTTCTATGGCTGTTAGTGAATTACCGTATGGACGTATATGGTTTGAGGAGTTCTCTAATTCCAATGATATAGTTGCTAAGTTTAAGGAAGAAGCAGATAAAATCTATAATTCTATAATAAATTATTAATTATGTATTTAAGTATTCGATTAGACGATGACAGTGTTGAACTAATGCAGTCTGACATCGAAGATATGTGGAATTATCTGGAACAGGATACGGAAAATTTTGTGTATCATACAGCCTCGTACATAGAAGGTCTAGAGTTGGAGTATTATGCAGATGAGCTTAGGCCGCTATATGAGACATTGAAAAACTTCTTTGAAAATGAGTGATGTAGAAAAACGCTATATTTGGCTAGTTAATCATCTAATCTGGAATGGCTCTAAGCAGAAAAACGGGGTTTATTGGGTAAAGATAACCAAAGAGAATGCAGCCCTTCTTGAAGAGAAATATGAAGTGTGCGATACTCGCGCCTTGAAAGGAGGGCTTAAAGTAAATGTTATAAAAATGTGTGATAATTTTATTGTACTTGATACGCGATGAAATACGAAAAATTTGATATTCTAAAGAAAGCTAAATATTCTATCGTTCCGAATAATAGAGAGCTGTATGTAGTTTATGTAGAATGTGACGCAAACGATGGTGATTACATGAGAGATACTATTGAATTTGATAAAGAATCGTTTGAAGAAGACGAACTTCTCCTATTGGTTTTATCATATGTTAGTAAGTATTCCGGAAGATTTTCTGAGAAAGGATGGAACTCTGCAGGATATGGGCACCATGTAGATGAAAACAAAGATTTTCCTTGGTTGTCGGAGTATCTATCTGAAAATGATATTCTGATATTCGCTGGAATGTGTGATATCATGTGCCATAGCGTATCTCAGATACGTATAGAATATTATGACAACGATGGAAGAAAGAATAAGGTAGAGCTTCCTGATGTAGATAATCTTTTTGAAAACAAACAGGAGTTTGTGGATTATTTAAATAGTCTGTACAGACTGTATTATGATGAAATTGAATAATGGAGGGAAGCTCCCAAACAAGTTTAAAATAGCTAATCAAGAAATAACCGTAATCATAGAAGATTCTCTTCCAAATAACGATTACGGTTATTTTTGTGATGCTACTAACACCATTAAATTAGCGAGAACAGTAAAGTCTGAATATGAAGGAAACGTCTCTATGAGTGATGAACAGCTTAGGAATACATTTTATCATGAGCTGTTTCATGTTTTCCAGTTCTATTACAATAATGAATTTAATGAGATTCAGGCTCAAGTATATGCTAACTTTATGTGTGAATTTATAGAAACTACTGAAGAACCATTTTAAAAATATAAGAAATGAAGTTATCAAAAAGTAAGAAAGCCAATGTCAATTATTTGGCAAAGATTGTAGAAATTAAGAATTTTAGACAACACAGTAACCCAGAAGTAACTAGACTTAAGTGTTGCACCATCGATGGATTTAACATTATTACTGGTATTGATTCCCAGCCAGGATTGTATGTTTATTTCCCAACTGCTTGTTGCATTAATCCTGATTTTCTAAGGTATTGCAACTTGTACAGACATAAGGAGTTGAACAACGACCCAGAACAAACTGGTATGTTTGAAGACAATGGTAGGGTCAAAGCTATTAGACTTAAAAATGAACTGTCGGAAGGTTTTATTATGCCCATTATACAGTTCCAAAACTATATAATGTCCGTAACTAATAAAGAGATAGAAATTGAAGTAGGAACTGAATTTGATATTGTAGAACATGAAGGCAAAGAATTTTGGATTAACAAGAAGTACATCCCTAAGAGACAGCAAGGACAAGGTGGTACACCACGTAACAACCAAACGAAGAAGGTCAAAGGAATCAGCAAGGTCATTGATGAACAATTTAGATTCCACTACGACACAACTCTTATTAAGAAATGTCCTAATGTAATTCATCCAAATGATTTAATCAGTATTACTGAGAAAATTCACGGAACTTCTGGTATATCAGCTTATGTGCTTTGTAAACAAGACCTGAACTGGAAACAGAAAATCGCTAAATGGCTTACTGGAGAAGAGTTCAATAAGTATGACTATTTGTATGCTTCTAGAACGGTAATAAAGAATCAGTTCTATAATAAGAATGTTACTCCTGGATTCTACGGGTGTGACGTTTGGGCGGAAGCTGATAAAATAGTTAAACCTTGCTTGTCTAAAGGTATGACTGCATATTATGAAATCGTTGGTTTCTTACCTAATGGTGGCTATATCCAAAAGAATTATGACTATGGCTGTATACCTCCTAAAGAAGGAGAACAGTATACTCACGAAAAGCACTTTAAAGTGCGAATATATCGTGTAACATTAACTAATGTTGACGGTGTAGTTCACGAATTTAGTGCTAGGGAAGTTCAACAATGGTGCGCTAAGGTAGGTCTTATCCCAGTAGAAGAGTGGTATTATGGCACTGCCAATAGCTTATATCCAGAACTTAACGAAGCTGAGCACTGGAACGAAAATTTCATGGAGAAATTAGCTAACGACGCTAGATTCTATATGGAGCGAACTTCGCCATCTTGCGATAACAAAGTACCTCATGAGGGAATAGTTATTAAGATTGAGAATATGAAATCTGAGGCATTTAAGCTTAAATGTTTTAAATTCCTAGATAAGGAAGGAAAGGAACTTGACAAAGGTGAAACTAATATTGAAGACGAAGCATGATAATAAGTTATAATGTAGAGGTAGTTAAGAACTACGATGTGAATATCCCTAAGTTAATCGACCAAGTGGTGAAAACACTTAAGGAAGATGAAGAGGGAGAAGTTGAAGGCTGGATGATACTTAATGAAGCGGGAGATAACATAGATTATCATCTGCGGAACTTAGGCTTTCCTGACTCTGATTGTCTAACTGACTATGTCATTGATGATATTTTAGACGAAATGGAGAAAGAGCTAGTAAAACAAGGATATGAATGTTAAAGAGTACTTAACTAGTAAAAAGTATGGCAGTTTGCGTTACAAGCTGTCGTACTTTTTTCATAGTAAAATTCCTTTCCTTTCTCCTGGCTGGAACGAGTATCGTAATCCATGGTATCACTGGTGGAAAGCCAGAAAATACTTTAAACGCCCCAAGGCCCACTTTCTATTTAGAAAGAACTTTTGGACATTTGGACTTCCCATAAGAAGAGACTACTATAGTCCGGTGATAGATATAGGATTTCATGCATTAGGATGGAAGGATAAATGGGACAGTCCCAGACACGAATGGGACCCGATGATTTGTATAACATTTTTCAGAACTTGGCATTTATTATGGATATTTAACTGGGCAGTTAAAGAAGAAAAGAATAGTATTGCAAAGAGCATGGCTACTTGGGAAGCTATCTTAGATTATTCCTATTATAACAAGACTATAGACCAAGCTATCGACAACCATGTTTGGAGTTATGAAGAGGATGGTGAAAAGAAATATATAACTATTATTTCTAATATGACTAAAAAAGGATTAAAAGAATATGAACCCAAACACATTGAAGAAAATACAGAGGCTGAAGAATGGTGAGTCTTTTGTCACAAGTGAGCCTGGAAACTCTATGCTGCCTCTGTATAAGAGTAATGAAAAGCATCTTGTTACTCCTATAACTTGGCAAGAGTGCAATGTTGGAGATGTAGTTTTTTGTAAGGTTAGAGGTTCATGTTTTACTCACAAGGTATATTCAGTAGACCCTAACAGAGGATGTCTGATTGGAAACAATAAAGGACATATGAATGGATGGACTAAGAATGTTTATGGTTTAGCGCACAAATTATGAAAATATGTATTTTAAGTGACTTGCATGGATTTCTGATTGATAATATTCAACCATGCGAGCTGGTATTAATCTGTGGAGATATTGTTCCATTAAGGATGCAAAGGAACAAACCACAGTGTGAGAAGTGGTTAAAGACAGAATTTGCTGATTGGATAAAATCTCTTCCCTGTGAAAAAGTCGTATTTGTAGCTGGAAATCACGACTTTGTGTTTGAGAATAGAGAATTTATGTGGGTAAATTCTATAATTACATTTCCTACTGAAGGGAAGGCAGTATACCTAGATAATTCTCACTTTGATTATCTAAGTAATGATGGAAAGGTATACAGAATATATGGAACTCCAGCTTGCCATATATTTGGTAACTGGGCATTTATGTATTCTGACGAAAAGCTAAAAGAGTTGTACCAAAATATTCCAGGAAATTGTGACATACTGATTAGTCATGATGCTCCTAAGTTGAATAATTGTGGTTTAGTACCTCCTAATATGTGGCACTCAACTCCTGTTGATGCTGGAAATGAAGTTTTGGCTTCTGCTATCCTAGATAAGAAACCAAAATATGCTTTTTGTGGTCATATTCATGAAGGAAATCATCAGTTAACAGACATTGGGGTAACTAAAATTGCTAACGTGTCCATTCTTGATGATGCTTATGACATTTCTTATGAACCATTATATCTGGATATTTAATAACATCCCCCTATACATTCTTGGAGGATCAATATTATCATTAATAATAATTGAAATTTATGAGATAGTAAAGGAAGAAACTAATTTCCTTAAAACCTACGGGTCTAGATTCATTTGTAATATCAAAAATTAATCAAATGGAACAAGCTGTATTTCAGAGAATGTTGGGAGAATTTAATGAAGTCAATGAACGTGCTAACAAACTTAGAGAATTTATTTTGAGCGATAAGAGCAAAGAAGTAGATAATCTGAATCGTGATTTGTTAATTGCCCAACTAAAAGCAATGGAAGCATATGTATCTGTACTATCAATTCGTATAGGACTTAATGCTCCTAAAGATGAAATTTCAGAAGCCCAGGTTGTAAAAGAAGGTGAGTAAAAAAATCATTTTCACAGACCGTTCTGACTCACTGTTGACGAGTTATCTCAGGGATATATCTAAATATAAGATCTTAGATAGTACTGAGGTAACTCGTCTCATTTGTGAGGCTCAAAAAGGAGATGATGTTGCTAGAGAACAAGTCATAAAATCAAATCTTAGGTTTGTTGTGACTATCGCCAAGCAATTTCAGAATAGAGGTATTCCTTTAATGGATTTAATCTCTAGTGGAAATGAAGGATTAATGAAAGCTATTGATAAGTTTGACCCAGAAAGAGGAGTTACATTCTTGTCATATGCTGTATGGTGGATTAGACAAAGTATCTATAATTCTATATATTGGCAAGCACGAGAAATTCGTCTTCCAATGTCTCAGCAATTATTGGTAATAAGTATACTCGATGCAACTAATAAATTCTTGCAATCGCATGATAGAAATCCAAGTTCCGAAGAAATATCAGAAATGACTGATATTCCTAGGGAGCAAATTGACTATCTAGCACAGTTTTCTAATAAGTTAGTTTCTGTGGACGATTTCATAGGAGGAGATGAAGAAAACAGTCAAGTCTGTGATATTATTCCAGATGGTGAAGATCCCCTTGACGAACAAGTAAATAAAAGCTATGTAACTAAAGAGCTAGAGAATCTACTTTCTAAATTAACAATTAGAGAGCATGATTTAATCTGTATGCTATTTGGTATAGGAATGGCTCCGGTCAATCCTAAAATTATAGCTGATATGTACGGTGTTGGAGGAGAAAGAATAAGACAGATGAAGGAGGGAGCTTTAGCTAAATTAAGACGTAGATTTTCTAATCAACTTAAAAATTTAATGTAATGAAATTCGGAGAAATATTGTCTAAGTTACAAGAGGGAAAAGTAGTAAGAAGGAAAGTATTTCAGAGCAATCTGGTGATATTTATGCAGATACCTGCAATGATTTCTGGAGATGGAATACCTGCTATGCGTTCTATCCCTGATGATATGAAAGCTCTTATGTGTAGTTACGGTGTAGGTATTACATACCATGACCAGTTTATCATGTATGACTTTTCTGATAGGACTTGTACTTACTATCCTTTTGATGGTGAAGATATAAACGCAGATGATTGGGAAGTAGTTGATCCTTTAACTTATGACCCATATGACGACTTTAGATAACTATCCAATGGGTGCAGCTAATGACCCTAGAGCACCTTACAATGAACCACTACCTACTAAGGTTAAGGTAGAAGTAGGAGTTGAATTAGGGTTATTCGTAGATGTAGAAGTAATAGATGAAGATGATATTAAAGGTGCAGTTGAAGAAGCTATTTATAATAGGTTCAAATCCAAAGATGTTGAAATAAATAACATCGAAATCTATCAACATGATTTATTTAGTAAGTCGGAATAAAACTTTATTTGTGTCTACAAAATACAAAGAAGTAAGTTTCGAAGAGGCAATGAAAATATTGTTGCCTCTTTCTTTAGTTCAATTTGATACTGAAACTAAGGGATTAGATGCGCATACTAAGGAGTTACTAACTGTGCAACTAGGTTGCAAAGAAAATCAAGTTGTCTTTGACTGGACAACTATGTCAGCAGAAGAGAAAGCTGAGATAAAGAATTATTTTGAGTCTGATAGAGTATTTCTTGGATGGAATTTAATGTTTGACTTAGGGTTTTTATATGTGCAGGATATTTGGCCAAATTATATCTGGGATGGTATGATTGCCGAGAAATTACTTTGGTTAGGCTATCCAGCTAATATAAGAGAAATGAGTTTGAAAGCAGCTGCATGGAATTATCTAAACTATGACTTAGATAAATCTGTTCGAGGTAAGATTATAAATGACGGTCTTACTGAAGATGTAGTAGTCTATGCTGCAGGAGACGTAATGTGGCTAGAAGACATTAAAGAAAAACAAGAAATAGAGCTTGCTAAGCAAGAATTAAATCTTGCTATGAAACTTGAGTGTGAGTTTATCAAGAGTCTTGCTTATTTCAAGCATTGCGGCGTTCATTTAGATGTCGTAAAATGGAGAAATAAGATGGCTAAAGACCTTGTTAAACTGAAGGATGCTGAGCAAGAACTAAACGATTGGGTAGTTCAATGGGATTCTGAAAAGAGACATGAGCATGACGGATGGGATATTAAATATCCAGAATTGGAATTTTATAACCTTATGGAAATAGAGGATGAAGTAGCTAGACTACTAAAAGAGAAATATGTCCGATGCCCTCAGGAAGACCTTGAAACACCAGACGGAAAGGTTAAAGCTTATAGAAAAAGAGTAATAAGTCAATTTACTAAGGTAGATAATCAAGGTGATTTATTTAATGGCTTTGATACCAAGCCTAAGTGTACAATTAACTGGAGTAGTTCTCAACAAGTTATCAAGTTATTTGAATTACTAGGAATTAAAGTCAAGACATTTGATAAGCAAACTAAGAAGGAAAAGAAATCTGTCGAAGCTAAGCTTCTAGCTCCACAGGCTAAAGATTTCCCGATTATTCCTATTTATCTAAAATATCAGGAAGCTGCAAAAGTGGTTTCTACTTATGGGGAAAACTGGTTGAAGGCAATTAACCCTAAGACTGGAAGAATCCATGTAGATTTTCACTCACTAGGAGCTGATACAGCTAGAGTAAGTTCTGGAGGAGGAGTATATAAACTTAATCTACAGAATTTACCCCATGACAAGGAAACTAGAGCATGTTTTACTGCAGAGAAAGGTAATAAGTGGATTTCTGCGGATTATCAGTCTCAAGAAAGTAGAATCATTGCTTCTGTATCTAAGGACGAGGCTATGATTGAGCTATTTGAACATGGCTGTGGGGATGTTCATAGTCTAGTAGCTAAAATGTCTTATCCGAATATTATCCCTAGAGACTGTCCTATAGAGGATATAGCTAAATTATATCATGCCCAAAGACAGGATGCTAAAGGTATTGAATTTGCCATCAATTATGGAGGCGATGCAAATACTATAGCTAATAACAAGGGGCTACCGTTGTCAGAAGCTCAAGAAATCTATGATAACTTTATGAAGGGTTTCCCTGGAGTAAAACAGTATCAAGATTATTGTAGAATGGCGGTAATGAGGGATGGTTATATTTTGTTAAATCCCATAACTAAGCATAGAGCACATATATATGATATTGATGACCTCTGGCGGATTTCTAAGAAGTTCAATGACCCAGAGTTCTGGAATTATTACAGAGAAATGAAGAGAGATTCTCCTGGCTGTGATACCGTCCAAGACGTTAAGAGATATTTTCAGAGAAAAGCAGCATCTGAAAAGCAGTCTATCAATTATCGTATTCAGAACAGGGGAGCAATGTGTTTTAAGCTTTCCTCTATTAAACTATTTAATTGGATTAAGGAGCATAAGCTTCTTAACATTGTTAAGATGTGTGTTCCAGTCCATGACGAGTTTAATCTAGAATGCCCAGAATCTATTGCCGATGAAGTATCTAAGGTATTAGTTAAATGTATGATAGATGGAGGGAAACCATTCTGTCCTAATGTATTTTTAGGTGCAGATGTTACTGTATCAGATCATTGGATTCATTAACGAATAAGGGGCTATAGTAGTGATGCCAAACCTGAGCCCCCTTGGCCTACTAACAGTGCCTACAGTCCAAGGCGTAATGCTGAGAGCGCAGTTAGGGCATCATTTTTAATTAAATATAGTAGTGTATGAAAAAATTATTTGGTTTATTGTTAATAGCAATTATTGCTTTAAGTTCTTGTGCAGACAGCAAGACTTTTGAGAGAGCTGATGGAACTAAGTTTGTAGCTGAACCTTATGGTTGGGCAAACTATCAAACTAAGAAGATTGAGGGAGTAGCCTATGAAGCGTGTATTGGTAACATTGTTTGGGATGTTATTGCTGTAGAAACTATAGTCATTCCAATATGGCTAACTGGGTGGGAATTATATGAGCCAGTATCTTTTGTTGAACCAAACGTCAAGTAATTATGAATGTAGAATTTACAACAACAGAATTAATTACAGATGAAGAGATTCTAAGCGCATCTGGAGAATCCATCCGATTTGACGAAGGGAAGTTTAAGATAGATTCTTTTATTGATTGCTTAGAAGACAGAGCTGACGTAATGGGTCTTTGTATTACTGAGAAATCTAAGAAAGAATTGTTACAACACCTTAAAGAATTAGTAATTAAATTAGTAAGCGAGTTGTAAGTATTGTTTTAATTAGACATAGTATGCTGAATGAGAATTTGATGGATTCCAAAGATATTATAATTGCTAAGTTAAAATTAGCTATAAAAGAGTTTCAAGAGTATGATATTGAGCGTAAGAAATACTATAGTAATGCTCTAGTGGAGCTTGGAAAATTAAAGGATGAAATTGAAGAGCTTAGAGGAATAAATAAATATTCTAAGAGCTATATAGCTATGAAAGATGAAAATAGGAGACTTAAAGCATCTTTAGCTCGGAAAGGCATTAAAGAATTAACGGATTTTTATGATGTTAAGAATGTTGAATTAATCATTCAAAATCAGACTTTAAAAGGAGAAAATAGAAAACTTCGCGCCCGTAATAGCGAGTTGATTAAAAATAATAAAATGTTAATTAATAAATTGAATAAATATGAGTAGTTACTTAACTATATATGGTGTTCCTAAAAATGAAGGTAAACCTATAGATATTGTTAGCTTTAGTCGGTCCCACTGTATATATAGTGCAATTTGCGATGAAGTTAATGTGGCATGGGCTGGAGAAAGTGAGGTGTATACCAACTTGAATACTTCAGACTTAGATGGAGTTATTCATAGTATTGAAGAGGATATAAAGTCTTCTACTGAGAGATTAACTCTATATGAAAAATATGCTGCCAATAATCCAGATTATATCGAGGAAATTATACTCTTGAAGGAATATCTAGAGGAGCTTACCACCAGTAAAAATTATTGTGAGTTTCTACGGTATATCATATCGTGGACATCTTTAGGCTTTTCTGACTTCAGTCAAATTTGTTGTAACGTAGGTTGACATGAAATTTAAATTAGAATTTACATTTGATATCTCCGACAGCTCGTTATTGATAGACGCTAACGATGGTAGATCTGAAGAATATACTAGTTTAGAAGATGTACCAGAAGATACTCTGATGGACGTGGTATATAATTATCTAGATGGAGTTATAGAAGGTATAACTTACGACCAAATAACTGTTAAGAAATTATGAAAAGGTTTTTAATTCATGTTTCTACATATTGGTGTGGAATGGATGATACATTTAGAGCAGTCGCTGAATCAGAGATGGAGTTATGGGATTTAGCCGAACAACTAGCTTATGATAACTTTCAAAGCTACAGCTGTGAGAACGATATAGCTGAGGAAGAAGGCTATGACCCAGATGAAATGGAAGAAAGTGACTGGGATGAATTATGGAGTAGAGTAGACGAGAGTACCTACTATAGTTTTTCCATAGAAGAATATGAAGATGACGAAGAATGGAATGAATATAGCGGAGAAATCTATGGAGAAGACAAGGTTTTACAATAGAGAGGATTTGAAGGCTAAAGATGTAGCACGTCTTATTAGCATATGGGAAGGAGAAGCTGGAGAGTCTTTTACTGACTATTGTAACTTCTCGCGAGAAGCCGATAAAATACTGTACAGAGGTTCCAAATAGTAAGGATTCTAGCTTTGTTATTATGGACTTCATGGGTAAGAACTTACTATGTGCTTGGAGAAACAACAATACTTGTAAAGTCGGAATGCCTTTTCTCTGTAGAAGAATTATAAAGAAAGGTAAATCCGGCTTTATGTATAAGAATAAGTTTTATAGTTTAGAAACTAAATACGGTTGGGTATTTTAAATATGTTATATTGATGGAAACAAGAAAAATAATTATATGTAGAGGAATACAAGGCTCTGGAAAGAGTACATGGGCTAAACAATGGTGTCACGAAGACCCAGAACATAGAGTGAGATTTAATAATGACGATATTCGTAATATGCTAGGAGATTATTGGATTCCTAGCAGAGAGAAATTAGTTAAATGTCTTTATGATAGATTCTTGCTTGATTCTATGGCCCGTAAGTATGATATTGTAATAGACAATATGAACCTAAATCCCAAGACTGTTGCCGAAATAGAATCTGAGGTTGATTTATTTAATAGAGGGGTACGAGGTGAGTATGGATGGAAGTATGAAGTAGAGTTTAAAGATTTCTGGACTCCTGTTGAAGAATGTATCCGTCGAGATGCGTCTCGACCAAATCCTATAGGAGCAAAGGTTATTAAAGACACATGGAGACGCTATAGAAACTTTATCATTCACGAGGATATTATGGCAATGAAGGCTAAGGCAAGTCAACAGAATCCTGATTTGCCAGTAGCTATTATATGTGATATGGATGCTACGTTGTGCTTAAATACTAGTGGTCGTCCCTTCTATGGAGAAGGTGCTGCCGAGGGTATGGAAAAAGATGAACCAATTAATGAAATAGTTGGCTTAGTAAGAGCTTATTGTAATTTTCATAATGCAGAGTTAATCATTCTTACTGGTAGAGAAGATACTCCGGAATCTCGCGTGGCTACTGAGAAATGGCTTGATGCGCACCTACTATGTCCAGACATGGTTCTTATGCGACCTAAAGGAGATTACTCAGCAGGACCAGACTGTAAGAAAAAGTTATACGAGCAATATGTAAAGGACAAGTATTATGTCCCTATCGTACTCGAAGATAGTACAAAATGTGTAAGAATGTGGAGAGACTTAGGCATTACTTGTTTACAACCTAATGACGGAAAGTTTTAAATGGATTTGAATAAAGCAGTAGAACATTGTTGGGACAGAAGGGATTACCCAGAGATAATCTCTGATGATGCTGGATTGGATATATCTATTCCTAGATTTATCACTAGAGGCCCATGGAGAGAACATAATCGTCCTAGAAGAATTACTTTAAACGTAACTACCTATATAGGAACTAGTTGGAATGCAGTTCATTACTATGGCAATTTAGACATAGAAGGTATAAGCTTTAGTCAGGAAGATAGTCCAAACACAATGACTATGTGTTCAGAAACCTATGATGCTGAAGAAAAAAATCCTCTAGCTGGAGGAATGTATCATATCGAACTAGTGCGGCCGGTTACTCGTGAAGAAATTGAAGAGGATAATTCACGGTGGTGTGGATATGAAATTGATGACAATACTAATGCCTTCCATTCTCCAGAAGATGTAATAGCTCTAGCTAAGGAAGTATGCAAAGCTCGATTTAAAGGGAATTGGATACTCAAAATTGTAGACTATAGTGGAAAAGATTTAGACGAAGAAATCTTAATTGATAAGTTATGAACAGTTTTAATCTCTACGAGGATGTACTATCTCGTACATGGAATAGGTATTACTATGAAGTAGAAGCCGAAACATTAGAGGAAGCTATAGAAAAAGTAAAGGACGGAGAGGTAGATTGCTACGATAGTGAACAACTTTATGAAAGTACTGACGACTTAGCTCCAGAAGAGAACAATGGGTCTGCTACCAGAGAAATTTACCACGAAGACGAGGTCGTTTGGGACAATGCAAAACTAGTTAATAGAGGTGAAATAATCACCCAAGATCTCAGGAATATCTCAGACCAACTGTTTCACATTATGGAATCTGAACCAGAAGAGTTTAGTGCAGGCTGTATTTCGCTTGCATTAGTTAAAGAAGTGTTAGAAAAGTTAGGATGGACTGATACTGAGGACCTAGAAACTAATGGCTGGGATATAGACTATTGGGTAACTTTCATAAAGGAAGGAAAAGACTTCAAGTATATAGTTAGTGGTAGTTTATACTACGGAAACATTAATATAAGAAAGGAGAAATTTTGAAAGACGAATTTGGAGATAGAATGAAGCTTTATTATGAAGCACGTTCTAAGACATCACTTATGAGAAGAACTCCTGTAATCATCCGATTAGATGGAAAAGCATTTCACACATTTACAAGAGGTTTTAATAAACCCTTTGATGAGGCCATGTGTAATGCTATGCAGGAAACAATGAAGTACTTATGTGAGAATATTCAGGGATGTGTTTTAGGATACACACAGTCTGATGAAATTACTTTAGTACTTATCGACTATCAGAAACTTACTACTGACGCCTGGTTTGATTATAACGTCCAGAAGATATGTAGTGTGGCAGCATCTATGGCAACTCTTATTTTTAACAGAAGATTCCAAGAGCAAATCGTAGAGCTTTCTTATAATGGAAAGTTAGACGATGATGAGTTAACTAGCTCGTATAAGCGCTCTCTTAAAGCTGGAGCATTGTTTGATGCTAGATGTTTCAACATTCCGAAAGAGGAAGTAACTAACTGTATCCTATGGAGACAACAGGATGCTACTAGGAATAGCATTTCCTCAGCTGGGCAGGCACATTTCTCTCACAAACAGTTGGAAGGTCTGAACTCTAACCAAATTCAAGAGTTACTATTCCAGGAGAAAGGAATTAACTGGAATGATTATCCTACTAAGTTTAAAAGAGGAAGCTGCTGTATAAAGAAATATCATCAGACTATGAATCAAACTTTAAGAAGTTATTGGTTTATTGATAATGAGATTCCAATCTTTAAGGGGGAGGATAGAGAATATATTGAAAAACTTATAGCATGAGTAGAACTTATAAGGAACATCATCCTACCGCACACAATCCAAAGAATAGAGTCCCTACCCCATATCTTGATAAAGAGGGAAAGGTAGAACGTAGAAGAAAAAGAAGAGCTTATGGTTCTCAAGGATGGAAAGGATGGGGAGGTGAAATCTATTTCAAAAAATGCGGAGAAATAATGATGGATGTGGTAGATAAGAAAAAAGCAAGACGTGAAGCTAAAAAACATATAGAAAATGAATTACAGGATCAATTATAATGTAGTCTTGTATAGTGAGACACTCTACGATAAAGAGATTATAGTTAAGAATAAAAGCAACGAATTGGTAGCTAAATGCTCACTTGAAGATTATCTTAAAAGGAAGCATGGAGATTCATTCAGACAGCTTATTATAACTAGATGTGTTCCTGACTACTTTGGAGGTGCTAATATATTTAACGATTTATTTTATGGTAGACAATTTTGAATATTTAGCTAATCTATTTGATGGATTAGTAGATAAAGATGATTTTTATTTCGTTCAAATAATTCAAAGAAAGAAGGATGGGGTAGAACTCCCATCCTATACATCTGGTGCTAGAACTATTAGAAGCTTCTACTTTTTTACAAAGGAAGAATTTCTGAGACAAGAGTCATACATAAAGGACTTGTGTAATAGTAATAATGCTAGAGCTTATTTTTGGATTAATCCTCGAAATACTCTTGATATAGCTTGTGAGTCTATTAAACAATTTGCAGACTTAATTAAGAATGGAAATACTAGGCAGGGCATAGCTGTATATGACAGGGCTACTGGTGCCTGTAGAAGTTCTAATTATAAGAAGTTGTGGATTGTTGATATAGATTCTAAAGATGATGAATATAGGAATAGGATAATATCTCTAATTAATGAATGTAGAGGAGCAGAGGGAGATAGGATTAAGCATGTAATTCCAACTGTTAACGGTTATCATCTTATATCTAATGGGTTTGATAGACAACAATTTTCTCAGAAGTTGGCACTATATCAACTAGACCAGATTGATATACATGATAATAATCCTACCCTATTATATTATAAAACCCTATGTTAGAATTTATCATAATTCTCATACTGATTATAACTAGCCCAATCTGGATAGCTATTATAGCCGCAGGATTGTGTTTCTTTGCATTGGTGCTATATTATATCACCGCTATGATATGTATGGCGCTTATAATTATATTAAGTAAAATTTTTAATAAACTAAGAAGATGAAAACCTATACGTATTATATAGAATTTAAGAAAAGATGTGCAGAAACAGTTACTATAGAAGCTCCAAGTGAGGAGGAAGCTAGAAAGTCTCTAAATGAGACCTTTAGAAATCTCACTCTAGTAGAGCTTATTTCGGAGGAATAAAATGAAAAGATTTATATATCATATAGAACATACTTACGGGGATGATCAAAATGTTTGGACTACTGCTGAAGATGAATATGAAGCAGAACAAAATATAAGACATGATTATCATTCAATAAAAAGTTTAACATTAAGAAAGGTAGAGGATATGTATTTAGAAAATGGTGACGAAGTAATAGAGGCTGATAACGGAAAGTTAATTTTAGCTAATAGTGGAGCTTATTGCGACGAGAATGGAAATCCAACTGGTGGTTGTATTGACTATGAAGATACTGATATATATGTAACAAAGACTGGCAGTGTTTATCATACTAGTAAGGATTGTCCTTCCTTGAAGGCCCGCAATCCTGAAGTTAAGAAAATATCTTTATCAGATGCTCGTAAACAAGGATATAAAGCTTGCAAGAGATGTCGAAAGAACTAGAGGTCTCTTTAGTAAACTATCTATGCCCAGTTTGTGGGAATATAGCAGAGGAGGGAATCATAATGAATTCCCTTCTTTCTGAAAAAGCTGCAAAAGAGGTAAAGAATCTGCATGGAAAAACTATAGGTTATTCTGATCATGCTTGCAAGGAATGTGCAAAGTATAAGGATAAAGCCTTATTCATAATAGGTATTGACGCAGAGAAATCCAAGAAAGAACCTTGGAGAACTGGAGATATTACAGGAATTAATAAGGATTGTCCTTTAGCATTACATATAAAGCCGAATACTAGGACATTAAAGGATGGAACAATGTATTGCTTCATGGACAAAGCATTAGGTATAGAACTAGGACTATGGAAATGAAGTTGATTAGAAAGGACGAGTTAGCAGAATTATTGAGAGATAGATGGAAGTTGCGTTGCCTAGAAATGGCAGGTGTTGATAATTGGACATGGTATGACCAGGCAATGAGTGACTATGAAGCAGATGAATACACTAATGATGAACTAACAAAGGATTACAATGAAGCTAATTAAACCATATTTTGAAATCTTAGAACAGAAACCTAGAAACATAATCATTCCATCTGATATGGAAATAGGACCTAAAATGGTTAGGCAAGAGCTTATTGACACTGTATATAGACAGATTGAAATAGCTGGAAGAACCTGTTACAAATCAGAGGATAAGATTACTCCAGATTCTGCTGCAAAATTTGTTGAGAGAATGGTAAAGTCTGGACATGGAGCTATGTTAGAGCATGGTACCGTATATCTATTTCTAACGATGTCTTCTAGACAACAGTATTTTAAGTATTGCAGCAATCCTTATTCTGTAGCTAATAGTACTGGAGAAGCAGAAAAGGGAACATGGAATGGATTTGTTACTACTAATTATAGAGTACTTGTAGAGAACGGTTGGTTAGATGATTTGGAATATATTTGTAATCCTAGCAAAGAACATGAAAGGAGAATAACTGTTCGCTTTGTTTGTGATAGAGGAGTATCACATGAATTTGTGAGACATAAATTACTTTGTGCCGCCTAATGGTAACATTAGGGCAATAACCCAGTGAATTGCTGGAAGGCTAAAATTTAATATTTATTAACAAAATTTGATAGAGTAATTTAATTTTATTTAGTATCTTTACATGAACCTAAAAGTGTAAAGGACATGAAAAAATTAAATTGTAAACTCGGTGATACATTCGGAAATTGGACTGTGGTTGATGATAACACATTCGTCAAAAGTGGTCATACTTATGTTAAAGTACAATGTAAGTGTGGTAAGGTAGAAGATAAGTGTCTCAGCGATTTAGTAAATGGTAGAACTAAAAGCTGCAGAAGTTGTGCAGCTCGTGCTAGAGGTGCTTTAATTAAAATTGGAGACAAATATAAAAGCTGGACAGTAATTGGGGGACCAAAATTATCTGATTATGGTAGCCAGTTATACGAAGTACAATGTGATTGTGGCACTGTAAAATGGGTCCAGGCTAATGAACTTACTAATCCTAACCGCAACTTTAAATGCGCTAAATGTGCTGCTAAGGAAAGAGGAGCTGCCCAAGCAGAACGTAATGGTAAGATAGGTGAATTAACCTTAACTAGATTTACTAAATTACAACGTTCAGCTGAGAAAAGAAACATAGAGTTCCTAGTATCTTTAGAATATCTAAGTAATCTGTACGAATCTCAGAATCATATATGTGCAATAACTGGCAGGCACATTAACTCTATAGGTGAGGCATCTTTGGATAGGATAGACTCATCTAAGGGATATATAGAGGGGAACGTACAATGGACTACTTATCAAGCTAATGTGAGTAAACACACTATGACAATGGAAGAATTGTATCAATTTTGTAAAGATGTATTAAATCATGCTAATCAGCAGCCAAGCCAACCTTTAACAAAGTTGGAAGGTTCAGAGACTAACAGTTGAAACTATGGAACAAATTGGAATTATAGCATTATTTACCACAATTCTGGCGTGGATTATTCCCGCTGGAATACAAGAATATAGAAATGAAAAGATTAGTAAAGAAAAATAATTGTAAATATCAAATATTTATAGAATTGTTTCCATATGCCTTATGTGAGAAACAAGGATATATTCCTGTTTGGTGTCCTAATAATTGCTCCATAGAATATAATACTGACACGAGTGCTGGGCATCCTATGGAGGATGATGATATAGTCCGATACTCCTTGGAAACGAGGAGAGTTAATGATAAAAAGCATTAATATAACAAATGAGAGTATTTAGTTTTGCTCAGGAGAGTACTAGGTATTGTAATTATGCTAAGGATAAGTTTGGAAATGAACTTACCTTTATAATTCCGCGTTGGTTGAGCCTTAGTAATGGTTCTTACACCTACGATTATCCTAATGGATTTACCAAGGATGGCAGTAAATGGGATTCTAAATTAGAACTTAATACCTTTCTTCTGTCTTTAGTTAGGAGTGAAGCTGCGTACTTAGAACTTATAAGCCAGGGATGGGTAGCCCAACAAGCTAGAGCAGTACTTCCTAATAGTTTGAAAACTGAGTTGATTATGACTGGTACTCTTACACAGTGGGAAGGATTCTTTAAATTACGTGACGCAGAAAGTGCGCATCCGCAAGCTAGAGAATTAGCGGAACCTCTACATGCAGAATTTAGAAAAAGAGGATGGTGTGAATGAAAGCTAGCGAATACTTTGGAGATTGGATGGATGTAATAGATACTGTAGAACTACGCAGGATACTATCTTGGGTAAGTACTATAGATAAAACAACTTTATGTCCCTCCTCTCCTAACATATTTAAGGCCTTTAGGGCTTGTCCTTTGAAAGACTGTAAAGTAGTCTTTCTGGGGCAAGACCCTTACCCTCAACAGGGAGTAGCTACTGGAATATTATTCGGAAACTCGAAGGATACTCCAGAAGAGAAACTATCGCCTTCACTTCAGATAGTCAAAGAAGCTGCAATCAATTATGAAATCCCGCATAATCTCATAGAGTTCGATAATACTTTAGAATCTTGGGCCAAACAAGGTATATTAATGATTAATACTGCTTTTACTTGTGAAGTCGGAAGAGTAGGTTCGCATTATGATATATGGAGGCCATTTACAGCTAAGCTAATTCATAATCTTAGCACCAGAGATGGAGGTATAATATACGTATTGTTTGGTAATCAAGCATCTTCATTTAAGAAATATATTGTGAATAGTCCAAAAATTATTGAGGTCTATCATCCAGCTTATTTTGCTAGACAGAACAAGAAAATGCCATATAGTGTGTTTACTGAGCTTAACCAGGAACTATATAGATTATACGGTTATAAGATTGACTTTTATAAAGAGACTGAATATGGTACTTGCTAAAGAACTTGTAGACAAGTTAAAGAAAATCGAAGACTTTGACATCACTTATGAGTCAAGTGATAAGGATTCCGGAGAAATATATATTGACTACAATAACATAGTTTTTGTCCTAGAACATTATATATACGAGGGCAAGTTCTGCCTTTCTGGAGGACTACATACTATAACATACAAAGGGAAAGAGTACTACAGTGATGTCCTTCCCTACTATCTCGACGTAGACTATGATTCTGATACTTATAATGGAGTTGATGAATTAGTAAGTATGATAGAAGATGATATTAAAGGATGTGACTTTAAGAAAAAGCTGCGCAGATTAATTAGTGTAGTCGATTCAATATATGAAGATTTTGACGAAGCTGAAGTAGAATTTATTAAATATTTATTAGAATGAGTTACAATATTTGTTTTACATTAGGAGACCCATCTGGTGATGGACACGCTAATACATCAGAATATCATATAGTAGCTACTCACTCTGTTGAGGAGATTACTAATGCTTATAAGAAAACTACGGAATTGTTGGGATTTGATTTTGTAAAAGAAGTAGGCTCGGAATACGAAGCAGATGGATGGATTCCACAGGAGTATACGAAGAAGCTATTAGAACTTAACATAATAGACGACGAGTATATAACCACTGAGGATCGCCAATATGGTCCTCCTGCTGGATGTTACTGGTTTGACTATGCAGAGGATGAATTTCTTGAAGTATTCTTCAATATAGTAAGATACTCCCTTCCAGACTTTGAATGGACTTCTAGAGATTTGGAAGAAGATACTCTATATCTTCTAGAGGGAGCGGCTTATGGGTTTGCATATCATGGCGAGTAAAAGAATACCAAGGAAAGTAAAGAAAGCTCTAAAGTATGTGTATTTATTGCCGAGGAGAAATGGTAATATGATACAGTATGGTGGAGTAGGCATAATTGGAAATAGGTCAAAGTGGAAACGCAAAGCTGCCAAGGTGTTGCGTGCATGAGACTATAGAAAAATGTTAGATATGATGACCAGTAGATTGAAAGATTTATATTCCTCAACGTCATATCCAAAACTTGATATTATTGAATCAGATTTTTTCGAATGGGAAGTAATTATTAAAAATAAATAACATTATGAGTAGTATTTCAAACATTTTTGGTAAGAAAGCAGTAAAATCATTTGCAGAACAACTTGCAGAAGTAAAGAACATTTTTAAGACTTCTTATGACCAAGCTATAGCTTTAAACTCAGCTATTGCTGAAGATATAAAGGTTAAGCAAAACGAGATTGCTTCTATTCAAACTCAAATTGAGTTTAATCAGCAGGTTGCTGATGATAACAGTAAGTATATATCTAAACTTAAAGACTTAATTTCGTAATTATATGAGTGAAAAGAAATATAAATTTGACCCAGAACATACATTTTTCACCTCTGACACCCATTTTGGACATGCCAATATAATTAGGTTTTGTAATCGTCCTTTCAAGAATGTAGAAGAAATGGACGAAGCCTTAATAGAAAATTGGAATCAAGTAGTATCTGAGGATGATACAGTCTTCCATCTGGGAGATTTTGCCTTTGGTGGAAGTAGTGTATGGAATAGCATCATCCCTCGTCTAAATGGTCATATAAACCTTATTATAGGTAATCATGACAGAAAGAATCTTAGGCAGGGATATATGTCATATTTTGATATGGTAGTACCTCAGTTGCAGATAGAAATCGAGGATAATTCTATTTATTTAAACCATTATCCATTTCTGTGTTATGGGGGATCATATAGAGGAGTATGGCAATTATTTGGCCATGTTCACTCCGGACCACAAGCTGATGGTTTGGATATTTCTAGACTTAGGGTACTATTGCCGACCCAGTATGATGTCGGAGTTGATAATAATAATTTTACTCCAATATCATATAGAGAAGTTAAAGAAAAAATAGAATCTCAGAAGAATGAAAGTTTGGATAGGGCTGTCTCCAGATGATGTTCAAGGGATGGAATTTGATTTGACTCCATTAAAACTTAGAGATTTAATAGGAAAACCTAACTGGGTTCCTACTAAATTTCTAGGTTGGAGAACTTGGAAGACTTCTGTATATTTTAAAATAATTATTTAATATGGAATTTTACGAAAGAAAAGCTGTAAGTGATGAATTAAAAAAGTATGATCATTTAGCAAAGGATTCGGACTTTATAGAAGTAACAGAATGGACGAATGGAGAAGGTTGGGATATTTGTTTAAATGATAAACTGATATCCTTAACATATGGACAGTTAGAAGCAATCAAGTATTTGGTTAAAACTTTAGATTATAATAGATAATATTTTAATGAGGAAAATATGGTAACTGCACAAAATGCTAAATTGTTAACATCTTATAGGGAAGAAATTAAGTCTAATAGACTTGATCAGAAATACAAATATGCTATCGAGGGAATAGAAAAAGAAATATTATGGGCAGCAGAGGAAGGTAGGTCCTATATAACTTGGAGCTACGCTGTTGACGAGATATATTCCTTACTAACAAAAGAACTTACGCAAAGAGGATTTAGAGTAGAATGCTTTGAAAAACACTACCCTTCTTGTATATCAATACATTGGTAATATGAAACTAGAATATACTGATGGATGTATTTGTACATCCCTTACCGTTGATGGAAAAGAGACCGTATACATGACTCCAGAAGAGATAAAGGTATCCATACGAGCTATGCTGGATAGAGAAACCGATATAGCTACTCTTCAGGATGTATGGATGTCTCTTATTGAGCATCTAGGAGAATATAAAGACTTAGGACACTGCGAATGTTGTGGGGATTGGATTTCTAATTATACTTTAGAAATATGAGCTGTGTTGAATTACATACAGGAACTTTAACTAAAATTAATACAAAAGGACTTACGGTAGAAGAATATTGTGAGTATATTTGTAAGAAATATGGTTATGAGATTGCTTATGAAGAGGATACATATGCTGAAACCTTAATGGATGTGGATGATACTTATAAAGTGTTAAACGGAGAACTGTATAAATGTGATGATACTCAATATCCAGAAGACACTTCCTATTTGGTTGACGTTAGAAGTAATGGAGATGGAACTTACGAGTACATTGCCCAATTTTACAATGGAGGCACTTGGTTAAATGAAGTTTTAGAAGAAGGATTAAATAATTTAAAATGATAAATATAAACGAATGTATAGCCAAAGCAATGAAGTCTAAAAATCAAGTAGAACTTCGTGCATATAAGAATCTGAAGGCAGAAATTCAGATTCTACAAACTGCTAAAAATGCTAAACCTTATGATGAAGCAGCTGAGATACAGCTTATTTCTAAAATGTGTAAGAAATTAGAGGACAGTATTTCTAGCTTTATAGAGGCTGGTAGAGAGGACTTGGCAACTGAATATAGGGATGAATTGGAAGTACTAAAAAAGTTGCTTCCTGAGCCTGTAAATGAGCCGGACATACATTCTGCATTACAAATATGGTGTGAGGGAAAAGGCTTTATTGAAGATTTCTATAATGAAGAAAATTCAATAGATATGGTTAGTTTCCAAATTCCAAAGAAAGAAATGGGAAATGCGATTAAATATTTGAAATCAGAATTTCCTCAAGCAGACGGTAAGATGATTTCAGAAATTGTTAAAAAATATATAGTATGAGCCATTTTGTAGGACTAGTATTCGGAAGTAATGTTGAAACATTGTTAGAACCCTATGATGAAAACATGGAGGTAGAACAATATGTTAGATATACAAAGGATGAAGCCATTGACGAGGTTAAAACTAGACACGCTGATAACTATGAGTATGCCATCAAGCTAGCAGATAAGTATAAGAATCCTACCACTGAATGGGAAAAGGAACAGCTTGAAAGAGCTAATAAAATCATAGAGAAAGGGTTGTTTATCTCATATGAAGATGCCTGGGAAGAAGCTAAGAACTGGGGATATGAAATTGATGACGAAGAGAACTTGATGTCTACATATAATCCTGACTCTAAGTGGGATTGGTATTGTGAAGGAGGTAGATGGGGAGCATGGTTACTTCTTAAGGAAAAAGGAGAAGACGGAGAACCCCTCAATGCCATCTTTGCTACCAAAGAAGAAGTAGACTGGGACGCTATGTTAGAAAAAGATAGAATCCCATTCTGTTTTGTAACAGAGGACGGAGATTGGCATGAGTCTGCTAGTATGGGTTGGTGGGCTATGACTACCAATGACAAAGATGAAGATGTTTGGAGAAAAGAGTTTTTAGATTATCTGGAATCAGTAGAAGATGATGTAGAAATTTCTGTAATTGATTTTCATATTTAATAAGAATGGTAACAAGAATTGAAAAATTTGGAGCATCATGGTGTGGACCATGCAAGGTATTAGATAGAACTCTTGAACAAATCTCTGGGATAGAGATAGTAAAGCATGATGTAGATGAAGAGGAAGAATTGGCAAACTCTAAAGGCATAAGAAATGTGCCTGTGTTGATTTACTACAATGACAGAGATGAGGAAGTTAAGAGAACAGTAGGTGCTATTTCTTTAGGCACTATTATATCAATTATAAACGGTAATTAATATGTATAGAGTATTATTGAGCAGAACAGGAGTAGCCTATGCTAAGGAATGTGATGACGAACTCGATGAGTTTGATTTTATAGAGGTCTTAAGAGACTTTGTGGATTCTGGAGACGTAATTATGTTCGTAGATGATTTAGACACTTTGAGAGATTCTATGGAACTTGAATATAAAATCGAAATAGTTGATGGAGACGAATGAAAACATTAGAAGCTATAATGTAGGGAATTCTAATTACAGCAAGCACAAAATCCAGCCTTGGGATATATGGAGAGAATACAATCTCAATCCATGGGATGCCGATATAGTTAAAAGGGTTTTGAGAACTAAGGAAGAATCTGGTAAGTCTAAAGAGGATGCTAGAATAATGGATTACGAGAAGATTATCCATATTTGCAAAGAAAGGATTCGGCAGATTAACGAGGACAAAAAGGAAGAAGGAACTTCCTCTGGATTTGTTATTAGTACTGATGGTACTGCTTGTATATCTAATATATTTAAACCTAGTGCTATCTCTTACAGTTTGAATGAGAAGGAGGCGAATGCATATGCCGAATTTCAAAAACAACATTATGAACTACATAAGGGAATAAAGGCGTGTGGATGTTCAGTAACATTTACACATAGTGGAATAGGTGTAGGTAAATCTGTTAAATGTAATGTATGTAAGGAGAGTAAGAACATAACTGATTACAATACTTGGTAAATAATAAAGGGAGAAGCGTAGACAATAAAGTCTATGTTTCTCCCTATTTTTTTATTCTTCTCCAATACCATTTATAGTATCTCTCTTATACATTTTATATGTGTCTTGCAGAGAACGTGGTAATGCTTGAGATTTAGTAATTAATTCACCCATCGTAGTATCTCCGAATAAGAATCCTCCAATATCATGCCAAGTTTTTGCTCCCCATTTCACGGCGGCGGGACTTGTATTATTCATAACATAATCAAATATAGGGAGAGGTCCTTTAAATTCTTCAAAGCTACTTGAACTACCCTTGTATAATAATTCTATAGCAGCATTAGTTAGTATAGCCTAGCCATCTCCAGATTTTTTATGCTCTTTATATGCAGGATTTACTAGTTCTTCAAATAGCCAATATAGAAGTAGTGCTACTAAGGCATCAGATATCAATCTTCTCCAATTTCTCATTTGCATAGGACTACTAAGAATGTTTTGCTTTATTCCTTCCCATCCCCTACCATGATATAATTCAGCAACAGTATCTTGTAAAGTTCTGAAAACTCCTTGAACTACTAGAGGAATATCAGTCAAATAAGGTACTCCTGTGTCTTCAGTAGTAATGTTGCCATTATCATCTATCCAGAGCTTGTTTCCGTTTTCGTCCTCCTTCTAAACTTTCTAGGTTTCGTAAGAGGATTCCCTCCTCTTGCCTAAGTATACATCATATATACCGTTCATCCAAGTAGAAAATACTCCAAACTATGAACCAATAGCTAAGTTTTCATACATAGCTTTTGTGCTTCGGTTATATGAACCATATATAGTATCCCCTAAGTTTTTGATTTCATCAATCTGATTTTGTGTATATCCGTCTGGAAGATTAGTGTCTAAACTTACAGGTAAGTTAGCATCTGGATTCTCTTCATTAAACTTCATAATCTAACTTAGATACAATGATTTTTGCTTATTATAAGCTTCCATGTTGCTTTTATCATTAGATGCCAGAAGTTTAAATCTTTCGTCCATTCTCCAATTATATACCAGCTTTCCATCTACAATCGAATATGCTTTATGGGAGCCATCATGCTTTAATTTCCCCATAAATAGTACCATTCTATTAAGAAAGTCTGGCTTTCTTAACGTAGCATATGCCCAGTTGCCTGCATTGGTTATACCTCCTCTGTTAGTTTTATAACCCTCCTATTGCTATTCTATATTGATATTAGAAATCAAATATTTACTATTCAACTTATCTAATAAATCAATGCTCATTGCTGAATGTACTCCCTATCTAAGTACAAACTGATATGCCCACATTACATCCTTAGCATCTACGTCAGTTCTATATTTAGTCATAGTTCTGACTACATTAGATAGGAATCCTCCGAACGTATCTCTAATAGCTGCTACAGGACTTGCCGCAATGTAAGCCGTAGAAACCGCTTTTCTTAAGGGTTGCAGTCTTGCGATTATTTTTTTAGAGCTTTCCTCCATAATACTTCTGTTAAAAACAGCAGTCTTTAAATAATCGTCAATGTGCTTGATAGTCTTAGCAAATTTTTCTGAGTTATCTTCTCTAACTCCAGTTAATTTTAACTAAAGAAGAATACCCTTAGCCCTAGTCAGCATCTTATTCATTTCCTCTTCCTAAAGATTTTTATAAGAGTAATCTATAACTAAGTTCTGTAGATTAGTCTCAAAATAGTCCTTACCATACTTTGATAGCAATCTTTGTCTACCTTTAGTAGTCTCAGAGGCTCTAAATCTATTGTATGCTTGCATATTTTCGATATCGGAATTAATCTAAGACTCTTCCTAATCGGTTAAAATATCTTCATACATTTCTTTAAAGAACATAGTAGGATTCTTACAGTATCCTTTAACTCTTCTCTAGAAATCCTCAAAGTATTTACCTGGATTACTCCATCTAGTAGATGATGAAGCCTTTTCTAAAGGCACCCAGAGATACTATGGATTATTCTTAATAAAGGTTAGTATGCCCTTATCATCTTCTGACTTATAGGAAAAGTTATTATCTTTAAATCTCAACTTATTTATTTCAAACAAGGCTTTTTTCAAAAATTTTCTATCGTCAGCATCTAAGTCCGAGGTTGAATCGTATGGATTCTTAAAGAATAATTCTCCATCCTTTTCCTAATATAGATGCTTAAATACTCTAGCCTAATCCCCAATTATAGCATTTCTAGCCTTGCCATATCCTTTTGCTTCGTAATAGTCCAAGCAGGCTAAATTAAAGTCCGAAATCTAAGGCTCTAGTTTATTAGAAATTCCGTGAATTGCGTCCTAAAGTAATTTACTTATAATTCTTACCTACGTGTTAGAAATGTTCTGAGGTCTTGCTAACAGGCGCTCTACTTCTGATAAATCATCTTCTGATATTCTTATAATTCCAGAGAGTCTATCTAAAGTTATTGACGCGTTTAGTAATAGTTTACAGCATCCAGTTACTAATTCATTTCTCTCAGGATTAGCTAGAGTAGCTTTTCCAGTTGCATACTTTATAATCGTATCTGGAGACAAGGACATATGCTGTCCTACCAGTATTTTATTTAGTTTCGAAATAAGTTCTTCTAATCTCTGTATCTAAACTTCATTAGTTTCTGCAGAAGATAAGGAATCTATTGTAGTTCCATTTAGCATATGTTGCAAACCGTCAATATCTGAACCAGATATCAATTCTTTTAAAGAATTGAAATCCGTCTTACCAAGATTTGGAGATTCATGCAGGATATCCCAAAATTCGTTTATCAAAAGTTGCACAGGCGAGATATGTTCTACTGTAGCAAAGTTATTACTTATCTTCAATCCTGGGTCTTTCTAATTTAGTACTTCCTAAGCCTTGACGAAATTAGAAACAATTAACTAAATAGGATACTATTGACTTTGTATTCTTCCACCAAGTCCTCCAACTACTGTAAGGTCTCCAAGTTTTATATCGCTTCCCAACTATGGAATTATTTCATTTAATAGAAACATAGTCCTCATAGTTTCTATGTTTCCATAGGTAGCTTTCATTAATTCTCTACCCTAGTTGTCTGTTCCCTAAAGGTCATTTAAATGAAATCCTAATATATTCGTTCTTCCCTCGAAGGAATGTATCTAATCTAGGTTTAGACCAGATAGAGTTACTAGATTTATCTATCCAGTTAAGGTATTTTTAAACATAATAATATTGCAATTATCTAAGGTATCATTCTTAACAACTTCCCACAAATAATTGTACTTATCTTTTCCATTAACTTTTACTACAGAATGTTCAAAATATGGGCTAAATAGCTAATCTAGGTAATCATTGTCAAATTTAGGAAATCCGAATCGTCTAAATTCTCCAATCTGATTAACTATACCCCTAGCGCTAAGTTTACCATTATCTACGTTTAGAAGCTTGTCTTGATTCTGTTTAATTATATCTACTACTTCCTTATTCTTACTCTTAAGTTCGGAACTCTTTACATTATAGACAACTCCATCTATAGTAAGGTTCCATCCTGTATCAGGCTATTCCCCCTACGTCCAGTATGTCCAATTCTTATCAATAAATTCTTCTATAGTAGAAGTAATTCCATCTGCTTTAATGTCCTTTTTTGGAAACACAGCTTTTAATTGCTGGTTTACCTTGTCAATAGAAGAGTCGTTTATAGTTATTGTTTCAGCATTAGATGTTATAAATCTCTGTGCTAGTTTCATAGATTCTTGCATCACAAATGCACCTCTATTATGACTATAGCATTCTGCTCTATTTACTACTATACCCTTAATATTTTGAAACTAATCATCATATTCTAATGTAACTGGAATAATATTAAATCTAATATCATTAGTATTTATTCCATTATACTATAATATTCTAGATAATAAGGCAAATTCATTTCTATATTTTTCCTTCTTTGCCTAATCCCAAAATGCTGGAGATTCGTGCGAACTTTTGATATTAAAGACCTCTACTGAACCATTAGGTTTCACTACAATATAGTCAATATGTCCAGTAATTGTATCGTCTCTTCCTATTAGTTTTGCTGATAGATTTAGATTCTTCATTATAACTGGAGAGGAATCATCACCAAATTCCTTAGATTCTTTACCGTTGCCTAAGTATACCTAGCGAAATATATCGTCGTAAACCTAATCATGTATAGCATCGCTAAGATGTTCAAAAGACGTACCTTTAGTATTATCTTCGGTCTGAGAATAAGAAGTTTCCTTACCTTGCTTAAGAATAATTTTATGTAAATCCCTACCATCTTCTGCTATTCTCTTCCAACTATTTCTTAATATAGAAATATGCTTCTCTATTTCATCCTTTGACAGTCCCTTCTATTCATATAGTGATGCCATTCTATCAATATAGTCTTCTACCTACAGAACTGGCATTATCTATTTTCCTAATTGGTCTATATACAGACCGGAGTCAATAAATGACTGTGTTGTGTATCCAGAAGCATTAACTTCTGCACATCCATTCAATACATCTACTCTATCAGAGAACTCTTTTTTAAATTTTCGTTTCCCTGCTTCCTTTAATTCAGACAACTTATCAACCACTCTAGTCTGACGATTATAATCCTTTGAATAAAGAATATCATAAGCAAGCTATGGACTCTTTTTCAATATTTTTATTAATTCATCGTAAGAGTGGTTGTATTGTCTTTTACCTACTAACGTGTACTTACAATCTTTCATTTACAGTTTTCTAATATTAATCCTTTTTCAATCCCCTTCTCTATAAGATTAGAAATGATACGATTTTTCTACATCTATCCTATCTAAGACGAAACTAAAGCATTTACACTAGACTAAAAGCCTAAGTCTGTGTCTAAATCCAGTTTAATATTTTTTCTAATATTTTGTCTTATGTTTAGGAATTGCTGTCTGAACAAATCTATAGCTTCATTAGTTCTGTCGCTATAATAGAATACATCGCCATTCTCAATCTATCTAGCTAAGTATCTTACGACACCTTCTTCTATTCTATCTATATATGCTAAGTTTTTGTAGAGGTCATTGACTCTACTCTTAGTCATCTAAGATACTTTCTTATCATAGAAATTCAAAATGTCTTCATAATTTTTAGTTCCATCCTTCATATCCTAAGCCTTAATAGCTCCTAATACTATATGGAATGTTTCATGCAAAAGGTCGTTAACACTAGCATTGCTCTAATTTATGTAAAGCTAGTTATCATAAATAAAGGCTTTGACATCATCTGTACCATTTGGAAATATTCTGTTACCGTTTTGGTCCTACAATTGCGATAGTTGGTTATTATCTGTAATGTTGATTTTAATAGGAGTGTCCTTGAATAAGGTATTCTCTAATGATTCTTTAAGATTGAATAATGTACTAGTTAAACTTTGGGTTGGAGGATTGCCCTACACATCTACTCCAGTAGAATTAATAGTTATTCCAGAATCTGTTAGAGATTTTATGTAGGCAGTATAATTGCCATCGTTGTTTTTAGTACTTCTTTCTATCAAGTATTGCTTAACTGGAGCATTATTAATATCAAAAATAATTTTCCTTATAGCCTCATAATCTGCATCCTCCATAGTTCTTCCCTACATGGCATTAATAGAGTAGCCGTTTTCTGTCATTGCATATAAAAATATTCCAATTTTCTCTGGCAAGTCTAGGGAGGAAATATCGATTCCCTTTTGTTTATAAAATGCCTATATTTCTGACGGCTTCTTATTAGTAATAAGGTTATGTTCCTAAGCAAGCAGCTTAGTTTTAGGACCTATGGGATAAGCTATAGAACTAATAGTCTATCCAGGATTTGTTGGAAACTCTAAATGAACATATCTCTTTCCGTCAGAACTTCCTAACATCTGCTTCAATTCTATCTTGGTCTATTTACTAACATTGGCAGAACGGTTAAAACCTTCAACTGCTAATTTAGCATCTTTGAGAGATTTAAATTTAGGAGGGTCATATAAGTTAGGACTAATAACGCTATTACTAACAATGAAGATATTCTCTCCACTTTCATTAAGATGATTGTATATATAGTAACCCTAATATTGTCCATTATCAACACCATCTTCGTTTACTGGAGTAAAAATGTTCATAGTATCATACCCAAAGTTAAACTCATCCTTTAATACTCTACCTATTCTCCTTAATTTAATCTTATCATCGTTAGTAAGCTTCTTTCCCATATAGCTGTAAACTATCTAGTCTTTATCTTGAGATATATCTAAAGCATATAACTAGCCATCAATCTCCACATTCTAATATCCAGAAAAGAATTGCTAAGCATCTTCTAATGTTGCTATATTATCATCATAACTGCTAGATAATTCTAGTTCTCCTAAAGCTCTTCTTTCTTCATTCTTCCTAGATAGAACATTATCGAATAATTTCTTAACCTGAGGTTTAGTAAGTCTTATGCTCTATGGTACAGATCTACCTACAGATTCAACGTGGTAGTTGGATAGTATTATGTCGTTTTTGAAGTATTTCTATAGTAATTCTTCCATCTCCTCAGAGTTAAGATTTATAAATTGCTATTCGCTGACTTCCTAAGAAAATTGGGGGATATAGGTGGCAAGTCCCTTGTATAACTCAGACTTACCAAACTATTCTCTTTTCCAATGTAATCTCCTTAAATATCGGGCTAGGTCAGACTCTGAGTCTTCATTAATTACCTACTACTTATTAAGTTCTCGGCAGAAATCATTTAGCACAGAACCAGAATCTATAATCTGGTCACCGCTCTTAATAAGCTTAGTATAGTCACTACTGTTATTTAGGTAATCTAAAATAAGATGTTTAATTGTAAAAGATTCTGAAGGGGTAGAATCTACCTCTTTAGTAATACGCTCTAAATTCTTTTTGTAATTATTTCTAATAATGTCTAACTTATCCTTATACTTCTCAGATAAGTATTCATCAAGAATTTCATTATCATTTATAACCTATTCGGTTAAATATTTTTTGTGTTCAGTTTCGGCGAAGTTCTATACATCGAATTTGTTTCTAAATACATAGCTTACTACTCCATTCACTACTACTCTTCCCTTTAACATATCCCCGTTGGAGTATGCTTTGTCTACAAGAGTGATTATATAGGGTTTATCAATATCTTTAATTAATTCCGTTTCCTCTGGGTAACGAAGTTTTAAATTCTCGAAAGAACAGTTCCCTATTAGCTGTTTATCCAAGAAGTATTTTTGAGAGTTTTTTACTCTTGTAGATGAAGTCTGCAAGTCGTAAATCAACTACTTTATTTTATGTTCAGGAAGGGTGTCTAGATATTCTACAATATCTTGAAGAGAGTCTAGCTCCTTTTCACTAGACTCTCTATCAATTTTGAAATTATTTTTCCCTCCTATCTCAAGAATTACATCACATTCCATATTAACATAATTTGTAAATAAGCAACCTGTTCTATCTTATATATTGTGATAACTACAATACTCTATCTTTCATATTAGCTTCTCCGGTTCCAGAGAATATAGAATTTTCTCTAAGTCTCTTATGAAGTTCTGGGAACATTACTAATGAGTTCTGTGAATAGTTATATATTCTTTCATCTATTTCTCCCTAAGTAAGACCCAAGTGGTCTAATTGTAGTAGGGATTCTGGCTTACTCATATCATATTTCCAAGTATAATCAGACCTATCATAGTATCTTTTATAGACATCATAACCGTGAGCTGGATTTAGAACTTTTACGTATGGTTCCGTTCTATAATTCAACGCATATGTAGAATACACAGTTGGAGCCATAGCTATTAAAAAGTCTCTCTTAGTTGGCATGATATACTTAAAATCATCATTGTAATCCTACTCTGACATGAATTTATAGTAATCGTACAAAACATTACCCTCACGAACCTAGTCTCTAAATATACCAGTCATATACTTACCTCCTAATCTAGTTCCATTGACAGCTAAGTTATAAAGCATTAATATATCTGCAACAGTATGATTTTTGTCGAAGGATTCAGTAGCTAACTCCTGTATACCTATTAGGTATCTATTATAGGTCTACTTGTTTGGAAGACTCTAGTCTATTTCAAATAGGTTAAGAGCTGTTCTCAGCATACTCTTTCCTCTATTAGAACTCTACACAAGCTCTTTAACTAAGAAGTTATCTGGGTAAGTATTTTTAAGCCATTCATAGAAATCATTTTCTACGAAGTTCTTAAGAGAATCTATGCCGTTAAGAGAATTTATATACAATTCATCAGACCTTACTAAATTATAATTAGAATCATATACCTTAGTATTATCTACTTTAGATATATCTATAGGCTCATCCTTAGATAAGAAATATGAAGTAATTAATATCTTGTCTGCATAAGATATTATGTTCTTGTAATCTTTATCTGATAATGCACTATAGGACAATTCTCCTAAAGAAATTAACTAGTCTACTATCTTTGATTTATTCGCAAATAAATGTCTCTACTATAATGTATAGTTTAGCAAATCTAGATTCATCTTATAGTGTGGTATTCTATTAACTAAGTCTAGTATATTCCAACTTGATTTAATTAAATTGTAATATGTCGCAGCTAATTCCCTATAAGATACTAAGTCACCTTGTCTGGTGTTGTATATAGTTCTAGAGCTTTGAGGTACTATAACCTTTTCATCATTTAAGAACTTGTACAAATCAAAATTTCCGTACAAATCTGTATTCACTGCATCCTATAAGATAGATACTATTTCTACAAGCGATAGTTCTGGATTATTTCCTTGAATATTCTTGATAACCTTTACTAAATCCTTTTCAGTTTTTGTCTTGGTTTGCATCGTAGCAAATATCTCTGGAGCTATAGATTGAAACTCTTCTAAATACTAAAGCAATTCAGCCTTCTTTCCAGAACTACTTGTAGCAGAATCCTCTTCATCAGATAGATTAACAAACTTAGTCTTGTAAGAATCAGAAGGTTTCTTTATTCCCATTCTGCGCTCTCTGGTAGAAACAGTAGCATACATTCTCTTAATAAGTTTAATTAAATCCATATCAGTCTGAGGAATACCTTGATTTAATTTCAGCCATACTGAAGCTAAAGTAGAAGTTTCATTGGCTTCATCAGTAATTCTCTAAAACTCATTCAAGTCTAGTTTAAAATCTAGCATTGAGTAATTGCTATTAGGATGTAATCTATTATAGTCTGCTATCTGGGATTTAATATCGCTAATAATCTAATTAATGTATTCAAATACATAATTAGTGTTCATATTATCAGTCTTAGGAAGTTCATACTGTGATAATGCTTCCATATATTTAGGACTATTTGCAGTTAGTGGTTCAGTTTTAGCCTTAATGAATTTTTGAACAAAATCTTTCAAGGATTTAGACTCTGAATCTTTATATATGTTTCCTAGCTTACTAATTATCCACATATATTCATTATTAGTCCTTCTTGGAGTACGACCTTCCGCCATCATCTCAGACATCATCTCAGCTTCAGCTTCCATAGCTTCAAACTAAGATTCCATAGCTTCTAATCTTTCCTCTGGAGATAAATTATCTTGGGGCTTTACAATTAGTTTAGAGAGGTCTATATCTCCATTTAGTATCTTAATAGCATTAGTTACCGAACTAGATTGATTTTTATATAAATCATTTCTACTATACTTGTCAATTAGCTCTACTACTGGACTTGTCATAAACGCCACAATATCCTTAAGATTGAAGCCCATCATAACAAGATGTAAGTGATATTTAGCTAAGTTGGTCCCAGCGTTAATCTTAGCAAGAATTAATTCCTTAGCATTATCTGTTGCCGCAGAAAGAATCTGAGAAATTAGCTAGTCGACGTACTTATCATCCATATCTATTTGTCCGTCGTAAGTAGAGTAGAACTCCTCTTTAATTTTCTAAGAAAGTTCTGGAGAGGCATTCCATAAATCGGGAATGTGTTTAACCACTACATTCATCAGCTAATCAGTTGCTCTTCCAGATAGTCTACTATAAGAATGATTCATCTTCAAGAAGAATTTATCTTTTTGATTTCCGTTTCTTAATACATTATGATAATAATATGTTAAATTGAACCAGTCCTTTTCACCATTAGCCGCAATACCAATAACATTCTTACCAACCAAGTTTTGATTCTGCATTACATATTTGGTAAGAGGATTCATCATATTTAGCTATTTAGTCTTTGCACCCTTAGGTGATTTATCAGCTTCTTTTTGTAAATCTCTCATTGTGATAGGAGAATATGCCTAATCTCGATTACGTATATTATGAACTACGTTTCTAATATTAGCACTAGCTACATTCTTATATGCCTACTCTCTCTATCTATAACTTACCTTATAATCCTCATGCTTCTAGATTTGTCTAATTAGTCTTCTTTTTTTATCAGCATTAGTTCCAGCAATATAGTTATATCTACCGTTGTTATTATCTATTTTATAAATTAGATTAGCAACTTTTCTTAATCTTTCTGGTCCAGATGATGCCAATATACTGTTTAGTTCGTTCTCTATAGAGTACTACTCTCCCTCAACGACAATCAATTTATTTCCTCTAGGAAGTGGTAAAGTTTTACTTGCATCTACCATCTATTCAGATGAATAATCAAACAATGGACTCCATCCTATATACATACCATCATCACTAAATGATTGTCCCATTACGTATGCTTTATCAATATCGTAGTCAGAACCTTGCAGATAGGTCTAAATATAGCTTACATAAGCTGTGTTAGAAGTATCAGCAGTCCAACCTACACAAACCATAGGCATAAATGACTGAAGTGACTGGGCTGGAATACGAGAAGAAATAAAGTGTAAGGAGGTTAAGAATGACGAATACTATTTTCTATACTATTGTAGATACTCGTAATATCTATCCCGTATTTGTTTATATTGCTCAGAGAAATTATTTCCTATCAAAGCATTTCTTAATTCTATCATGTGTTGCTAGAATCTAGGAAGCTTTCTAATTTCTTCTGGAGTCATTAATACTCGTTTCTTAGACTCTTCATCATATCTCGTATCGTTACCAAAATCTACTAGACTGTTTGCTATGGTTCTCTATAGTCCAGGATTTAATTCCACTCCTGTATTTACCTATATATCAATAAACTTATCTTGAGAGTATATATTATTTAATATTGAAGAAATCTAATGGTATGCATCTGAATTAAGGACATCCTAATCGCTACTTTTCTTGTCTAATGCTCTTCTTATATCCTAAATCGGGGCTATTTTATATAAGGTGTAGTTAATCAGCTAATGTTCTCCATTAACTAGTTCTGCCTTAGTATACTTGTATCTTTTAACATAGTCTATTCTCTGAAGAATATTCTCTACGTTTCCATTCTTATCCTAAACAAGTCTATATCTAGACTTATCAATCTCTTGATTACTCTAATCTAAGACTTTTCCATCTACATACTTCCAAGAAGATTGTATATATTTACCAATCTTTATTCCATCTTGGTGAGTATATATCTCGTTATTATCATTTATATATTCCTAAGTATAATCGAATGGGTCTTCATAAATGTTTAGAGTTTCAACAAGATTACTGAAAGACACCAAGGTATGTTGACCATTATTCTTTACAAAAGCTAAATTATAGAATCCAGCTGGTATTTTAGGAACTTCAGTTTGTCTTCTGAAGAAGTTTTCTCCTTGGTCCATAATATCAGCAAGAGAAGCATCGCCAGTCTGGAATATATCCTTATACATATTACCTAATACTATCTCAGCTTCTGTATTTTCCAAACTTCCAGGAATAATGTCTATAACCTGTCCGTTCAATTCAAACTTTCCTTGGTCTAATAAGTCAAGAACTGCCTAAATCTCAGTTTGTTTAGGTCTCTCAGATTTCGGTAAATTCCAAGAACCTCTAATAATCGGATGGTCATATATAGTCATAAACTTAGGAGTATTATCAACTGGGTCTGTATACTACCATCTAATCAAAGAAGGTTTTAGGTTATTAGGCCTAGTGACACATAACTTAAATTGAGTTCCTTCTAGTTCAGTCCTATTCTTGAAATTGTAATATGTTTCCATATCACTTAAGTCAATAATCTACCCTGGTTCTCCTGTAGGATTAATTACTTGGACTATATCTGTGGGCATAAACCAAGACTTATCTCGTACCTATTCTGCCTACTACTTAGCATCTAGAAATAGGTTAACAAGTTGTCTATTGTACTCAGTAGTATCCTAAGAAGTAATGTTCATATATGGAATAGCAGAAGTATCTATCTTATCAGCAGATTCTCTTATCAAAGTAGCTAAATCGAAGCTAGCAATTCTTCTTTTACGCTCTCCGTACTTATTAGGGTCTACTCCGTTCTAGGCACACCATGCTTCTAATCCATTTCTCAGTTTTCCCTTGAAATCGTTTCTGGCTCTCTTTAATACGTCCTCAAAAAGATATTTTCTATAGGTTTTCGTTTTAGGGTCAAACATTTGAAAGTATTGGACAACATTATATCCTGGTGCCATAACATAACCAGAACCTGGATGTTTACGCTTAATAGACTTAGAATTGATTACAGAAGTGATATTAGTAATAAACTAAGTATAGATGCTAGGATCACTAAATGGAATCTTTAATCCCATAGACGAGTTATCCTTATTAATCTTAAACTCTTTATTTATTTCCTGCTTAAGCTTCTCAGTTAAGTCCATATCACTATTACTCTTAGATTGGACTATCAACTTTCCTACTATCTTATAAAGCTAATACTTAGCTTTACTTGGGTCTACTGCGTAATCTTTAAAGTATCTTTGAATATTAGTTAATTCCTATTCGGAAGCCTAGAATGCAGATTCTGCAAGACCATAGTAAATCTCATTTACTGACTTGAAGTCTTTACCATAAGCTGCACAGGCAGCCACTACCTGAGAGAACTCAGTTAATTCAGAATCCACTACATCGTGGTCAGCATTTAGCTGAATGCCCAATCCCTAGATGTTAACCTAGAATGTATTTAAAGGATTATTATCTAACCACGCATCCGAGCTATTTATGTTTTTTGCTCCGTTCTTTACAGCAGAGTTATTAAATACATATCCAATAAACTTATCTTTAAGAGGCTAGACCACATCTTTAACAGATGTAACTTTAGCATTAACCTTATGACCTACATTAATCACAAAATTAGTTAATACCTGGTTGCTAAATTCGGATGTTACTCCCTTAGCATTAGTACAGTTAATTCCTCCTAATGAAACAAATAATTCATACAAGCTGTCGATTGGATGTAGTCCTTCTGCGTATTCGGTGAAATGTTCTGACTAATCATTAAAGTAGTGATATACTTTATTAGAGCCTTTCCCTAATACAGTTTCTACTGTAAAATACCCAGACCCATCTTTTCCGAAATCAGTTATCTGTACTACTTCCCCAAATTGATTCTTATAGAATAATTTTTCTCCTCCTAAGATAGCTTCTCTAAACCATCTAGAGACCTCTTCTTGGTCGTACATAGTTTGTTGAAACTGATTAATATTCTTAGTTAGGTCGATAGTACCATTCCAACGAATATTATGCATCTTCTTAAACATATTGTACTATGCAGAATTAGATTGTAATGACTATAGCATCATAGCATTAGTTTGTCCAAATGCTGCAAATTTAGCTAAGAACGATGTTAGGTCTTCTGTCTAATCATCCCAAATAGGCTTTCTGTTAGTACCTACTCTCTAGTCTCCAAGTGAGTTATTTTCTAGGATAACTTGAATAGGAGACATCTAAGCACTTCCATCCTAAGAATCTATAGAATCAGATTCTCTAAGATTATTTACCGGAGCTGCCATATCGTATACAACAGCAGCATTAACTTTAGTTGCAACTCCATTAATTAGTCCCGTAAGTGGATGCTACAATGTAGCAGGAATAATAACGTTACGTTTGAACTAAGTTCCTTGCGCCGTATTAATGATTTCAATGATAGTCTTGTCGTAAATATCCTACATATTTGGATTACCATCTAAGTCGTTTATAGCTCTAGCTTTAGAAAACTCCTATATGAAGCGGTCTAAGGATTCAAACTTTATTTTATTTCCAACAAGTAAATTTTCTAATTCCTTGTTAGCAACATTAAGTTTTATAGGATTATCAGCCTATTTAATATTGCCTATAGCCGAAACAATTCTATTAAATAATGTTCCTTTTGCTTTGTCAGGATGATTGATTTCTGTTCCAGATAAACTAAGTCTTAGATTATTACTAAACAATCCTTCTATATAAAAGAATTTCTATAGGAATGGGTTCAATATTCCATCTCTCTCTAGTAAAAGCTCTCCAGTATCTTTATTAATCCATTTATCAGCAAACTCCTTTCTATCTTTAACCTAAAGTATTTTGCTATCTGATAATAGCCTTACTGTCTAAGTAGCATTCTTTTCTTGGAGAGTATTAGAAATCCAAGAATTTAACTCAGAAGTAGAGTCAAATAGTCGGAAGTTTACTCCATATTCTCTAAGATTGTCTAAAAACAATTCCTATTGTTGTCTTAGGAACTTTCTTAGCCTAACTGGGTCATTATATAGTTTTGCATAAAAATCAGTAACCTCGTTAAGGTCACAGAATTTCTTTCTAGACCTGTAATCTTTATCTTTCTCTAGCTCTATCTTATCAAGATTATACTAGTTATACCAATATGCTAAATTAGTTAATTCTGATTCAGTTCTATTTCTTAAGAAAGTTCTAACATTATCTAATCTATTAGACTAAAATATGTCTTCTGCTTTCTTGAATTTCGCTCCCTACTGAGTAGATAAGAAATTTATTAGCTTCTCCATTTTAGCTACTACGTTTGCCTGAATCTAATTGTGTGCAGAGAAGAAGGTATTTTTGTATAAATCAACAAACTCCTAAGAATTGTCTGACATCAGATTCATAATATTATCGCTAAACATTGATAAGGTAGACATATAATTTAGGAAGTTAGTCTTATCAGAATATACTGTAGGCTAGAAGCATATCTTGCCAGTTCTTAAGAAAGAATTATAGAATTTATCCAAGATGGCGTGCTAGAATAGCTCGGAAGAAGACATATCCCTAACCGATTTAACATCACCTATGGGTGTAGTTATTTCACCATCAATTACTGGGTCTATATCTATGGCATCTATATTCTAAACGAATAGTAGAGAAGACGCTGCACCTCCTTGTTGATGTTGTTTATGAAGACGTCTATTTAATTCAGATCCCAATCTCGATATACTATAATTTGATACACTAGCTCCTGCCTTATTGAGAGAGGTTGACCTTACTGACCTACCAGAAGCTTCTACACTACTTCTAGCTAAATCGCTCAGAGCCTTATCTCTAGTTGTAGCTGGTTTAAAGTAAACTCTATTTGCTTGTATATCAAATATATCTGAGGATGGCTTCTTAGATTCTCTATTGAATAAGCTAGTATACTTAGAGTTCTCCATCAAATACTCCTTCATATCCTGATCTCCGGCAAGTTTGATTTGATTATCAATGTCAGCAGTTCTAATTGCTAGCTTAAGAAAATGATTCAGATAATTTTTAGAGAATAAATTATTCTTTGGGTCGTATTTGTATTTATCTTTATACCCCTACAGAGTTTCTAGTCCCTTGTCGGATAAGAAGTTAGTATCTAGATAATAGTCAAACATTTCCAACAGATTGTTAAATACTGTTTCGTATTCGTTTAATAAAGCCTTGTTAGTAAGAACTTTATTGCTAAACTCTCTGATATTAATATCTGCTAAAACATCTAAAATAGGAACTTCTTTACCATTTATAGTAACGGTTGAGTTCTCTAACTCTAGGTTATCCATAGTAGAAAATAAACCCTCTATATTAGAAGCACCTTGATTATATTTAAAACCAAAGGTATACATAGCTCCTTCCTTTCCTGGAAGTTCTACTTTAGAAATAAACTTGCCTGACTAATCAGGAACAGAGGTATAGTTATACTTAGTAAGTCTATCTTCTCCGAGTTTATTTATCTGTCTCATTTTACTCTTGAATGTAATTCTTTCTACAGAGTCAAATAAGTCAGAATCCCAATTGAATTTTTGCTTTACCTAAAAAGCTGCTTTAGAGTATTGTAAATTGCAATCTATATAATTATTATTAACATTTCTATAAATAATAGCACATAAATCTGAAACTGTTTCTAGGAACTTGGTTCCAAATTTCAAGCTATCGTTTACCCTTCCTAATTCTATAGAAATGTTAGAGTTAGGATTGTCTTTATTTAGTACCTCATTATAGAATGAATAGAGAATATTTTTATGTTGTTCTGATAGTAGATTTTCATTTCTCATGAAGTCTATCATTCTACCTCTAGAGTTCTATATGGCCTAAGGCTTAAATAAAATCTCTAATATATCAATAATATTATCTAACACATTAACATTTTGAGTGTTTATGAGGTCTTTTAACACTCCTATAACTGCTTCACTGTTGCTGGTTTCGAAGTTAATATTATTATTTAATATATCTGATAATAAAGACTGCCATGCCTACATAAGAGAGGTCATATCTAAAGTTTGCGGAAGTGGCTAATGTGATTCATTATATTTATAAATGAAAATAGTGTCCAGCATATCTTTCACGTTAGTACTAGTATGAGCTTCACTTCCTTCATTGTTTGCGGTTTCCCATCCAGCCTTCTAATGCGAGTGAGATTCTCTTAATTTGTACTTCTAAGCAGCCTATCTTTGAGGCTCTACATTGTTCAGAAATCCTCGTTCTACTCCTATGCTGCCTCCTAGTTTCTATGCTAATAAATCATCAAACTGAGTTAAAGTAATATAATCATTTACATAGTTTAATAAGTCATCCTTTGGATTTTCTATTTCTTGGATAATCGGAAGGACTTCATCTTTGAAATCAGCCCCTCTTTCTATCTCCTTTAACAACTTATCTTTAATTTCAAGATAATAGTTAGAGAATCTATTTGCTAGAAATAGTTGAGTTTTGGCTTCCGAATTAGTATAGTTAGTGCTATACTTATTATTAAACCATGTATTGAGTTTAGGATTATTTAGTATAGTCTTAATTAGCTATCTATATAAATATTCCTATTGTACCTTATTCTTCTATAAGATTTTATCTTCTAGTTGTTGATTAAACTTTGTGTTTCTATTCGGGTCTTGTAATACATACTTCCTAAAAGTATCTATGACATAATAGTACTAGCTGGAATTTAACATTCCGTTACTATACATACTAGTAATAGACTGCAAAGTAGAATCATTTGGAAATTGTTCTTTTAGATGACTAAGAATACTCTCAAACTTACTCTCCTTATAATCCACAATTCTTTTATTAACTTCTTCAGAAGTTAACTCATATTTAGTTTTTAGGTAGTTATTATAGATTAACTTTTGTTTTAATTCTCTTCCAAAGCTATCAGTTACTTCCTAAATGAGACCTGTATTAATTGGTCCATATATCTCAAGTAGAGCGTCTTCTACTTTCTGTAATTTTCTCGCTTCCTTATTTTCATCAGTTTCCATTTCCTTTTCAGTCTCAGAAACCTGAGTTGTCACCTCTCCGACACTATTCATGTCGAAGAAAGTTGACAACACAATGTTTCTAAACTTCATGGCTTTCTCTGGTAATCTGTCTAAAGAAGCGTTAGCTAAACCACAAACTATGTTATTAACATCGTCAATGAAATCTCTGGAAGTCTCGTCAAGATTTTCTGAATCAGTCAAGAGTAATCTCTTATCCTCTCCATCCTTAGATTTATATTTAAATTCCAAAGTTTTTATGATTCTGTCTTCTATCCCAGGTCTATTAATTTGACTGTATAATAACTTTAAATCTGAGGCTAATTGCTAATAACTCTTTTTGTCATATTTAACATTACAAGCTGCCATAGTCATTTATTTATTAAAAACAAGTAGTATCTACATATAATAGATAGTCAGATAAACTCCATTTTAAATCTGAATCTTCTAGCTGTTCTATCTTATCGTTAAGAGTATCTTTCATACTTACTAATAGTTCAAGGTAACTTTCGACATTAGAAGAATTTGCTAATGTTTGCACTTCCATATCCTCCTAGAAGGTTTCTTCTAGCTAGTTCAAGAAGTCTGAGTGAGTCATTATATCATTTCCCATTGGGTCTACTACCATAGAATTAAATGACTATCCAGTTAATTCCTCTATAGAATTAGTCTTATTAGGAGTCATAGTAATATACATATCTCCAGTGTCTAAACTTAATTCTCCTGTATTACCATTAACATCAGTATATGTTACTTTTCCACTCTCGTATTTAACATCTTTAATAGTAGATTCTCCAATCTACATATTCACAAGTTCTACTATATTATCTACAGAAGCCCCATTCTTAAAGAAGTTTATAAGCTTTCTGTTGTTCTATATAGTAACGTACTCCGAGTAACTTTGTTCATTATCTTCCTTACCGTTATTCATTACCCAGTTTTGGAATCTCATTCTATCCTCTTCGTCTATTATCTATGAAGAGTAGCCTAATTGCTCCTGTATAGGATTCTCCACTTTAGTTTCCTCTTTCAATTGTCTCTTTCCTCCATCCAATAGCTTAGATAAATTTAGAGCAATACCGCCAGAAATTACATCAACATCAACATCGAAATACACAGGATTAGTTCCGCATCTTAAGAACGCGTAATCTTTTCCATTCTGACCTCTTACGTTAATTTGTTTGTAGTCCTAACTAGTTTCCAAATCTGGGTCTACAAAGATTCCATATTTGAATGGAGCTTCTTCTGTATAAGCATGAGGTTTTTCTATACTCTCTACAGTACCATGGAAAATTAGATTGAACATATTAAATAATGTATTATCATTTCCTCTCTTTTCCAACATACCGTCTTTGAATAAAGACGCAACATCAAAATCAAATTTATCGGTGTTATTTTTGGTATCAATAGTGCTAATGCTGATTAATCCGCTAGCTCTATTGTTAGTCTAATATATTCTAGATTTAGAAGCTATAGCAGAAATAGCTTTAGGGAAGAAGCTAAACATAGACTCTGCAGGGATAGTAGAAGTAGAGATTATATTACCACTTTCATCTGTTTCTCCAATAACTATATTCTTGTTATTAGTATGAATAAGCCCAGATAAGTTTCTTCTCTATTCACTTTTTCCGATATATTCATTAGTTGCATAATTAGAACCGTCAGCCTTAGCTAATCTTGTAGCCATAGGTTTAAATTCCAATCCAGCTCTCTTGAATAATTCAGGAGGCTCGTTAGCAGTTAACTATTCTAATATAGAAGATAATATGGCATGATATTTATGCGCATATTCTTCTTCGATAGCTAACATATTAGCTTCTCTCTTTCCGTATACACTAGAATTGCTAACATCAAACGACCTTACATATCCTCCGACGTTTTTACTAGTTAAGTCAATTCCTAGCCTAAAAGTAGGTATATCCTTACAATATTCCTAGTTAAACTTTATTAAGTTTTCTAAGTCCGCAGCAGTAACCTTATATCTATTTAAGAGCTGTTCCACCTAAGGACTTTTAGCACTTAGTTTAGTTTCCCAATTCTTTCCAAACAGATTAAAGAGTTCAGATTCTACCTTGCTTATATCTAATACTTTACTACTATCATATCCATTTTCAGACTTCCACTTATCTAGCTAAGATATAAAGTTTTCCAACCCTGCTCTGAAGTTCCACATGGCAGTAAACATTCTTACTCCTAGTGTATCCATTCTCCAAGGTTTCTTAGATTTCTCCCCTTCTCCAGTTAGCTAACTTTGTATTCTATGAGTTATAAGCTCAGTGAAGCTTAGTCCATGATTATTTAAGACTACCATTCTAACTTCTGGAGTATGAGTATCAGGATTTCTCTTCTATTCTATATATCTATCAGGAAGTTCTTCTGGTGTAAGATTTGTATTAGCCGATACAAATACTACAGCCTTGCCGAAGATAGATTCAGAAACTTTTCCTTTCAATATATCTGATTTATTTCCTAATATATATACTGGAGACACCACTTTACGTTTATCAGTATCTAAGAAATTATTATAGTCTGAAATATAGTTACCATCCTAGTCTACTCTATTATTTTCAACAGTAGCTATACTTAAAGTTCCTCCAAGTCGTCTTGGAGTTTTTCTTTTAACTAATCTAGTAGTCTAGTGAGATTCATACATATCCGAAGTAAGTTCTATAGAATGTCCCTCTGGATGTTCTTGTACTATCCTTCTTATAAATTGTTCATACTGTTTTACTGACTCGCTAAGGTTATCTCTAAATCTCTCTGCCTTAATCTTATCAGCACCAGTTATTTTCCCGTCCTTTATTTTCTAATTTATCTTATCCTTAATTGCCTACTATACGTTAGGCTTTCTTAAATTATTAAAATCAGAAAGTAGACATATATCAAATACAGCAGAGAAAGGATTATCCTAAATAGTCTTACTTAGTCCGTCTAGTCTACAAGTAACAGAAACTATATATGAAGTTCCATCTATGTCTATATAAGTAGGCTTAAGGTCAGTACCTATTCCGAAGTTGTCTGCATCTGTAGCTTTTCTTACCTCTAATTGAAGTTTTCTATTTTTCCAAGCTTCACTAAATCCTAATAAGGAGGTTAATGCTGGGTCAGTTACATTACCTCCGAATATAACTGAACTTTGTATTTTAGTTATAATATCCTAGTATCTTTGTTTATCTACTCTTTTAGTAATAGGCTCAGTACCATCATATATGGCGTTGATATTTCTTCTCACTGAAGTTCTTTCTCCTGGAAGCCACGCAGGATATACTCTCTAAGAACCATCTGGATCAGTCATTGTCTCACGTAATCCTGTAATAGGTACTACCGTGTTAGCTTCTATTAGAAGGTCAGATAGTTCTGATACTTCTATATCCTATCTTTCTGCAGAGTTCTACTCCACAAAATCCTTATAGACTTCCTATTTAGCATCTTCTAACTATTGTTCAACCTGCTATTCTGTAGCTTCTGGGTTGAACTCAGGGGTTTTCTCTACTACTGGAGATATAACCAATTCCTCTCCTTCTTCTTTAACTTTGGGTTCTTCTTTTACCTAAGGTACTTCTTCCGAAGTTGTCTAAGATAGGTCTAATTTGTCTAGAGCCTTAGCATAATTATTTCTGAATAACTCTACTTGTCCTGCTAAACTAAATCCGGCAGATTTCATATCATCCTAGACATTTGCTCCAATTATCCTTGGAAGCTCTGGGTCTAAAAAGATAGAAGCAGTTTTACCTCTAGACATTAAGGTATAAAATCTCTTCAAGAATGGAATAGATTCCCTAGGATTATTTAAATCGACAGACAAGTCCATATTATCTATTATAACATAGTCAAATTCTTGTCCCTGCATAAATTTCTTTCCAGGAATAATCTTTTCAGTAAGAGGTTCTCCCAAGTTAGTAAATCCTTCAGACTTTAATCTCTAATAAACTGGAGAATTAACGTCTCCTATGAATCCAATACTAGCATCTTTATGATTCGATAATGGCTTGATAATATCTTCTAGTCTAGCTCCTAGTAAGTCTCCATTTATATCATCTTCTTTATTATATACTCTGAGATTTAGCTTTCTAATGAGATTAGGAAGCTTAGCTTCTAAATCATGCCAGAGCTGATTATCTCCAGATTCCTAAATATCATTTATAGTATCTAATAATGATGATACCTTGTTATTATTACTTTGTTTCTATATGTTAGCAGTTCTTAAAGATTCCTATAACTTAGAAGTTCTAGTGGCAAAAATATCAGTAGGTGCAAGATTTCCAACCTATCCATTCTAATAACCAGATTGATTAGAGTCACTAGCTAAGAATACTGTTCCCCCAACTCTATCAGCGTACTCATCAAGTAAAGCTATCTATAAGGTATTCATATGAGCAGCCTCATCTACAAACACTAAAGGAGCTTTTATATCAGGATTAAACTTTATTTTGTCGGGCTTTAAATCAATTTTCACCCCAGAGAATCCAGGTTTTTTATACCGTTTCATAATAAAGTAGTCGGTCTCTACAGAGTGGTCAGGATTCTCAGACTTATTTATTTCTGACGTAGCTTTCTCAAAGGCTTCGTTTATTTTGTCCCAGTTGGGAAGTATCTTATCAAAGATATTAGAATCTCCTTCAATAGTATAAGAAGTTCCTTCATTCAGAGAGTTCTGTAATTTAACAGCCTAAGAAGTAGTAGGACCAATCACTAATGCAGCCTATTCATAGAATCTTTGCCTTATGTTTTTTAGTACCACCTCCGTTTTACCGGCACCTGCTACTCCATTAATATATACAACGTTAGGAGTTATGGTTCTGTCGGGATTAACTAAGCTAGCTAACGCTTTAAATCCTGCTTTATAAGCCCTAGTATGTGCAGCTTCTCCTAGTCTGGAAATGTTTTGCTATACAGTAAGTGGAGCTATATCTTCATTATCTTTAACAGAATTCTAAACAGATCTATAATAGTTGGAAGGATTATCAGATAATACAGATAGTATATATAAAGCCTAATCATACTTAGTAAATCCAGACAAAGATTCATTTAATTTACTCGTTGATTGCTTTTCTAAGTCTGTATAATTTCCTAAATATTTCTTCCAAAAGTCTGAGTTCTGGAAAAATTGCTCTGGAGTCCAACCAGTATCCTTTAATATCTTGCTAAAGTTATTATGAAGAGTTTGTTCAAAACTAAATAGCTGGCTTAACTAATTTTCAGGGTCATTATCAAATGGAGGGAGCGCATCTATACCCTCAGTTAAATCATATTGTTTATCTCCTACAGTAAATTGAAATGAAAGACCTTTTCCTATGTCATATCGTAGATTATTCACAATACTCTCAGTATCAACCAACCTTCTAAGTTTGTTCATACTGTTATTTTCAGAGATTCGTTTCCATAACTCTATTTCAGTATTAAGATTATTAACTTCATCCTATAATACCTAAGCATACTCCTAACTTATCTCTGGAAGAGGTTCCCATTCCCTAGTCAATTCTGCTCTATGAGAATTTGCAAATTCGTTTATCTATTTATTCTGTCCAAAATAATTAACCCCAGTTGGAGAAGTGGAAGCAGAATAAATATATGCTTGAAGTAATTCCAAAGCCTTTTGCGCATTCTTTAACTATTTAGCCTAAGTATCATTTAACTCAAATGCATCTACCTTGTCAGCTGACACATAATCCTTATATACCTAATCTAGTATATAATTCATGTTAAATATTTCTTCCTGACTATCAGACATTTCTTTTGTTATAGAAGATAAGATAGTTTCTAAAGGACTATGAGAATTGACTTTCAGTTTATTATAGAAGGAATAGACTGGATTTTTCTATATCCTACTAGCTAGAGTATTAGTATATCTAGTCAGGGTGGCTATCTATCTCTTTACTACTTCTCCCGAAGTTTCTCTTGGATCACTAGCGTTATTAGTAAGTAATTTAAGTTTAGAATCTCTTCCAAATTTTATAGGAGTTGCCTATAATGCCGCACTCAGTACTTCTGGTAGAGCAGAAGATTTTGCAGCAAAGTACTAATAGATTGCAGATTCTGGATCACTAAGACCTTTAGTTAAATCGTCTATAGTTAGTATATCACCTACAGCCTGTCCTTCCTTTAACGCAAATTCCTATCCAGCATAACCACTAAAATTATTTAAAATATCTTTAATTGTCTGAGATTTAGTTTTAAATTCTAATGGAATAATATTATACAGTTCTAGCTTAGCTGCTTCGGTTTCTTCATCGGTTTCAGCATTATCATATTTTTCTTTGGCACTCAGTATATTATTTACCAAGTCCTCTTTATTTTCTAGATTAGTAGCATTAATTTTATTAACTATTTCCTTTATAGATTTGGAAGAAACAGCAGAATCTACAGACATTAAAGTTTGTAGACTCGGAATAGTATCACTCAACAGAGTAACTAAACTATTTGCCTACTCTTTAACTAGAGAATAATGCTTATCTTGTAGTCTCTCTTGTATATCATCAATGTTAGATAGGTCCTCTTTTAAATCCTGTAATATTGTTCTATAAGGGGAAGAATCAAATTTACTGCCCTAATCAATAAATGGATACTACATCTCTCTTCTAATAATATCCTTAAGTCTATAGCGAATATTCTACATTATAGTTCTGTTAGTAGAGCTATCTATAGAGTAATTGATAGGTCTAAGTATATCGTCGAATTGTTGTATATAATCAGCTAGTATCTAATTATTTAAATCAAATACTCTTTGTTGTCTCTAGTAATATTTCTAAACCTCGTCTGGAGTAGTTGTATTATTTCTAGCGTTATACTCTTCTTCAGATTCTTCTATTCCATTCTAGTCCATAAGTCTAGAATCCATAGTGTAGAAGGGCTTAGCGTTTAAGTATTTGTCTAGAGATAAATCCTCCTTGTCATAAAGCTATTTTAAAGAGTTAAATATTCCTTTATACTAGTTAGCGTAATCCTACTAAGCTAGCATCTGAGGAGATACTGCCTTCTCTAAAGCCTTATATGCTAAGAATGCTTTGTCTAAGTCTTTAAGCATAACATCCTTAACATGGTCATTCCACTAATCGTTTAATTCCATCTATTCCTTAATGGTGAACTCTTTATTGGGGTCTATCTTATTAAGTAACCACTAAGTCCTATTTAATCCAAGAAATGCTGAGTTAAGAACAGGGTCTAACGCAAAATTTAACTTTCTAGTATAATCTAACGAGGTATCTCCGGATAAAAAGTCATTTATTCTCTTCTAGGCATTATCTACAGCATTCTAGAAATTCTGTAGGTTTGTAACCTTAGCCTACTTCTCTGCATCCGTAGGAGAGTCAGTTATTCTACCTTCTAGGGTTCCATCAGCCGTGTCAGCCGCTTTATTGTATGCTTCCTTAGCTTGTAATAACTAGTTCTGAAGCTTAGAAAACTCCTAATAGTATCCAGTTACATGAGAAGCATTTTTGTATCCCTAATATCTAGCTTCCTATAAAACCATTTTGTCAAATAGCTAGTCCTAGTTAAGCTTAGTTCCACTTCCTACTATAGCAGCTTCTAGAGAATTAATTTTTTCTAGAACTCTGTTACCTACCTATTGGTTTTGAGATTCTTCACTTTTATCAGTGCTCAACCATGTTATGTTTCCAGCTTCATCCTAAGAATACTGTAATCCAGAAATCTTAGTATTTCCTGCGCGACCTTTAGACACATAACTCTTAACAAGATTTCTTAATTCCTAAGCTCTGCCATCATTAATAAGAGCTACTAAATCTTTGTCTCTAGTTTTATTGAAGCCCTTGTACTTCTCAACTCCGTAAAACAAACCTCCACCGACAGCACCTCCAATAAGAGACATAGAGTATCTTTCAAGCATATTCTCAAATGCTCCAGTATCTTTAACGCTCTTATCATATAGACCTAAGTCTCCAAGTAGAGAATAGGTAGCCTTAGTAAGGTCAGTTACTAATTCCTCACTAACCTCTTCAAGACCCTCTCCAAGAGCTTTACCAACTCCTCCCAAATTGTGGTCTTTTAAATTTTCAACAAATGTCTCAGCAGCTCGCTTTCCAAATGTAGCACCTTTTCTAAACCAATTACCTGGACTTTCTTTAGTTCCGGCTTTATATATTTCATCAAAAGCTTCTTTAAGCTCTTTCTTAACAGCCTAACGTCCTTGTTTAATAGATTCTGCCGTAAGGTCATCATAGAACACTTCTCCTAAGTGTGCGAATTTGTCTACACTAAACATAGCCGCAGTACTTCCTAAAGCTACCCAAGCAGCTTCTTTTTTAGTAGCACCTCTTTCAAGCATATCTGCATAAACATCAGTATTAGAGATTAAAGCCATATATGCTAGTGCTAAATCAGCTCCAAGCCTCTATTTCTTTTTCATTGTTTCCAATACTGGGTCGTAATACTTTTTCATGCATAGCTATCCTAGAGTAGACTATTTCCATAGTTCATCAGTAGGAGCCTCTAAACCTTTTAAACTTCCTCCTACTTTAGACTTGTAAAATTGGAATGCCTAATCTTCAGCTTTCTTCAGAGCTTTCTTATCTCCGAACCAATTTACAGCTTTAGCTATCTATTTCTGCTATCCCCATTGTAGTGCAACATCAGAAATTAAATTTGCTAAATTCTCAAAAGAAAATGTGTGCTCTTTACTCCACGTAGAGGTAGAAGTAGATAATGTCTCTCCTTTTGCAGCCAGCTTGTTCATCCATCCTGGAGTTTCGTGGTCTCCAGACCCAAATAGGTTAGTTGCAACGCTATGAAGCATAGGAAGAGTCTTAGTAAGTTCTTTAGCAACTATAGCTTTATAATAGTAAGGGGCTGCTGGAGTAAACATAGGCGCTATTAATGCGATATTTTTAGCAATTACTCCAGTCGCACTTTTTTCCAAATCGTCAGAATCCATGAAGTCTATTTTGTTAAGAGCTGAATCTTCTTTAGTTAGAATATCAGCTGCGGACAAAACAGTTTTGCCTATTGGAGAACGACCATTTAGTTTCTCGTAATAATAGGTTCCTTCCGGATTTAATTTATATTCACCTTTTTTATGTTTATTTCCTTGCTCATCTACTTCATCCTTTTCGTATTGAGCAAGTACCAAAGGTTCTGAGAATAGGTTCTTTATCCACTTTGCTGGACTACTAAACAAAGCGTAATCCTCTGGAGTAGAATCTTCAAACTTTCCTGTCTCTGGATTGAATATTCTCTAAGATTGAGCTATTTCCTATTCAGACTTAGTTCTTTTACTTGTAGTTCTCCAACCTTCTACACCAATCTAAACTCTATCAGGGTTATAGTTTGGTCCTAATGTAAAGTTATTTTCTTTGACCTTAGCATTAGCTCTATTGCTAGCAGTATCAAAGGCATCTAATTCTATTCCAGTTGGAAATTCATTATTCTAAAAATCTCTCCATCTGGATGCTTGCATTTCATAAAATCTGTCAAACTTTTCTTTAGAGAATTGTCCATTAGCATCCTTAAATGCTGAATTATCCTTAATAAAGTTTGATTTTAAATACTAATCCTTGCTTAGAAATTGAGTATTTTTAGTATTTAAACCTCCAATTGAAACTAAATCATCTATATCTAAGGTAGGATTACTTAAGCTTGATAATATCCAATCGTTTTCAAACATACTTAATTATTTAATAGTAATGAAGGGTCGGCTTTCTAGAAAGTCACGTCTCTTCTTTGGTATTCTTTCTCTAATATCTGTCCAGTAGTTGTATCAATATTTTGATTTCCTCCCAAAGCTGCTGCCATCTTATTCATATTTAATGGGATGTATATATTTCCCTTAAAGATGTGGTCATAACCATTTATAAATTCTGGCATTAACCATTCTGTCCAATCATATTCATCAATATCTGGATATTGTGTTTTATCTCCAGTGCCAACTGCTAAGCTAGTCTTCAATTGCTAAACCAATTCTGGAGACTATTTAACTTCAGTAAGGAATTTATTTTTCTTATCAATCTCTACCATTCCGTCTGTAGTCATACCAGAAGCTACTATAAATGGAGCAAATTTAGACTAGTCTAATTCACCAGTAGGTGTAATTAAAGAGTTTAAGTTAGGATACTTTTCAGTATCACCAAAAATCTTTAATCTGTCTTCATTAGTCTGGGAACTAAGTAGAAATTCTGCCTATGCTTTTGAATACTCCTCTAATAAAGAAAAATTAGGAGAACCATCAGAGCGCACAGGAAGATTAACTCTAAGCAATCCCTTGCCATCGTAAGTTATATTTAATAGAGAGTCTAAATCTACTTTCTGGTCTCCAAAGTACACTCCACTATCTGCATTAATGATAGAGCGTAAACCTGAATCATTAAGAAGATTTTCCATAGAAGTTCTACCTATATGGTTTCCTTTAGTATCTTTGACTTGTTCGTATGCAGTCCCTTGCACAGTCATTCCGATTCCAGACTTATTATCTAGCTAGTAAATAGTATCATGTCCTCCATGACTAGCCTATATCATAGTAACTAGGTCTGCATCTAAACTGTCTCCAGTTCCTCCTTTTCCCTTAGAGCCAGAAGTCGGTTCATCAAGGTCTAGTGAAAAGTCAGCAGTTGAACTTAGTTTCGAATTAATTAGTGTTTGCACCAGTTCTACAGCTTCTGCATCAGTTCCATTTCTTGTCTTAGTTTTCAATAATGTTTTGGCATTTGCTGGTAAAGTTGTATATATATAATTAAGAGCTGCCTATGCTTGCATAGCCTAACTCTTAGTTAAGAGTTTTCCTTTATACAAATTGTCTACAGTAGCAGTATAATTTCCAGACTATTGCTGAGCATTCATAAACTCTTGTAGACCGTTAATTAGTTGAGACGCCTATGTTCTAACAAATCCTTCATTAGATTCTGAAGTAGTTCCAAGGTTTCCTATACTATCCTGAATCATTTTGGTTACTGATTCTATACCTATACCATTTTTTACTACTTTAAGCAATTCGTTATTATTAGCTAACTAAGGAGATTGCGCTCTATAATAGAGCAGTTCTGAGTTAGTTAATGGCTAATAGTCAGGATTTTCCTTTAACTATTCTAAAGATAATAATTGAAAATCTCCTTCATTATTCATACAGAATAGCTGTCCTCTATCTGTTACAGCATATTCATTAATGCCTCCATTTTTGTTCACTGTAGAGAAGGCGTCATCATATTCTTTTCTATTGAAATTGGCTATTTTCATCTAATTCAGTGCCTAGAGGTATCTTGACGCAATATTGGAAGTACTTGGGAATGGACTATATTGTTGGTCTATATAGAAGTTCTATAGAGTCTAAGTAAGTACAGCCATATCGCTTGGAAGTCCATCTAATTTTTCTAACATCTTTAGCAAATCCTTGTCAGTTAAGTCGGCACTCTCTTGATTATTATCGCTAGGAGCTACAGAAGCTCCAGCGGTTGCCCCACCAGTAACCGTTACTGGTTGATAAGAAACAAGAGGGGGAAGGGCATTCCCCCCTTGCTATAGTTTCAGTATCATTTTATCATTGAAGCTTTTATAAGTCCATATAAACTTTTAGATAATCTATCTAGAGTTTTTTCGTTTCTGTCAATACAATCCTTGATTTGTTTCTAAAATCTCTCAGCATCTGCAGTTTTAGCTTCTATTCCTGCAACAGCTATTTTAGAACCATTCTTGGCCGAAATGACTCCTCCTTTCTTTACAAATGAAATAGAGGCAGACCATGGAGTGTTTGGTACTCCGGCTTTTCCAGACCATCTTGTATTAGGAATATTATAATGCTGTCTTAGCTAATCAGTTTCTACTCTAGAAACCTTCTAAGCTGCTAGCCTATAAGAGTTAAACTCCTAAGTAGATAAGCTAGAAGGATTAGTTCCAGATAGTACTTTATTCCATACTGTAAGCTCTTCAGGAGTCAAATTAGCACCATAATCGTTAGGAGCATAATTAACTGCATTATGAATATCTGACCTTGCAAAATTATCAGCTAATGCTTTATTTTCCTATTGCTTAGTTCTAGCATCATATTCCAACTACTATCCAAAGGTATCCCAGATATTAAACTTTTTAGATAGGTAAGCCTATTCAAATTTACTCTTATCTTGGTCAGCTCCCCACTACTATGCTCTATTAAACATAGCCGTTTCATGTCGGTTAGCAGCATTTTCTTTTTCTTGTTGCCAAGCTAATTTATCATATTGTCGCTAAGTCTGATTACTCTTTTCTTTTCCGGCTGTTCTAGCTTCTTGTCCCTAAACTTCCGCTTGTAATTGTGTAGCAGTCTACAGACTTCCATCAGAAGTAATAGGTCTACTAGCCAACCTTCTAAGATTAGCGTAATTTCTCTCTCCCTACATTTCTGCATCTAGGTCACTTCTAGTATAACGATGTACCTAGAATGGATCTTTTAGCAGCGGAGTTACTGATGCTTTAGCTAAGTCTGTCATTCTTCTATTCATTCTGTCGGCATATACTGCCCTAGGAAGCCCGTATGCAATAGTAGGATTAATATTTCTTAAAAAAGAAAACATCTCTCTCGTATCGCCTTCTTTTTTAGGTTGTTCAGGCCCAATGACAGTTGTAGTACTTGCAGGTTTGGTGGGTTCTGTAGGCTATTCCGGAGCAACAGGTTCATTCCATATAGCAATATCGCCATTTGCCTTTTTGTATACATATCCTACATTTCCTCCTCCTAAATCTATCTTATGTACTCTAGCTTTCTTTTCTTCGTCAGATAGTGCGTCAAACTCCTTTTCGTATCTATCCATTCTTCTTAGCCATGTAGATGAACCGACTACATCATCGAGTTTAGGATCATATCCTATGTTCCAAACATCATTAGAATTATTACTTCTGTTTCCAAACATATTTCTAAACAACCTATTGTGTTCGGAAGCACCTGCCTATCTGTAGGCTCTTTCCTAATCCCAATATCCTCTAATTTTTGCAGCATTGGCATTATATCCATTTACATAGTCTTCAAGAGATTTTCCCTAAAATGCGGAATTGTAATAGGACTATAAATCTTGTCCCACTAGATTAGACTATGATGTATACATCAGGTTTTTATAGAACGGAATTGACAAATCTCCTGCATTCCCATGGGACGCATTCTAATTAGTTATACTTACTCCTGCCTTAGAAGCATCTTTAGAAGAGTCCCAGCCTGTCAGACTTTTCTAGTTATACAGATTGGTAAACCAATTATTATTTAATGCATATTGAGTTGCTTTTCTAGCGGTTTCTGTTATCCCTCCGCCATCGAACTTTCTCACTCTATCGAGAATACCACCTTCCTCTCTCTTAACAGTTCTTCTATCGTCTCTAGAAGTTTTCTTTTTCTTATTAGACTACTTATGAGGTAAAGGTCTATTTCTTAATGCATCTTGCATAGCATAATACCCTTCTCCAAATAACTAGTTATAAGTATTTTGTTTGTTTCTTCTAGCTGCTCCAGTAAGAGGTTTTTTATACTATGGAACTCCATACATATTAAAGTATTGTCTAACATTTCTGTAAGCTTCCTAAGCCTATAGTCTTGCTGTTCTTTCTGGATTGCTTTCTATAGCTCTCTAGATTCGAGTGTCTCCAATATCTCGTCCTAAGCGCTCTCTCTATGCTCGTTCAAGACCTTCTCTTATTCTCTAGCTATTAAATGGAGTAGTCTAAGGTTTAGGAATCTCTATCTACTACCTTGGTATTATAGCTGGAGGATTAGTTATCGGCGGTCTAGATGGGTTAACAGTGGGAATAGCTTTAGATAACCCCATTATAAACCTAGCTTCTTTAGCATCTGGAGACACTATAGACCCCTATCCAGTAGGAACTGCTAATCTTTGCTATCTAGTAGCCTCCGCGAGTTCGTCTTTAGCTCTTTTTATATCATCCTCAACTGAGTTAAACTTTCCGTCTTTCTTATCCTATTTATATCTAGCCAATCTAGCCTAGAATGAATTATCCTCAGCACTACCTGCTCTATTAGAACGTCTCTAATTTAGGGCCTCTATTTCTTGCTAAGTAAGTTTTCCTTTTCCTGATTTAACTCTCTGTCTATTGATAGTAGCTATTTCCTAAGGAGTTAACTTACCTGTCTGAGAACTTAGATTTCTTAGTCTGTCGAAATTACTAGCAGTTGTCTATTGAGAAGGTTTCTTCTTACTGTTACCCTCTTTTTTCTACATTCCTCTAAATAGTCTAGATTTCCAAGGTTGTTTCCAATTAAATTCTCTTCCCTTAAATTCTCTCTATAATTTCTGACCTCCAGTTAATTCTGAGAACAGTTTATTCTATGCTTTTAATCCTTTAGTTTCTCTTAATTTATCTAAATCTTCCTTAGAAATAGTTGCCATTCTACCTGTAGATGTTTTCACATCTGCAACGTCTCTTTGAGTAGTTGCTCTACTAACAGCACGCTTTCCACCCTTATACCTAGCTTCACCACTTATTGCCTATAAACCAGTTACTAAATTCCTCCAATCATCCGCAGACATATCGGAAGGATTAGACATTAATTTGTTAAAAGCATCAGCGGAGTGCACCATTCCGTAAGCCTACAAAGTTCTCATAGCTAATTTGGAAACTGGTTTTAATACTCTGACGATTTTGGCAGCTTTTCCTGTGGCTCCCATACCAGGAATTAAACCAACTACGTCCATTCCCAAACCATAGAGAGCATTTCCGGCAACATCCCATCCAGACATACTTTCATCTGCGATGTCAGCCCCTATATTAGTTAGGGTACTTCCAATTCCAAGAACTCCAGATGCTACAGTTCCATACCCAGGAATAAAAGCTGCTGCCGCTGAAATAGCATCTGCTGCTGCAGTTCCAAGTCTTACCTTATCTATAGTAGAAAATCCTTCCTCCATAGGTCTTCTCTCTGCAGCTTCTACCTATTCTCTAGTCTTTCCGGTTTCTTCTACCTTCTAGTCTATACGTTGCTATTTTTCAGCTTCTTTCTAAGCCTTCTTCTGATATTCTTCTGTATATTTTAGGAGTCCTCCAAGCTAATGTTTTTGTACATCCTTATTTCGTCTATCATATTCCGCGTATGCCATCTTCTTCTTAAGCTCTTCATTGAGAAGCATAGATTGTTCCTCATAATGTCTTGTAATTGGGTTGTATGCAATATATGACCAATTATCATAATTTTCAGAGCCAGGAACTACATAGTAGCCTGTGTCTCCTATCTTATCAGTTAGCAGATTGCTTTGAGCAGCCCAATCTAAATTGTTAGCAATGTGAGCTGCAGTAACGTCTTTCTATCCCTATAGTATATGCTCTTTCCCCCTTATTGCCGCAGCTAGTTGTGGGAAATTTATATATTCTTTAACTGCAGACTATAGCGCTTCCGTATTACTTCTGTCTACGCCATATTTTGTAGCAGCTCTATCATACATAGTATTAGGGTTATATGATAAAGCAATTGCCTAACTCTTTATTGTACTATTGAATGGATTCTATTTCTAGTAATCTGCAAAGAAAGCATCTCTTTGTCGATTATACTAATCCTACTTTTCCTCTTCAATGACAGCTCTAAGTTCATCATCCCTTCTTCTCTAAGCTAATTCCTAAGCTGATTGTTCAGCCTATCTCTCTAATTCTGATTGTTTAGCTTGAGGTTCTTCCGTACCAGTAGAGAAAAATTTGCTAAGAAATTCATTTCCAATTCCAGCCTGGTTTAAGGCTATAACATCTTCGGAATTATATCCATTACCCAGATTTTCTGCAGCAGCACGTAATCTAGATACATAAGTATCCCTGTCTTTGAATGGAGTAGAAGAAAAATCGTAATCTCCTATATTATTAATATAGTTCTCTATCTGCTCCTTCAAATAGGCAGCTCTATTTGTTGTGCCTCTCTTACCAGTAGCTTCGTCAACTGCATCCTTTTCAAGATAAGGATCTAAATTTAAATTCCCTCCTGCAGGGTTATTTATTCTTGTCCAATCAGCTAGAAATCCATGCTTAGATAAATCAAACGCATTAGAGGTCTACTCCTTAGTAGGCTATTTACTTCTTAGTGCGTTACCAATAGCATTAAAATATGTAGCAACTTCTCTATTAGCAGAGAATGTGTTATAATTTTTCTGTTTTCTCTTTTTTAATGCATTAAAATCGTCAGTAGTGATTCTATTTCCTTTATCATCATAGTAATATTCTGAACCAACTGGGTCTATATCATCATTGTCAGTATTACTTAACGCCCCTGTGGAATCAATAATTGAACCAAAGTCGTCAGTAGTAAATCTGTTAGTATTGTTTGCAAGCTAATCTTGCAAGCCTGTTAAGTATCTATTATAGGCATTCATGAACTCCTGCTTCTATCCGTCATTCCAGTTTTTAGAATTGAGGTATGACTATACATTAGTTCCTAAGTTATGGATATAATTAGTTAAATCAATATCACTTTGCCCAAATTTATACTTAACTCTTTCCTTTGGTTTCTAAGTTTCTGTATTATTTGCCATAACTTATATATTAAAAAAGAAGGGGTACACCTAATTCAATTTTAGATATACCCCTACGTGTTAAATTTGTCAAGCGTTTATACGTCTCACTAAACGACCACCTCTGCGGTAAACAGGTTCCCCTTCTGCTGGAGCTGGGGCAGCTTCCTGTGGGGCAGCTTCTTGTGGACTACCTCCACCTCCCAATGCTTCGATTAACATTTGGCATACTTGCATAGCCATTTCACAATCTTGTCCTTGAACAGCTTGCTGTGCTCCTTGAAGTAACATAGCTGTTGGGTCTTCACCACCTTGAGGCGCTGGAGCAGGTGCTCCTGCAGGCATCGGTCCTCCTGCCTAAAACTTATTTCCTAACTTCATAAATTAAAAATTTAAAATGTAATTAATGCACTAATTATCTATCTATCTTATGTACTTCAATACTACATATTAAGATCTTCATAACCAAGAATTTTTGATACGATGTGTATATTGTTAATTTTCGTCGTTAGAATTTTTGTCTTTTCCTTCCGGAACTTCCACATATTCTGGCGGACGAGTATTTTGACCCTTTAATACCTTAAATATATATTTGCCCAAAGATTTGCAATATTTATCATAATCTTTGTCTTTATTTTCGTAAGCCTTTTTAGCTTTCTTAATGAGAGTTCTTGTTTCTTTTCTACTTACGATTCTTTCACCTCCCTAGAGATACATCTAAGTAGTACCATCTGGAGCAAGCACCTTCATAACATATTTGTCATAATCTTCAGAGTCGTCTATTTCAAAATCATCTCCTTCTACAATACCAGAATCCTAATTAACTTCTAGAATATACTTAGCGTTCATGAACGGAACTAAAGTTTCATCTTCTGGCTAAGCCTTATATACTAAGACTACTTCATCATTATCGTTAATGGCTATCTAGTCTAAAGGTATTTTAGTATCTTTCATCCACATTTCTCTAGTATCTTCATCCTCCCATACAAATAGCATACCTTCATCGGGAGGAAGATTTTCTACTCCCATTAGACCTTTCTTTCTATCTTCTTCTGTCTTGGCAACTTGACAATTATATGTCTTATCACCTACATTTACCTTTACTCTATCCATTATTTATATTTAGAATTATAAACTGAATCTAGAGAACTTACGTAAGAAGCTCTTCTAGTGGCTTCTTCTATTCCTCCTTTAGGTCTTACATAGCCGAGACTAAAGGCTCTTGCCTTACTGGATGCTGGAGTTCTTGCATTAATAAATACCTTTCTAGCACCTTCAGCATTTTTGTATCCAGACCCTGTTCCTCCATGATGCCATAATCCTTCTCCAGTTTTTTGTTCGTTTTTAACAGTGTTAACTATATATTCTGCTTGTCGCTGAAGTTCTGGGTCTATTCCCTTTTGTACGGGTCCTCTCATCTTATATGATTTCATATGGTTATATCTGTCGGTACCAAACCCCCACTAGACTAATCCTCTTCCTGGTCCTCCTCTAAGCTACTTTTTGTGAGGGTCTGCTCCGCTTTCAGGAAGAATAGAAGACAATATACTCAAAGAAGTATTATAACCTAAGTTCTTAGAGAAGTAGTTATGTAGCCAATCAGAATTCTCCCAATTAACCGGAAATTTACTAGATAAATTCTATCTTGCCTTTTCTGGAGGACTAAATACTTTTCCTGCCTACTAATACTTTATAATACCACCGTCCTTGAAACTTCTGAATACCGCTGCAACTCTATCAGCATAATCAGTAGCTTCTGCATACCTTCTCTTACCTTTGTTCTTACCAGTAAGTTTGGCGGTAAACGTATTAATATCATCATTTTCATCAAAATCATATAAGTGTTTCAAGAACTATAACTTATCAGCTGCATATTCATCCATAGAATTATAAGAGCGGAATTTCTATTTGATAGGATTACCTTTAGCATCGTGGTCATTTCCTCTAACATAGTCGCCTTTCCATTTAGCTCCGGTGGTTAAGTTGCCAAAGTTGAATTTACCTTGTGCAGAACGTCCCCAACTGCTTTCCTGAGCATCTTGGGCAATTAACATCTTTATTGCATTATCATTAGTTACTCCTGCTTTTCTGTAAGCAGCCGCCAAGTCAGTTACCCAAGTATTTCTGTTTTTATATGGACTATTCCATTTCATCTGGAATCCAGGAGCTTTTACCTATGATAAAGAGATAGAATAGCTAGTGGTTGCTGGCTCAGTAGCAACCTACTATGGTCTAGGAGAATCCTAGGAAGGAGCATCTCGATAAGGAATATCAGGCTAAATAAGCTAGAAGGTGGGAACGACTCTAGAGGGAGTTTCAATACGTTTGTAAGATACTAACAAATCATTTAAGTCCATCTATTATTCCTCCTTGTTTTAATGTGTTAATTAAACCTGTTCTATCATCTGTGTTAAATAATATTTCTTTTACTAACAGTTTTCCAGCTTCTATTGCTACTTCATCCTTTTCTTTCTGAGAGTATTCATAGTCTGTATATTTAGAGTATAACTCCTCCAGCTTTTTAGTAACTTCTAGTGTAAATATTATTTCATTTTTTTCTATCTCTGCCTATTGCTCTCCTTCATTATCTACCACTGGAATTCCTTTTTTAGTTAGATTATCAGCATTCTCCATATGATGCTTATGTGCGTGAAGTGCTCCTTCTGGAATTATATTTTTCTAATTAGTTTCCTCCAGTTCAGATTCTTTTTTAGATGATTCTTCAGATTTTCCCCCTTGCTTATACTCAGTTATAACTGGAGTCCATTCTAGCTCTCCCCCATTTTCAAATTGTTCAACGGCTTCTGTAATAACTGGTTGCCAATTATCTAGGTTTATAGCTCCAACTATTTCTCCTCCCTATTTATGGAAGTTTATTCTTTTAACTCTCTTTAATTTAGCTCCAAATTTGGCTGCTCTCATATATCTCTAATCATAACCCCCATTGAGATTAAATCCATATTGTATATGATTAAGGTCAGACATATTAGCAGCTATAGAGGATAAGTCTGACGCATCTTTGGCGATATTTGTCATAGTAGATTGCTAGGATTCTGTTCTATCAATAAACCTATTAGCTTGTTTTCTCTTTCCGCTACTAAATAGTCCATACTTCTTTCCTGCCTTTTCTGAGGCTTCATTTATGTTTCGAACAGTACCTCCATAAGAACCTCCCACTTGTTCGATAGTTGCTTTGTTTGCCGAAAAATCTCTAGTTTTCTTACCAAACATTCCGTTGATTAATCCTATTCCTGATAATTGTCCAATAGTGCTATCTCCAAACTTATCAAAATCAGTTTGCTAATCAGTTCCAGTACCTAAAGATCTGGCTGTATTAGCAACTAGACTACCTGCTTCCATTGCAAAACCAAATAGAGGATTAACAGTAGAAACTATTTTCGCCCCAGTATTCCAAAGATTATTTAAACCAGTAGTAATCGCAGAATCTTCTGAATACTACTTAGAAAATAATAAGCTATTAGCCAAATCAACAGCCTAGCTTGCTGTATTCCAACCTCCCAATCTCTAGAATGATTGCTACAAAGATGGAGATGTACTTTTAGGTGTAGTAATTCCATTGGTATTCATCTATGTCATTGCTCTAGAAGTATTTCTATCATTCTATAACTTTAAACTAAATAGGTCTCCCATTTTGGCATTGAAATCTATGAGGTTATTAGTAGGAGCCATTATTTGCTCAGCTCTATTCCTAAATTCAGCACCATAATCTGTGCCTAGCAGATTCTACTAGGTAATACTATTTCCAGGAATGGCTAGCCCATTTGTGGTCATATATGGATTCCCAGAAGGAATGGAAAGCCCAAAGCGGGCTTTCGCTATTCTTCTGACTTTATTTATATTCTTATTAAGCATAACTAATTCTATATACAGTATTTAAGAAATCTATAACTGCCAATTCCTCTCCGGAATATCTGATTCTCACCTTTAAGAATTTATCCTTGACATCTATTTCTTTTCTATTCTAAGCCTCTCCAAAATTATATTTGTAAACATTTACATCATCTAACCAGTTAGTTAAGTCTAACGGTTTCCAATCTCCTCCAGAATTATATCCAGATAAATCATATAGATTATACAGAGCATTATCTTCTCCCCACTCTGGATGATTTGCATCATTTCCTGGGAAATCTATACCACCAGCAGACAATACCTAATCTGGGATTGGAGAATTATAGATAGGTAATGTTGGAAGCATTTGTGAACTATCCTTAGCCTTAGCCCAAGTAGAATTTTGTGGCTATATTAAAGATCCAGAGAATTTTCTCTAATACTCATTCTTGTAGCATACTAGGATAGGATTAATTGTAACTTTCCACCTGTCTTCTAAGTACTGACAGTTGGCAGCGATAATAGACCTAGAATCGTCTTGACTTAAATCATCTAAGCTTACAGCCATTGCATGATTCCATATTCTATATTCCTATCTATTTGGATAGTATACGACCTCTGCTCCAGACAAATGGCGATAATCATGAGATTCTGGATATGTTACGTGAATATAATAATCCTCTATCTCATTAATAGTGTCCTATCTGGTATAATATTTATGAGGAAAGTCTGCAGATTTAGGCTATTGTCTAGGCTGAACCTTCAAGAAATTTCTATCATAAGAAATATCTGCACCATTATATTGCCATAATGCCTTCATAGCTTCCTGTCTAAAATACATATTTACCTTGTCCTTTGCAAAATCGTAAGTCTCTCCAATTATTTCATAGTGAAAAGACTCAGGTTTAGCCTTATTAGCGACAATCTCCAGATTTGTAAATATCTTATGTATTGAAGGGTCGTTGACTACTACACACTCAAACTCAAATGGGTGTTGCTTTCCATACCAATATGTAGGATATATATCATCAGCTATGTCAATTAATCCAGCCTGTCCATGCTTCCAAAAATCTGTAGACAAGAATTGTAAATTCCATCTAGGGGCTATACCAACAACAGACTCATAGTAACCACCATCAATTAAAGATGTTCCAGACTAAAATCCTGCCTTCATATTATAATATGTATCACTTAATTTAGAAGCATTATAATCATCAACAATAGATATAGTTGCTTTAATATTTAACAGTGTTACAATTTTATCTACATTAAGCATCTCTTCTCTCGGTAGAGTTGGGCGTTTACCTGTTATATCTTTAAATATTGGATAGTCTAACATATCTTGTACTTCTAATGCCTTGCCATCAACTGTGTCTCCAATCTTTATTTTATTTATATCATAATCTGCATAAATATGGTTAGCCTTATTTCTATAATATATTTCCGATAACAGGGATTTCTAATTTCCTTTGAGTTTTAGACAATATATCGGAATCACAGAACCCTCAAACATTGCGTCTTTTGGAACTTTTAGATTTTCTATCAGTACAATTTCAAATTGTTTATAATTCCCTCCCTAATCTCTCTATAAAGAATAGGAAACCTAGTAATAAAGCTAAGAGTCTGGCAAAACCCTATCACTTAATGCAAAAATTCCTATATACCCCCTTCTATGAGATTGTGGTACAGTGTAGTCAATAGTTCCCAATTTCCCATGTTTATTAACATAAGGTATGTAGGCCTTAAAATTAGTTACTACTTCACCATTTTCATTTTCTATGTTCTCTATAATAACATTTGATAGTGTAATACCATCAGCAAATGAACTTTCTGTATGACTTGTACTAAGTTTCGCTATCCATTTAGATGTATTTCTATCAAATGAAAATGGTGTATTATTTATGTTTTCCATATAACTAGGAACCCAACTGTAGAAAGTGATAAATTTCTGAAGTAACTCATTCCAACATAAGTTCCAAACCTTCTCTTCAAATCCATATGTATTATCATAGAAGGTGAATAATACATCTCTCTTGAAAGCATTATATACTGTTTTCACATTTCTAATACCTATTTTGGGAGTAAGTTCTCTTTCTCCTAGAGTAATATTCTTATTCAGAAATTCTTGTACTCTAAAGTCAGAAATACAAGTAAGAGTATTACCGTCAGTGCGCCAAATCTTCTTGGCAACAGTATCAACTCCGTAAACATATTGCGCAGAATCTCCAGTCTTTCCTGGGACTTTTAAGATACTTTCAGGCCACTGACTACCAAACATATCAGAAATAATTTTTGGGTTCTCTGGAAGCACGTTAGAGGTGTTTATATAGATATTTCCCCCAGCTCCTTCTCCCGCAACCGCTCTTTCATTGACTGGTATTAGTGCAATCCCATGTTCAAACACACAAAGAAGATTTGATTCAAGCGAAACTAATTTAACTATTTCTCCATACTCACGAGTATAATCCCTATAATGCGTTCCCTAGAATACTCTAAATCCGTTCTTATAGGCATCATTAACATGAATATCAGAATACATAATTCTAGTTCCGAACCAATTCTTAATATAAGGAACATCTGGAAGCTCAAAGTTCCATCTGTCACTTAGAGATTTAGTGAAACCTTTATTATATACCTAAGATTCTGGATGTTTGTACGTTCCCTCTGTGCTCATTGGAAGATATGGATAATATCCTCTAGGATGTCCACACATTGCCGTTTCATCTACATTTGAAGCATCTAATGTGCGAATATTTAAGTTATTAGAAGATCTAACTTTAAATGTTACCCACATTCCTAGCTGAATAGCATTCACGTCTCCAAGGTTTATTTGCTCATATTTTTCAGTATTATTAGGGTCATAATTTTCCTTCCAAGTATTCTCATCTACAATTTCATCATTGTATGGAGCAGAAGGGTCATTAAAGTTCCTATTTACCCTGTGAGTAAATTGACACAAATAACAATCTCCTCTGTAGGCATTAAACTAGTATCCACAACTTCTATCTTCCTATCCGACTATATTACTTGGAGGATTAATTAGATACTTATCAGATTCAGATATATCATATCTCTCTGTTATAGCATTAAATGTAGAAGAGTCTATCATTCTTAAGTAGAAATAACTCTACATATTAGCAGTAGAATATCCTGGAATATAAATGTTAACAGTTTCTGCTGGCTAAAATTTATTATCCTTATCGTTAAACGCTAAGTAAGGTCCAAAACTTCCTCTGATTATATCTGTATTTATCTGCTTATTAGAGATAGTTTCAGAATCTTCTGTATCGTTCTTTTTGGAATACTCTGACTTATAATCCTCTGCTATACATTCATATCTCCAAGCCTCTTCCGCTTCTCCAGCCCTACTTCTGAACAGCATATCGTCCACCCCAACACATTTAGTGTTATCTGGAACTGGAATGATTTTCACTAAGTAGCTAGTATTAACATTTCTATCATAGTAAGACGGTACGTAGAAATGTCTATCACTGTTTGTAAAGTAATTATATGAATGTCCATTCAAGCAGTTTATATTCTAGGAATTAGCTAATTCTACAAGGTGTTCATTTCCTGTGAATATCTAATTATACCTAGCCTAATCAACTTCATAATCTGGACACAATATTCCAGCAACTATATTGCTATCAGAATCCTTTGGAATAAATCTACTTCTAAAGTCCTAAGTAAGTTTTCTGGAACTTTCTGTTTCAACTATTTTATATCCAGAAGGTGCTTGAGTTGCTCTTCCGTTTAAAGTTTTCTTAGCAAATATAGACGCAACTCCATATCTTAATTCCTAAATGCCTCCTGCAGTTGCTACTGATAATCCAGCTGCAGCTCCTACCGCTCCAGCTCCAACAGCCAATGTTCCAACTGTCCCAAGTCCTGCGCTTAATCCTACAGTACCAGCTATAGTACCTGCAATAGTTCCGAGAGTGGTAGCCCCAGCAGTTACTGCACCTGCCATAGTTGCCCCACCGACAACAGCAGTTGCTGCACCGGCCGTAAATACTGTAGCTGCTGCTAAAGCAACAACTCCAACACCTATAGCAACAGCCTTAAGAATCTTTCCAAATAGTGATGATGATTTCTTTTTAAATTCAAAAGAATATCTATTTAAAAACCCTTCTGAAATAAAATTAACATCATTAATGTCACTAGTTGTAACGTGAGTCATGCTTAGTGACTCAGATAATTCTGATAAAAATCCATCAGCAGTAGGAATAGTTGGAGTCTTAGCCTCTTTATCTATCCCTATAGTTATTCCCTAGGCTAGAATAGTTGGGATTCTAGTCTGTCTTACAAAGAAATATCCTTTAACATATTTCTTTAGTTCCTATATAGTAGTATCATCAACTCTAATATCTATAGAATATATAGTGTTGGTATCTTTAGTGGGCTAAAACGAAACTACTCCCTTAACGTTTTCATAATTATCTGAGTTATCATATCCAAGTAATGTATAAGACTCTTCGTTATAGTTTATATAATTTCTCTCCTTATTATCCCCCTTATTTATATAAACAGGTATATCTGTGTATTGGTTGTCTATATATTGAGGATTTTCTTTAGCAGCTAATTGTTCTTGATATGTTCCAGACTGCCCAAATTCGTGAATATTATACCCTCCTCGTACATTAAATACTGGGGATAGTTCTCCATTTGGGAGTATATAGACTATTCCGAATCTATATATTTCTTTTCCCCAATAACCTGTTTTATTATAAATAAATAGAGGATCTAAGTATCCCTTATTTGAGGTAGATATAGTATAATTCTAATCAACATCTACAGTGTAAGTTTCCTATTTAAGATAAGGTAAGAATCTTAAAGACAAGTCCTACAATTCATTATATGGAATATCAGGTTTATGTACATTCGCCAGAAATAGCATATTCTAGCAAGTGGCAGATGTTACTACGCTGTCAACAGTATTATAGCTTAAATTAATATTGGAAGCACTTAATTCGATAATGTCTTCAAACCCAGTTATAATTACATTACATATTTCGGCATTATTTACTAAGAATTTTTTATCTATCTTAGCATACTAGGTTTGCATATTTTCTCCAGCCTCTGCAGTACTTCTAGAATAATATACGTAAACATAGTCATAGGACGAATCTATATTACTTAACTGAAAGCTTACCTATTTAAAACTATTTTCATTCTTCTATCCGGTCTATACCGCAAAATACTCATTGAACCCGATAAATACACTAACTAAACTAGATTCTCCTACGAAATCCGTTTCGTTTCCATCTGCATCAGACAGTTTAAAGTAAAAATGATAATTTCCTACTTTCAAGTTACCTCCTGAATAAACTCCTTTAAAGTTTATCTTAGGTATCTTAACTACTCTTTTGTATAAAGAAGTGTCTATATCGAACTATTCCCCCTAATCATATATGTTAGTGTCATTATTTCCCTTTCTATCAACAACTTCATAGGTATTCTTTCCAGCCGCACTAAATCTACTATTAATTAATCTAGGTATATTTATACCATCATTAATTATTAAATTCACTGAACCATCATAACTATGTTGAGGGATTATATGAACTGGATGTTCTAAAGAAAACTTTAACTCATCAGTAATAAAATCTACCAATTCTCCAGACTCTCTTAAATAGGGGTTCGTTTCTGTACTTGGTACATTATACCATGCATTATTAATATCTGAATCTATTAATGCCTATTCTAAATTAATTCTGTCAGCATTGTGACCTTCTGAATAGGCTTCCTCTATCCACTTTCCAAACTCTTGGGGAGTAGAAACGGTAGTTACAATCTCCCCATCTGGATTCCAGGTATAGCTATAAGAACTTAAGTTTCCTATCTTATAGATATATACATTATTCTTCTTATAACGGTGGGCAGTACAATTTATACTAATTCCAAATATGTTCCATAAATCACCTAGAGAATATAGTTGCTCCTTATATTCATACATATTCTAGGTAATTCGATAGTTTCTAAATGGATTATATTCATAGACTAGGTTCCCCTTCGTTGGAAGAACCTTAGTCTATACATCTAAATTAATATTGCCATCAAATAGTTTAACCCAATTCATTAATTATAAAATCTTAGATTACTCTTAAATCCTGTTATATATCTCTTTTTGTGAGTAGCTATACTATATGTTCCAGAAGATGATGGAACTCCAGTAAAAGCTAGCTAATTGTTTACCAAACCTAATAGGTTATTAGTAAATCCTATGTAAAAGGTTGAGGTATTGTCTTTTAAATTGGCTATAATTGCATCTTCCTATATAGAATACTTCTATACTTTCCTCAGATTGTATACACTTCTAACTACTCCAAAACTATTAGTGCTCGGATTATACGAATATATAGTATCTTTATTAAACTACTATGATGTTTTTGAAGGAATATCCTAGAATATAGACATTACTAATGTCTATGTTAGATCTAAATTAGTATCTATACTTGGATTAATATAGTCTATATGTACTTCTATTGGTGTCGTCTTTAGGCATGAATATAACTTCAAATTGACATTGTTAGCTAAGGTAGTTAATTGCTCATGATTAACTGACTAGAACTACTTTAATATAGCTTCAAGATACTTTGTATAAATAAGTCCATTGAAGACCAATAACTAGTTATGATCTTCTATATTAGGAGACAGCTCTACTGCTATATCTCTTTTATATGCAGTATAGTTGGCACTCAGATAAGCATAATTATCAGGATAGAAGAAAACGTCTGTTTTTGTATCTGTATCTAAATAAAAGAGTTGTGTTAAGTATCCTAAGACTATTGGCGTAAATTTCCTAAGAGAGTTTTGAGTTCCCTCTATACTTCCATACTAATCCGATACTTCAACTAAACCCGTAGGTAGTACGGCTGCTAGCGTTCCTCCTAAATCCATATCACTATAAGTCCCAGTAGAAAGCTTCCTATTACTAGACACCTTAGTTCCGTTCTTGGTAGCCTCTCTCATACTACTTCCCCAAGTATGCCCAAATCCAACTGGGAACAAGAAATGGAAATTATTTAATATCATACCTGATACATAATTGAATACCTTGTCTACAGGATAGTTGTCATCATGATTTGTATTAATATTAAATTCATTGCCTGAATAAGATGTTAGATTATTTCCATTAAAATCAGCTATTGCGCCAGTAACATGGCAACTCTCTCCACCCGTATCTCCAATAGCAAACAAGAACATCTTGTTATACTAAATAATGCTTCCATTAACAGATAGAGCGTACTTAGCCAAATCGCTAGTAGTACTTACAAAAGATCGCAATACATTAGCTGGAGTAGCATTACGCTTATTGGTATAATAGTACTTACTATAATGAATTCCAGATAAAGTTAATGGATAATATTTATTTCCATTTATTTTCTATAGTTCTTCATCATACTATACCTAGTCCAAGGTAGTTTTATAAACTGAGAAATTAGTAGTAGAAGTTTCATCGCCTTCTGAACTAATATACACTAGGGTCTAATCATCATAATTTCCTATCTTTTCTGAAGCTTTAGTAGAATCCACATGGAAATTATTCTTATAGTACTAATATGAAACAGCATCCGTGTATATTTCAGGACCAGTTCCTATTATACTAGACCCCACTAGATTATTCAGAGTAGCAGAAGTGGTAGCGTCTACTCTTCCAGTTAAATTTTCTGCCAGAGTAGGATAGACTCCCTAAAATACCGTTGTATCATTCTATGTAAATTTGATAGATGGCTATTCTGGAGAATTAGATATATACTCATTAGCTAAAAAAATTCTGACATCAATCTTATCAAGCTTAGTTTTTTCTATATTGAAAGTATTATAATCCTCCTACAATCCGGCCCTAATAGACATTTTAATATTATCGTCCTATTTTCCGTCCTAATTTATATATTGTACATTAGCTGATAAGGACTTATAGGCGTTATTACTAACAATAGATTCTTCATACTAATCATTAGCTAAGTATTCTACCCTTTTTATTTCATATTTACTCTAGTCAGTTTCAAAGACGGACTCACAGTTTAAGTTTAAGCTAAACTAAAGCCCTTCGAAATCCTATACTGAATAATAATAATCATTGAACATTGTATTAGTCCAATACCAACGGTAATCTTCTATATAATTGGCTTCATCTTCAATATACTCATCTAATACTCCAATATTACAATATTTAACTATAATTTTCACCAAGTATAAGCAATTACTATATAAGGTTCCAGCGTCGTCTAAATAATACGTCTCGCCTGGAGCCATATTATCTATAGCTACTACACTTCCACCCTCATCAAGATATGTACTAGTTATAGTAGCACTTTCCTTACCTACCGGTTCTCCTTTATGATGGAATACTACTCCATCTACGTTTTTGTTATTTAATTTATAATTTGTTCCAGAAGTATTTAAAGTAAAATATTCTGTAAACTTTCCATTATACGAAGATTTCCCTGAATTATGATAAGCTGCAGCAATACCCTAGTTATCATAAAATAGAAATATTACCTCAGAGATACCTTTATTTGGTTCTGTATATGCTTCTAATCCCCAAGTAAATGTACTAGTATTTTCGTAATTAAAATATCTCCAAGAATTTAACTTAATACTTTTCGTTCCAATTTTCTTAAAATCTATATATCCATCTTGCGAATATTCTCTCAATAACCCATAAGGCATTGCTGGAGTTAGTTCGTAATAGTAGATAAGATTATTTATATTAGTATCTTTCCATTCTTCTATTAAGCTTCCGCCTTTCTATTCCTATATTTTCTACTTTACTGGTATAGTAAAGTCCGAAAAATGCTTCACTATAGGGTAATTAAATGTATTATTGATAATGTCGTCAGACATAGGCTAAGCTACTATTTTCTTCAATTCATTATTATAACTAGTGTAATAAACAGTTTTGTTTCCTTCTGTGCCACTAGAAGAACAATTAAAATAGTAGTTACCTACCTGGGGAACTCCCTCCTAAGTTCTCGATAAGTTTACTTTAGTTAGCTCAACATCTGGAATGCCGAGAGAAGTTTTTACTTTAGATAATCTTGCTTCCGACTATGCTTCATAAGACCCAGAAGATATAAACTACTAAAAAGAGCTATTATACGATTCTGGCTTATACACTCTAGATATTTCTACATAATTATATCCATCAGTAGGATATGCAGTAGGCACAGTAGGGCCTTCTATCCACTACTTATTAACTCCTCCTAACATCCATCCTCCTTTGTCTTCATTCTTTTCCCAAGTCTAATACCAACCAGCATGAAGACTATCTTCTCCAGTCCATTTAGATTCAGTTAAAACTACTGCACTAGGATTTATATTAAAATCTTCAGTAGTCCAGCTGAAATTCCAATAAATAGAGTACTAATTCATCTGATAATCAGAATTATCTACTATTTCCTTTGTATAAGCACTCCAAGTACAACTAAACCCAGTTATTTTTTCTAACTCCACGAGCAAAGCTAATTTACCAGATACTTTAGAGGAAAAAATGGAATAAGCAGAACTTACCATAGTTCTGTAACTATCCAAATCAGGTTTATCTATAATCTTTTGCTGATTCTATATATAAAAATTATTTTCCTTATACCACTTCGTAGTAGAATCTAGGTATGTTATTTTTCCAGATTCTTCTATACTTACTACATGGATTTTTACTAGTTTAGGGAATCTCCCATGCTAGTGAGAAGTATTTTTATAGTCAGACAGATACTTGTTGTTACCCTAAACATCTATATCTCCGGAATATATAATATATTTATCCCCTGAAGTCATATCCTTAGTTCCATATAGTATCTTTTTTACAGAACTAGCAACTAATTCTCCATTAGGGTCACTACCATTGCTGCCCTAGAAGTCAGTCCATTTTAAAGATTGACCCATTCCTCCGACCTCTTCACTACTTATATTTCTTTCTGGACTTGGAAAACAACCAATCTGAGATTTGTTAGTAATTGGATTATAAGATACTATATAGATAATATCCCCAAATTCACAAGTTCCCACTGGAACATATCCCTCCGGAAGATATGCTGTCTCCACTCTTCCATTACCCATATCATTCTAAAGAGACATCTCGTTCCCATTAAATGTTAACAAGGTAGCATTAAGTGCAGATGTAAGAGTTGTAGCCTAGGTGTTATCAGGAGCAAAATCCATCACTAATCCTTCCGCGAAAGTGTTTTTCGCACTCATAACTGTATTAGCCATTCTTTCTCTTATTTTTGTTATATTTCCTTAAATTATCTGAAATAAATTGATAATTATAATTAGACAATAATATATCCTGAAATTTTAGGGGTTCTCTAACTAGAATAAGTTCTGCTTTATCAGTAGTTAACTCTTTTTTATATAAGCTAATACCTAAGTCCGCTGGCGTCTACAATCTAAATATCGCTACCCTATTACTTTCTGATATATTACACTCATCGTATATTTTGTAGAGGACGATCTTGGAAAAGGTAAACCTTTTCCTAGGTCGTCCTCTTTTATTTTTCTAACCTAAATATTCATTATACTAATTCTATGTTAATGCGAAATAGTAATAACCGTCCCAAGGAATCCTCTTACGTTTATACATTATTCGTAATTTAATTCTCATTTTCTTCTTATAATATTCAAAGTACTTTAAGGAATCGTTCATTAGCTATCCACAGTAAAACCAGAACCCATTTCTATTAATTAGAGTGTCTCCTCCGTAACTATTATGTAAGTATAACGATTTCCATCCGTATTGCAAAATTCTTTTAATATCCTACCTAGGAATATTCGGATACTCTTCACAAATTTGGTCATAGTAATCCTATATAGTTTTTTGTACCATAATAATTAATACTATTTACCCATATTAGTGTTATCTATAATTCTCTACTTATCCTTTCCAGAAAGATAGATAGGTTTCTCCCTAGGGAGTCTTTTTTCGCTCTGCATCTCTAGAGTTAACTAGTAACCGCTAAAATTGGACATAATAAAATCTACATCATTCCATTTTCCATTCTTAAATGCCTTTTTAAACTTTTTACCTTCTGTTCTTTTCATATATAAGTATGCCTAGGTTCTCCCCATTCCAGGTAATTTAAAATGAACATTATTATCTATAATATCGTCAACTACCATCTATACGCTTCTTGCAAAGATAGAAGCGGCTAAATCTCTTTTACTTCCATCAGAATATGTCTCCTTGCACTATTCTGTTGTCATTTTTAGTTTTTCTACTGGAAAATTCATAAAGGTATCATGCAAAGAAAAAGCATGACCCATTGCATAATTCTTATCACTCATAATCATAAACAAAAATAGGGAGACAACTTGCCTCCCTACATATTTTACATAGTTGGTTTATAGCTCTTATTGTAGAATTTACGTCCCCAAGAAGCCTATACATTTAGTATTTTATCCATTTCTTCTTGTGATACATATTCTGGAACTCTAGCAGCCTAGCAATGTAGGAGCCACTATCTTTTTAATTCCTAAGCCATTTTCAACACATTCTAGTTGTTAGTACGTATTGCTTCCTTGTATTTATAAGTATAGGCAATATATTCTGCTATTGCTATAGCTTCCTTATCATTTATCTCTGGAAGACCTTCTTCATCAAGTAATATTCCATGATAGAGAATATTTATTCTTCCAAGTCCTTTATTTACATAAAGCGTATCTCCCACTCTTTTATATTTAACGAATTTTCCGCTAACATAAAAAGGATCTAGGAAAGCTTTTCTACTTTCTATATAGTTTTCAGTATACAAAGACTGTATATCTCCAAACTCTTTTGTATTACTCGTATATCCCCAATCCTCAGGACCGCAATAAGTTACTGCTTCTATAATGTCAACATTACAAGGCAGCTAAACTGACCCATCCTAACAATTTATATCTAATGATGCCCTATATAATCTAGTATTTTTGTTTCCAATAAAGTTATATGCCACTAGACCGATTTCCTCTAGGTCATCGTCATCTCCTTCAATATCGTATAGCGTTTGAGCTAAACTTATGGCGTAATGAAAGTTATTAAGTTTACTCATATTATCCTCCTGTTACATATTGCTAATCGTTTGGAAGAGGTTGTGCAGTCACCTATCTATAGTAGTATAGTTTTTCTTTAGTTAATTTCTCTTTAACTAACTAATCAATAAAACTGGTGTTTACATCTGGACCATTAAGCTCGTCAGTATTACAGCAACTGTACTATTTAAGCTATCTAGGATCTTTGAAGACAGCAACTACAGAAACTTGTTGCAAAAATGGGGCATTAAATAAGAAGCAGTCTAACATTCCATTTGCGTTTGGAGCAAAATCAATCCAAACATATGGCTTCTTCTAACTTCTTTTTCTATATTTTCTATTATTAAATTCTGATAATGATGTTACTATTGTGAACTTATTTTGCCTATCAGTAGAACCTATGTATTCGATAGCTTGCTTTCCGTATTGCGAAATAACTTGTGGAATTTCAAAATGCGCTGTTACAGTATCATCTGCACTTCTCATTCCACATCTACACCTTTCAAGAGATTCACAATCTACATCTATGCAATTAATTGCTATCAATAGGTCTTTGATAGGGAATATCCCTCTAAGGAAATACTAATGTAATATAGATAATCTACAGGCAACTATTTCATCCTCTAGCTAATCCATATTCATAGATAAGTTCTAATGGTAACCTCTTAGTCCAGATACAACATCATTACGAATTTGGGATGCAAGTTTCTCTATATACATTATTCTTCTGTTTTATCAGGATTGGTTATTGTCCTATGTTTGCAAGTAAAGTTATAACATCTAATACCTTTCAAATAAGTAACTTTTGATTTCAAAGTGGCAATTTCATTACATTTCGCAGATATAGCTTGAGATTTTTCTAGCATGATTTTATCCATCTACTCTCTCAATTCTGAAATCTGCTTTCTAAAATCACCTTCAAGCTCATGATAATCTTTTATATACTTATCACACGTTTTCTATAAATAATCATATTGATCTTGTTTGAGGTCTGTTTTCTTTTGCTCAACATCGACCATTGAAGATTCTGCTTCGGCTTCCACCTATTTCTTCTTGCTTTTAAATGTACAAATGTAGGTAATAACTGCGCCAATACCACCACTACCTATTACTGCTAAGGCCCATTCTAAAATAGACTGTTCCATAATTTTAAAAATTAAAAAGGTAGTCCATAAACTACCTTTTTAATTTATTATTTTTATTAACCCCCTTTAGACTCCAATTCAGACACTCTGTCGTCTAAAGATTTCATAACATTTTCTGCATCTATTGAACCTCCATCTGGGTCAATCTTACCTAGGGCGGTCTCCCAAACAGACTTTAAATCATGCTTCACCCAAAATACATGAGTTGTATGTGAGTTCATTCTTTGTCCAACACATTGTAGACCATCATTAGTGGCAGGAGCGGCATATTCAATAATATATTGATCATAAATAGCACCTACAATAGGAGTTTCGGCTTGACGGATATGGGTCCATTGAGTGTTAGCAGCTGTAGGCAATCTTAAATCTTTAATAATCTAAGAATAAGTACCAAAACTATTTTCTCCTCTTGCTGTTACTTTAATCGGTCCGCTTGTTGTGATTTCTGCAACTTTATCTGCATAATCTTCTGCATCGTCATAGAGACTAATTTCAATCTTTTTAAATCTTTGAAATTCGTCTGTTCCAGTTAAAGTAAGTTTCCCACTTCCATTATTAGTAATCTTAATAAGATCTTTTCCCTATTGAAATACATTATTTTTCTTAATAAGACTTTCTAAATCATCAGCGATTGATTTTGCTGTAGCAGAATCGGAAACTGTAAATTCTACCCAGAAAGGTATTCCTTTCTAAACCCAAGGAGTTGAGTAAATATAAGGTTCCGCACCCTCTACTCCTAGATATACATCAAATCTACAATAATTCTTACTGCCCTCTTTGGGTTTTAAAGTATCCAGTAATGTAGAAAAGTCAACTTCTGCAGAACATTTTACAGCTTCTTTACCTTCTGCTTTTCTAATTGCTAATACATTATCTTTTACAAGAATAAAGTCTCTTTTTATTTTGAGTACTGCTTTTTCTTTACCATCTACTTTATAATTAGTTACTCCTTCAAAAAGAGTTTTCCCAGAATCTGGGTCTACATTGTAGTTAATAATCGTCTAAGTTTGAAAATTTAAACCTGTTGCCATATTTAATTAAATTTTAATTAGCCTTGTTGAGGGGCTGGTTGCTATTGCCCAGTTGGTCTAGCAATAGATTGAGTCATCTAGATATTATTGCCTAGTCTAGGATCGTTTACACGTTCCATTACTAAGTGTACCAACTCGTTTATAATCTCTTGGTTTACATAATCTGGGAACTCCATGATTTGAGAAGTGTCTTCTGTTAAGTCTATCTGTTCTTGAGTTAGACGGATAAACTATGGACACTTAATATAATCAATCTGTACTTCTACTAATTGGAATAAACTATCATCCTTACCATATCTAATTTCACAGCGAACATTAGAAGTATTTCCAGCTCTAAGAGCAATCGGTTTTTCTACAAGAGATACCTATTGTTCTTTTTCTCCTATTTTTAGTTTAAATGTTCTTTGGAAGTTGGAATTTTGGGTTTCTACATTTGTGCCGCCAGCAGTTCCTGCATCAATATCATTATCCTCCCATTCTCCTCCAGAAGCGGAAGTAACCTGATAAATTCCATTCATATCAATACCAACTTCTTCAAGACCTGTTCCAGTAGCAACCTTTGTACGAGGGTCTGTAGGTAATACCTATTGTTGGTTTAAATTATGAATATAATAGTATGGACGCATGGGCGAAGGTCTATTATAAATATCAGTAATGATTTGACTCCAAGAATCAGCAGTTAATCTTGTTGCAGGGATTTCAATATATGAGCCTGCATCCCAGCAATCTTTTTGTTTAGCAACATAATAAATGCAAACACAATTCAACATATGCAAATAATCAATAGGCATATATACTTCATAGGTAGCTCCATGTAAAGATTGGATTGAGCGATGTGCTTTACTTAAATAAGAAGAAGCCTAACCAGTATATCCTCCTTCCGGAGAATCTTGATTTCCAGTAACTGCTTTAGTATTTTGAATAGCACTATCTTTTTGTGATCCCCCAGCTCTACCTGCAAGTTCTACCTTGTGAGGAGTCAAGAAAGTCGTGGCTTTCAAGACTCTCAGGTCATCAGTAGTTTGCTGGTTAATATCGTATACACTGTATACTTTATTAGTGTACTAGTTTATAGCCTTATTGAATAAGTAATTAAACTCATAAAGCTTTAGTGAAGGTGCTTGAATTTTACTAAGTTCTATTAGCGTAGCTTCAAAAACCTGTCTTGCGGTCATTCGCATTATATTTAAATATTGATAATTAATCTTCAAACATATCAGGATATGTGTCTTTTCTAATTAAGGCTAAGGTTTTGGCGTTTCTAGATAATTTCATCCATTCTACAACTGCGTTATCTGTAGCCCCTAATGCTACTTTACCATCTTCTCCATAGACAAAGAGTCCATCCTTTTTAAGAATAACTCCCTTTTCACGAGCTTCTATAAACAGCATACGAAGTTGAATATCTCCTCCAGTGTAGCAATTAATAATTTTCTCTGGAGTTTTCTCAGCTATAGACAATAGATAGTCTTCAACATCAGCATTTGGCTGATTTTTCATATCTCTACCTAATACCTTAGCAACGAGCAATCTTCCTTCATATCCACGCTCATCATTCATGATATAATTAGAAGCCTCTACAATGAGTTTACGTCTAGTAACTCTACGTTGAGCTTCAAATCCAGGTCTATCTACATAAAGCTCTGCAGTTCCATATCTAGGTCTTTTAGACCGTGGGTCTACAGTTCCGTCAATTAGATAGTCTCCTTTATCATTTTTTGCAAATCTGTCTGGAGCGATGAGGTCACAATTTTTAATTGCTTCCCAAACAGCGTTCTCATAGACATCATCCAAATTAAAAGTTTTGCCATCCTCTATTACAAACAACTCTGTCTCTGGAATATAAGCAGCTAATCCTTTTGACTCTTTTTCAATTTCTTCTGGTGTTAAAATAATATCTCCTTGAGAGTTAACTCTTTTAACACAATCTGCATATCTGCCACGAGAATCTTTTTGAGGTTGAATATAATATTTCTGTCCTACTTTACCAAACACACTTCTTAATACAACGATGTTACTCTTTAAATCACCGTCTTGTACTTCATTAACCTTTTTTGCCATAATTCATTTTCATATTTTAAAGAATTAGGTAGGGAAGCACCTCGTTCCCTACCTTATCTAATTTCTATTTAATCTTATCTTATTTAAAATTACTCTTTACAACGAAGAATAAATGAACGGTATGGGTTGAACACTGCGATACCAGCGTATCCGTGAATAGTCATCATACCTCCAGCAACAGGAGTAGAAACTACACCGCTGTCACCACCTGAACGTCCACCTACACCAAGTACTTCGTTAAAGATGTAGTCTTTTCCTTTCAGAGAGTACATAGCTACAGGGGGTTGAGTAGAAGTCTTACCAGTTGTAAGGTCAATACATAGAGCGTATGGTTCTAAGAACTCTCTACTTAATGTTCTATCAACTTTAAATGATACAACATTTCCGCCCCATTCATAAGCATCAAATGTAGCACCTACTTTGATGTATTTTCCTTCTCCACCTCTAGACCACAAGTAAGCTCCATCAGTCTTACGAGTTGCTAGATAATCTCCAAGAACTCTCTGTACAATTCCCCACATTCTTTCGTTTACCATGAATACAAAATGGTTGCCAGTAGGCTTCTCAGCTTTTTCAACCATCGTAGAAATGATAGTGTGGAATGTATTAATAGTTACTCTATTAGCAGCATATTTAGAAGCAAATCTTTCGATTTGAGGAATCATACCGTCACCAATAGGAATTGGACGTCCGGTACCTCTATCAGAAATAGTAGCTTTACCATCTACCCCAATATTTCCTTTAGCTAATAGAATCATATTTTCACGAGCATACAAGAAGTTTTCGATTAGATTCTTCTTCATAGGCTCAAGTTTATAAATCTTTTCAGTTAGGCATCCTTGATTTTCTCCTTTACCAACCTTAATGAAAGTATCTTCCATCAATGCATATTTAGAAGAGTAGCTATCGTCAACACGAATAGTTGTCATATAGTTTCTCATCTTTTCAACATTAGATTGATACTTAACGAAACCAGTATCATGCAATTCTGGTTTAGCATTACCAATGAAACGAGTTGTATCACCTACCTAACATCCATCTTTATCTAGGATTGATGAATAGTCATCGTCGATGAGTCTTACCATTACAGACCACATATTATCAGCCTTTCTAGTAGGACGAGATACAACAAAACATTGCTGTCCAGTCTTCTCAATTTTGAAAATTTCGTGTAATTGATAATAGTTTTCAGGGAAAATCATTTCAATTTCAGAGCCGTCAGCTCCATCTTCAACAGGCGCTGCTGCGAAGGGGATTCTCTTAATGTAATTAGTTTCTACTTCCCATTCAAAATAAGTAGAATCAATATTCTGGAATCCAGTTGCTTTCTTGGTATCTCCATAGAAAATATTTCTTAGAGCCTCTGTCAAGAAAGTTGCAGTTAATTCTGGATAAAGACGAGATACAACGCCTAAACGGTGAGGTCTTTCTCCTAAGAATTTACTAAAATCTTCATAAGTTCTAGTTTCCAATCGTATTATCCTAGAGACGTTTAATCTCTAGTTCTCATAGTTTATCATCCTATGAGTTTAGACTATATCATCATCCTTTCGGATGTTCTGCACTCGTGTTAAATATCAAATAATTTATAAGACATTTGTGGGACGTTTTTGATAATAATATCCCTTACTATTTCTAAAAACTTTTTTCCCTACTCCTAACTACAATAAAGATAATACTAATCTTTCTCCTAATTAGCTGTCTAAATATTCCAATATACATTATACTTATCAATAAAATACTAGCGTATTAGAGCATTTTCTTCAAAAGACAGAAACGTATATAACCGTAACATATATGGTCCAGGAGATCCGTTTTTTTGTTTTCTTCTTGTTAAGCTGCCATCATCCATCCACCACAAAGCTATACTTAGCGGAGTTAAATATTCCAACACCTCTTTAGTTATAGTTTTCTTATTGTTTGGATATAAAAGCTATCTAATTGGGATAAAATGTTTACTCTATTTTTTAAATTTACAAGTAATAAAAACATCCCCAGATCTCCACTATCTATTGCTGTTTAAAGAAGCTCTTTTTCTTTCGAACAGTTGGACATTAATATCTTTCCCCCCTACTACAGAGTGTAATAGTTTCGCTTTGTAGATACAATACTCTAACTATTCTTTACAATGTTCTATATATATTCTTCCTTTAGGGTCTATATATCCATCACCTAGAAGTAGTCCAATCAAAATGGACTTATTTAAATCATTTAGTTTCATAATATTGATATTTATTAGTCGTTGAACTTTCCAATCAAAATGGCTTAGCTGCTGATTACCCAAATTGGCTGAGGGGCTTCCAGCAATTCACAGAATTTTTCAATTAATATTTCTATTAAAAGGGGCGAACGCCACCCATCGTAGGGCGATTAGTTACAAAACTCGCTACAAGCATAATTATTCTTTTTAAATGTTAATAAATCTTAATACCAATCTTCATCATCTATAAACACATCGTCTGTGGTTTTCTTTTGTGAAGCGGGTTTGTTGAACACCAATTTAGGCTTAGGTTTTCCCTATAAATCCGCCTTGGCTTGCTCATAACCTCTTCTATAGTTATCCTGAATCTGTTTGTTTAATTCTTCTACTATTTTATCCTCATTAAGAATCCAAAATGCGGCTTTAGTAAATAAAGCTGGGTCATTCATAGCTCTACCAAACGCACTCAATCCCTAATCATCTATGTCTAGCATAAATGAGGATAAATCTTCTATATCATCATCAGATAGTTGCAAAGGTTGTCCTGCAAAAGAATTTAAGTCTTTAATTTGACCTTTGATTGAGTCAGCAAATTTATTATATGCAGCCTCTTCTCTAGCAGCTTTCTCACTAGCTATCTGAGCTTCTTCATCTTCCTGAAGTCTTATATATTCTTTACGAAGACCTTCTACTGTTTTCTTGAATAAACCTTCATTTTGTTTAGCTAATTCAAGTGCTTGATTGATTTCCTCATCAGAAATATCGGACCCAATTTTATGTAATAAATCCAACGCATAAACCTCATCGTCAGAAAGATCATCGACTCTATATCGTTTAGTTGGTTCAACTTCTGGCTGTAAAGACTAGATGTACTCCTCTGGAGTCATTCCACTCTCTCTAATTGTATTAATAAGCTACAATTCAGATTCATCGAAGTCCTACTGTTCTGGTTCTTGGTCAATCAAGATATTAATCTATTCTTCTCTGCTTAATGAGTCCCAAGCTCTTTCTACAATAGCACCAGTTTCATCTTCGAATTTAATTTTTCCTGGGTCAGTAATACCTTTAAGACGTAGTACTTCAGTTGTTAAATCTTCATCTTGCTATCCAGAAGGTGTTCTGCCATTAGAAGGCTGATTGCCATCACCATCTTCTGGTTTTGTTTGTTCAAAGGAATCACCTCCAAACTCGTCGTCGTCAAAAATCACTTCATCAAAATTTTCCATATACATAATCATTTTTTAGTTAATCATACAATATATATGTATTGATTAGGTAGACAGCAATTAAAACATAATTAAATGTTAAACTTCTGTAATAAAAAATTATAATTTCATAATAAATACTAGAGAATAAGAACGAGGTTCTATTTTTATAGGTTTATTTAGCCATTCTGAATCTTCTAAAGTTTCCTCCTCACTCGTAGCAGAAGATAAAGAAACTCCCCCTTCAGTATTCAAAGAAATAGAATGAGTATGGTTTCCCCCTGTAGCGTTTCCTCCCTGGGTCCTTATATTTGATACTCCATCAACAGTTCCGGTTTCTGAAGTTACCCCTTCTCCGGTTACAGATGTGACAAATGTTTTCTAAACAGATTCTATTCCCCAGTTATAATCTGAATAGTCTAAAGATACTGTTAAATCTCCAGAACTTCCTGTGGTTCCCGATAGGTCTCCTCCTAGATTATGTGTATGAGGTTTGTGAGGATGGCTATGTTTTGGAAGATGTTCCTAAGTAATTATGAATTCATTGTTCTCATTCAACTCAGATTCATTGTCTCCTATCTAATCTATTGCAGACACAGCTTTAATAAATTTTCCTACTAGGTTAGGAGTTCCGTTATTTCCATCACATACAGCCCATCCTTCTGGGATTTCTGATTGACCATTATACATAGCAATAGTCCCACTTGGAACTGCTAGTTTAATTAGTTCTTTAATCCATTCAACATTTGGAACTGCTTTATTATATTTTTCATCCTAAAAATCTTCTGGAATTTCAACAGATTCATCATATTTAGGATAATCACATCTCTTTTTAAAAACTGAATCGTATAATCTTGAATTTAGCCCTATAAAATTATCAGAATATATTCCAACCTGTACTTCTTCCTATTCTTCTGGACACTTCTTTAATTCTTCAAAATCCTATTCATTTACTATTCCTATTCTAGTGTGGATTGTGTCATCTGGTTTTTCTGAAACTTCCTAAGTTTCTGACTCACCATCTACATTATTAATAACAGTTTTAGATCGATCCAAAACATCTATATTATTCTATTCAATCTTGATTAGAGGAACGTTTGAAGTACATATCTGCTAATTTTTGCATTTAGCTATAAATAAGCTTGGTGAGAATGTTCCCAAATTCAGCGTAACAGTCTAATCATTCTTCCCAGCAACGTCAAATTCCACAAAGGAATTTTTGCTAACCGTATCCCCTATAATTACATCTTCTGGGCCACTTACCTTCCTATAATCAACTAGACTAAATTCTTCGGAGGAACTTATAACTAGGTCTCCACTATTATTGTTTGTCAATATGACAATAATTCCATTTTTAAGAACTCCTCCAACAGCATAGTTTACCTCTATTTGTATATCCTAGGAGGCTAGTAGGTCGTTATCCAACTATGCTGTTACTATAATGGAATTTTCCTCTTCCTAGTAACTAACTGAAATATGAGGATTAAGTCCTAAAAATACATATACCTTCTATCCAACACTAAATTGATTTTGATATCTTAAAGTACATATTACCCCATTTTCAGACTATTCAGCTGATGATATTATGTTACTATGAGCAGAGTATATAACTGCAGTATCCATAGTTGACACTTGAATCCCTAAATCTTTATCCTTATTTCTCCAGACTATGGAATCTACTTCTAATACCGACTCTACTCCCTTTTTGTAAATTCTAAAACCTGTATCTTGTGTTGCTCCTTCAGACTATATATAAGTACCGTCCTACATGGATATGCTAAAATATGGCTTAATGACATTGCTTATAGAAGCACACAACTATTGATTTATATAGAGCTACAAATCAGTGCTATCAATACTCATTGTAGCCCCTTCCTTATAAATCTTTAATTCTCCTACTGTTATCTCATCAAAAAATGCATTCTCTATATCATTTCCAGATTGTGAAGAACTAGTAGGAGTATATTCTGATAGTATTCCATCCTTTACTATATACAGCTTTCCTTCATTTACTATAAATATAAGCCCAGCTTTCACACCTGCTTCCTAAGCATCCTCTAGGGTTTCATAATATAATCCAGCATTTACTAAAGCTGTATACTTTTGGTCAGCTGTTACTTCTTTTTGTTCTGTTAGGAATGATACGTAGGTAGTTCCAACCTCTCCAGCTATATTAACCTTAGTTCCGTCTATAGAGACCCATACTTCGTTCCCTTCATCAGTAGGAACTAAATAAACTCCATTACTAGAAATATCATCTGAGCTAGAGGCCACTTTTAGTATGTCCGCTCCAGCAGATGCTAATTTTCCATTTTTGATTACGTCTATGAATTTTCCTCCCCACTGAACTTTTAAATCTCCTTTTGTTTTAATTATAAAATTAGAATCGGTAGAACCAATAGTATTATAGGTTTTACCGAACATATTGGTTTTACCTTCTCCCATGTTATTTTATTGTTAATACTTGTCTTCTATTTCTATTAGAATAACTTATATGAACCCAGTCTAAGTTATGCTCATCTATTAGCTAGTCAAATGGTAATTTTAGCTTTTGGGCTAAATCGAATAGCTTTTTATTTTCTGCCTTAGTATCTTCAATAGTTCTTATATCGGCAGCCTATCCAGTCATGTGCTGACTGTTACCAGCTCCTCCTACAGCCTTGTTTAGGGCTGGACATCTATATCCACTAGTAACAACGATTGGCTTTCCATATGCCTCTCTAAGAGGGTCTAAAACATTTTCTATAAGAGCTATCAAATTTTGTTCCTATTCTCTAGATGGAACATTTTTAATTCCCTTCTACTAAGCAGTAGTGCTCTTTGTTAATTCTTTGATAGTAAAAAATTTCATAAGATTATATGTTTATATGTTTACAGTAATATATAATCATAACTAGTGGTTTATCAAAACAAAAATAGGAGAACTTCCCAACTTAGGGAAATCCTCCTACTAATTATATATAGTTATCTAATCCAGTTTCTCAACTATGCTTTAAATAACTTTTTTGCTAATTGACCACTTAGATAAGCAGCTTTCTCGGAATATGGGTCAATACCAAACTCTTTACATATATGCATTTCAACATGATTCTTTTCATGGTTATAAGTATCTATAAATTCCTCAGCGGAATCAGGTCTATTTATAACTATGATGCTTTTGTGTTCTTCTTGGTTAGTAAACGTAAAACCTGAATTTTCGTAATCCTCTATCCTAGAAGCTGCCCTATGTAAAACATCGTCTGGACATCCCAAATTCTCTAATCTACTCAAAATGTATTGAACATTGGGATTTTCTACAATTATGCAAACTTCTATATCCCAATCGTATTTCTCAAACAATACTCTGAAATGTGTCATATCACATCCTCCCAGTCTACCATAGTTCCGTTAGCTACCATAGTAGCATACCATCTCCTCATAGTAGTACCATCTCCAGCGTCTTCATCGTCTATGGTATCTTTAATGTAAAGAGCAAAATGTCTTTCATCTGTTATACTACTTCCGTAATAATCAGCTTTGCACATATTGCCAACAAATACATAATCATAGCCAACATTATTTTCTAGTTTAATGTTATTCTACGTTAATACCTTATCAATGTATTCTTTGGATACTGGCTCTAGGGATTTTCCTCCCTTCTTCATAAAAGAAATAGCGTATGAACACAAAGCCCTATTGAAATGCCAACCGTAGTTTTGTAAGTACTTACGCATATACTTTGGCATATCGTCATACATATCCAAAGCTGCTCTCATATCAATAGTATCTTGGGTAGTCCTCGTCGTCGTAGTCAGAATCTCTCATTCCTCCACGTCTACGTTTTCCATATCTTTCCATGTAGTGCTCACCAGATTTGCTTTCTAGTTCTGATAAACAATGCATCAATTTCTTTCCATGCTTAACGATTTGTTCAGCACAATCTGAAAGATGTTCAAATTTTGACTCCTGAATTTCAATTATTGTTGCCATGTTGTTCCTATTTTAAAGATGTTTTAATAAATTCTCTGAACATTTCTATGAGTGATATTGAACAATGCTAAAAACAAAATCGGGAATCTTAAACAGCTACATTATGTTGTCATAATATAAACTATTCAAGACTCCCGATTTCTAACTCGTTGCTGAGTTAATTCTTACTATTTAAAAATATATCTAAGTCACTCTTCATCCAATGAAGCTCTTTAAAACCTTCCTATTTGATTCCTTTCGGAATGAATCCATATCATACTTTGGAAGAGATTCAAACCCATCAATGCTCCTTATATATTCATCATGTAATACTACTTGAGAATTATCTGCACTTTGTCTCATAGTGGGAATAATAGTTATTCCATGTGCTTTAGCTTCTGCTGTGTTTAAAATTACAAATTTCATATTATAAAAAATCGACTACAGTATATATTTCATTGTTAAATTCTACCTTATTGTAATAAATCTTCTTCCACAACCATGGAATAGGTAATAAGGTATGCCAGCTACTGAAATCTAAATGAATAAACTTATCTTGACATGGAATATGATTATAAACTTTCAATACCCTCCATCCTGGGTACTTTACATTAATAGTTTCAAGCTTAATATTAGGATATTTTATATGCCATTCTTCTACCTTGTTGAGGAAGTCCTATTCATCCCATCCTTCATAAGTAATTCTAGCACATCCGTTAATAGCATTTATCTTAGAGAATATATCTTCAATATCTGTTTTACACTTCCACAAGCCATGTGCACATATCCACTTATCTTTCTTTTTTCTTACCCTAATATCAAACCAAGTACAACCATGTTCAATCTGTTCATCTATGGTTTTAGACTAAGTCTTGGAAAAGGGAGTAACGAGGAAAGAGATAATACCCTTTCCTCTTTCCCCAGTTACTGAATCATGAGTTCCTATTTTCATACTGTAAATTATATTTCTACATTACATTATATATCTAATCCTATGTTAATACATCTTTAAATACTGAGAATTTATACAAGCGTATTACTCCAAACTATGAGGAGTGAAACTTATTTCGACCTATAATAGCACCATCTCCATATAGGAATCAGTAATGTTAGGATTAATAGCTATTACTAAATTTCTACCATTGCCACTTTTATCTTCTATTATCCCTCCCCTTATCATCATTAATATCTTCAGATAAGTCATAGTAAACATCTGGAGCTGGTATTTCGGATGGTAATAGATATTGAGGGTCTATATTGTCTCTAATAAACTTCTTTATCTCTTGGTCTGTTAGTGTTCTATTAAATAGATATGCTGAATAGCAGACCATTTGTGGCCTCAATCCAGAATAATTGACAAATCCCCCTAGACATAAAGAATTATTAGTTATATCTGGATTACCAGAATAAATAACCTATGTATTGTAGGAAGTAGGAGTTATAAAACTAATATCTCCTTTATGAATCTACACTTTCCTCTAAGTCCCATTAATCAGAACTGAATCATATTTAATACTTCCTGTTGCATTATTTAAGTATTCAAACCACATATAATCGTTTCCATTACTTGGACTTTGATTACCCATTACAGCTACAATTTCCTATCTATCCGTATCTATTATTTTTCTTTTACATATAAAAGTAAAATCATTGTTTTTTAGTAATGGTAATTGAGTTACACCATAATCATCAATCCCGTCGAACACTAAACCATTTAGATACTGAGGGACTAATTCAATAATCATTTCTGTTATTGGAACAGATTGTAGGTCAAAATATACACTATTTTTGACTGAGTCATTTAACTCTTCTTGAGTTAATGGTCTAACTTCTACACGATTTGTTCCAGGTTTTAAAAATATAGGCTATATAACCTCTCTCTAAGTGTTACCATCCGTAAGAATGTAATAAATTACTATATCTTCAACATTATCTGCAGTGATATCTACAACTAGGGGGTCTTTCGTCATATGCGGATAATTAGCTATATTAGTTAACCCAAAACTGTATCCAAATCTCGATGTGTCTGGACGTATTACACATTTATTACTCTACTTTGTAGAATTAGCAGTAGTTTGCGAGCCGAACTACCATAAGTTGAAATTATGTGAATAACCATTATACCCACTCATTCCAGCAAAAGCAAAGTTGTTTAAAGTAATATCATGACCATTATCACTAATATCCTTTAAGATATTTCTATCTTTATCTTCATTAGTTTTACCCTCAGCACTCCAAGCAGCTACTAAACTATAACTATAATCACCTGTTTTCTCCTCATACTCGGCTATCATTTTTAGTTTTTCTGCCTCTATCTCTTTGTCTGTTAAGTCCCTATTATATATATTCAATGCATACAGAGCCACCTTTGCATTTAAACGATTCTTAACTTTAGCAAATAGTAGCATAGCATCAGTTGCCTACAATTCTACGTCTTGTAAAGTGAACTTACTTACACCATAACTCTTAGACGTCTGATAACTAAGTAGTTTAGGATAAGAAACTCCTAATATTGATGTATATGAAGATGTATACTAATCACCCATAACTCCAATTGTTTCAAATCTGAATTCCGTTGACTAGGAGTTGTGGTCATTTCTAGTAAGTAAGCACCCTTCTCTACTAGTGTCTAACCATTTTCTTATGGCAATGATGGTATATCCATTCTGCCTAGAGAATGTAGGTATATTTGTATAAATGCCATAATCATCAATACCATCTGATACTAAAGCTCCTGGATACTTTGGCACTAATTCTACCTTAATATTTACATCTATATCAGATACTGTAAGTCTTTCGTCTACTATTTTATATCTATACCATATTTTTTCATCTACTATATCAGTAGAGCCGATATATGCCGGCACTGTATACTCTCCATCAGACCTAACATCTAATAGCTATATTGGGTCTGAATAGGGTTCTACTACATCTACTACAAAATAGGTACTGTCAGTTACTCCAGTTATTTTTATCTTATACTCAGGTATATCAATAGATGCATTTGAATATTCTGTAAATACCGTAAAATTTATAGAATTTAATGAATTTACTCTAGTAACATTTATACTATATGATGACATACTACCCTCATATCTATCATTAATGTAATTTATAAAGGTCTTATAATTAACAGAATATCCTCCATATCCAGACATACCACCAAACGCAAAGTTATTAAGCTGTATGTCATAGCCATTTCCAGTTAAGTCCTCTAGTACAGCTCTATCTGAATCCTCGTTGGTTTTATCATAGCATTTATAACTAGCTATTAGGGGAGATTTAGAGTATAGTAAAGTTGGTCCGAGGTATGCTTTAGACACCTCGGACTCCCCTATACGCATATTGCTAACTAACCTTTGTCCTACTCTTATCATTATTCCTAAATTATTAATGCCCCATCCTCTAATGCTATAACGGAATCTACTATCAGATAAAGAGTACTACTATCTTTATTAGCTAACTAAATATACTACTTACTCGTAAGAGGAATAATATTTGCAATAGTAGTAGACGAAACTTTATCGTTTAAGTCAGACTTATTAGCTTTTGTGTCTAATGCATTCTAAGTAGCAGTTGATATAGGTTTTTCTAAATCAGTAGTATTATTTACTCTACCTAAACCTACCTGTTCTTTAGTAACATTGTGAGGATTTTTTTCGTTAGAGGTATGAATATCTAAATTAGCCTATGCGTCTGTTCCAGCCTTCTTGGCATCTGCTATAGAGATGTCAATCTAGGTCTAAGGCTGTAATTCCGACAGTTTGGCTATCTCTGTATCTAGCACTAAAGATTTGCCGGGAACTTTATCTACCTTACCATCAAGAGCCTACTCCTGTGCAGTAGATACTGGTTTATCGGCATCAGATGTGTTATCTACATTCGACAGTCCTACATCACTTTTCGTCACATTGTGGGGATTACCAGTAGTAGTCTCTCTATGACTGTTGAGGGATTCTTCAATATCATTTACCTTCTTTAATAACCCACTCTAACTGTTTCCCAATTGCTCCTTTATTTCAGAGTTAATTTGAGACTAGAATTTCTCTTGAGTATCATCATAGGTTTGATTTGCCCCAACAATCTTTCCTTCTGTCGTTGCATTAATTAATTTACCGTAAATTTTAATATCAGCCATAATTATTATTCAACTACACAATTAAACATACCACTTATAAAAGTCTCGGAACTTCTATAACAATTATAATTGCCCTTTCCGTCAACAGCAACTACAGCAAGAGATTCCATCGGCACTCCAAATCCATTAGAAGTTACCTTATTAATAACCATCCCACTAGGAACACAAATCCAAGCATATTGTCCACTATTGACTTGAAAACTATATGAACCTTTGGGATTAGATTTAATAGAACTATGCTTAGTAAATCCCAGTACATCTGTACTAGTAAGTGCTGTCTTTGAAGAGCCCCCATAATAAATTGGATAGTAAGCACTAATTGTTACTCCAGCCGTCTTAGTTACTCCTTTCATCACTGCCACAGCAGAATAGGGCTTAGTATCTGAAATGGATTCAGTAAAAGTCTTAACATTCTTATCTCCTACTAATACAGTATTTCCAGATTTTAACTGCAGTGAATCGGGAGTAGTAGACTTATTATTAAATACATAATTCCAATTGATAGTTACTTGTCTAGGAACTCCTTTTTCAATAATATTTCCTGAAACATTAGAACTAATACTTACAGAAGCATGTTGATTATACATAATCTCATAAATAGCTGCAAAATCATTACTAATACTGTCAGGCAATTGAGAAGGAATTAGTTTACTATTTTCGTCTAGAGTGGCTACTCCACTAGCAGCCCCCATTTCTGAACGCCTAACCTAAGAATCATTAGTAACATTACTTAGTCCAACCTATTCTTTAGTAACGCTATGAGGGTTAGCTTTGTTTTCGACATGGGAGTTTACTTTATCTGTAGTAGCCCTTCCTTTATCTCCAGCATAAGCAGTAGTAGAAGTTTCTCCTAATTCTAGGGGACTTCCAACTTTTATATAAGTAGTACCACTCCATCTATAAGAAACATTAGTATCTAATGCTACATAAATCTTTCCTTTTTCTCCAGGTTGTGGAAATGCTTGAAGATTCTCGTATTCTATTACATCATCAAATGCTCCTGGAATCTATTCTGTAGGAATTTTCCCAGAACCATCCAAAGTAGCTACTCCGTTAGCTTTACCCTTTTCAGATTTAAATACTATCTAAGAATTTATATCCTCCTAGAACTTCTACAATGAACTATCGTAAATCTGGGAAGCATCAGCTAATTTGTTGTCAGTAGTAGCATTTTCTAACTGTCCGTATATTTTTATATTGCTCATATCAACTAATTGTAAAATTAAACATTCCAGCTTTAAATGTATTGGAACTTCTATAGCATTTATAGGTATCTTTACTAACAACATTTATAGGTGATTCCATAGGAACATCAAACCCACTAGATGTTACTTTATTAATTCTCATATTACTTGGAACACATAGCCAAACATATTGATTATTCTAAACTGAAAGGGAATAATTACCGTTAGGAGATGATTTAATTGGCTGCTTAGTAAATTGGATTACGTCAGTAATAGTACTATCTGTTGAACTACCAAAATACATAGGATAGTAAGCATTTACTGTACTACTAACATTCTTATTAATTCCATACTAAAGAGTAACTGTTAAATCATATTTTTTAGAATCATTAATAGACTCTGAATATGTAGTTCCACTACTAGCTAATACTGTACCTCCAGATTTAAGAGTTAGAGAATTTGGAATAATTTCCTCATTATTAAACTTAGTTGACCATCTGGTAGTAATATTAGTTGGAATACCCTTCTCTATAATAGTAGGAGAAACTGATAAAGATACTTGTGAATGTTGAGTATATAATACTTCATAAATATCCTACAAATCTCCTTGTATCTCTTCGTTTACATTAACCCAACCAGTGTCTTTATATAACCACTGGGAATTATCTTCCTTTATCCACAAATGATAAATAGTTGGAGGGGTGTTGCTTCCCCTCCAAACTGCTACATTTTTATTTATATTTTCCATATTTATGATTCTATTATAACCCAACCAGATTCAGTATAATATCTCTTACTAGAACTACTATCTACTATCTAGGATTCTTTTATTCTATAGTTACCAGTACCTAACTGCCTAATATTTCCAGATGCTTTAGGAAGAATAAGTGTAGGCGGTATAGCATTTTCTACCTATCCAGATATACCATAAGTCCTAATAACTACACCATTCTCATTACTCATCTTTAGATATTTAGCATCAAAGTTAGCTGAGAATAGATTACCATTCACTGCCTAAATATAACTACTGTCAAACAAGTTATCCATATTTAATAGTGTAAACACACTTGGGTCTAATCCATGAACAACCTACTCTCCATTAAGTTTACCAATAAAATTAAACTAATGTGTGTTAGTGGTAATACTATTTCCGAAATATCCCCACCTAGCTTTATTAGAGAATGCTTTAGATAAAGAACTAGTATTGGTAGAAATAGAATCTTCTAATAGTACCAAAGAATAATTCACAGTAGTATGTTCAGCTACAGTATTAGTATCTAGGACTATACACTCAGCATTAAATGCATAACTCAAGTTTGGATAAGTAGTATATTTAGATGGATAATGGACATATACATTGTATGTAGTACTTCCTATTTCCCATGTAGATACTAACTATGGAATAATAACTTGATTTTCCCAAAGATAATCACATCTCACACCACGATTGCTCTTGAGTACATTTTTAGGAATAATACCATTTAAAGGAGTTTTACAACTCAATGCTTTATATACTCCCTCGGACAAATCATATGTTCCTGTACTATCTATAGTAGATGCTAGTCCATAGAATAAATCAGGAGGAATAATTAGTCTATCTTTGCTTCCGTGAATACTAGGATTAGTAATTCCTGTATTAGGCACGTTACCTATATAGCCTCCAGTTATATTCTCTGCATCTGTTATTTCAGTTGGCTGAGTAACAGTGTGTTCAGTATAGATATAAGTAGGTTCTCCATCTCCTACAGAAGGAACTAGAGTTCTAGTATAATAGGTAGCATATTCTTGATTATTATCCCAAACTCTATTTCTTTTTATAGTATAAAGAGAAGGGTCGTATTGTAAACTACTATTGCTAAAGGAGCATCCTTCAAATAAGTGAGACATATCATATATCTCATTAACATAGGTGTATGTATATAGAGTAGCCTGTTTATATCCCTCTTCCTATTTTACCCATACCTATTCTATTTTCTCAGTTCTCTTCTTAAATAAATCAAAAGGTATTCCACTACCTATATTACATCCTTTAAACATGCCCATTACATTTCTCAATGAGGGTAATGGTTTTAATATATCAGGATGTATTACTAATTTATTATCACTAGAAGATTCAAGACTAGATTTGTTACTAAATCTTTCAAATAGCATAACAGCTCTAACAATCTTTGTATTAGTTCTTCCCTGTAGTTTCAAATCACCTAAAGAACCAACCACTGTTAAATTTCTAAAAGCTGTTGATATGTTAGTTAAACTACTAGAATTTAGGATTTTATTACACAATAATACAAAGTTATCTGCAGAGATGTACTTCTTACAACCATTACTAAACATAGATGTATGCCTATTATAGTTTACACTGAATAGTTCTGATTGCTGTACCTGCTTATCCCAGTTATACATAGTATAATAATCGGCTATCACATCAGACAATCTAGACTCATTCCATGATTCAGCTATTGTAACAGTATTAGGAATCTGTTGTAATAAGTTCTCATAGCCTTTATAGTTACATATTTTCCCGCATACCTAATCTATCCTATTCAAAGAAACCCAAGCTGCTGTAAATGTATTAGTCCAATCAAAGGTGTAGTTACTATATGGAGATATATCGTGAAGTTTCTACAATTTAATAGGAGATTGCCCTCCTGGATTAAATATTTCTGCCATCTTTATATCTTCGCCCTCTAGTAGTGGATTACCTTGTTCATCAGTAAATACTATATCACAGTTATTTCCATCCCATGTACAGAATGGTAAATCAATAACCTTAGTTATTGTTCCCTAGAATATATCTTTAGGAATATAAAGATGCTCTAGAGCCTCCCTACTACATGTAGCATTATAATATTTACACCCAGATGGGGAACCCATTAGCATAAATTTCTTATTCAAAGCACAAATTCCTGACTTGTTTCTGGTATAGAATATTTCACTTGCATCAATAACTTTGTTGAGCTTCTCGAATTTAGGATAATTGTTTTCACTAATACTATTCTTTAATTCTTCTAATCCGAACTTTAGATTACAATATGAGAACATTTTAGGGACATGGGTAATAGAATTATTCTAAGGAACAACATTATCTATAATATGTTGTACGTCGGCCCAAGTAGCTTTAGTATCAGCAAAAGTACTACTTAAATCTGTAGTATCCTCAGCTATTTTAAAGTCTGTTCTCTACTAATTCTTATCTTTAAGGGCATATAAAGTACAATTACTGAATGCCTCCCTTCCAATGTATATATTTGTCCCTGATACAGTTAATAAGTTAGAACACCTTAGGAAGGCTCTTTCCATTAATCGAACTCCATCTGGTAATTCAACGTGTTGTATTCCAGTAGTATCCTAGAAAGATACTGACCTTAATTTAGAATTGCCTAAAGTGACTTTACCATTTTGAAATGTTAATTCAGAAGTAATGGAGATATTATCAGCAGTACAGTTTATAACCTATAATTCTTCAACATCCTGAATATTTTTCTAATTAATAGTTACCTTAGTAAGTTTAGGGCAGTTTTTAATAATAACCCTCTGGAAATCCCCTATAGTTACAGAAGTTACTGTTTGGTCATTGGTTAATGTAAATGTGCCCCCAATTTCTCCTCCCCTAACTAATATTGAACTAATATTAGTATTATTAAGGGTAAAATTCTTTAAGCTACCTTTTAGGCCCTCAACCTATAATGAACGTAATTTAGTATTATTAGTAACAAAGCTAGTAATATAATCACAGTTCATAACTGTTACTTCAGAATTAGGAGCATTCATATTACTAATATTAACACTCTTAATATTAAGATTATTAGCTATTAGGTTTATCTGACTTCCAGAGATATTTATGTCTAATAAGTTAGGATATTTATCTATTCCATCCAGCTATAAAGCTCCTGAATAATTTCTTGAGGTCAAAGATATAGATTTAACATTCGGGGTATGTAACTGTAAGGATGTAAACTTACCAGAATTACCAGTAATATTCTCCAACTTATCGGAAGTGATATATAATCCGCTTGTTGAAATCCAGTTTATATCCTACAAATAAGACCATGCTTGTGAGCCTCCAAGTTTCACATTCTGAACTCCTGTAGGAGTAAATTCTATCTGTTGATTTTTCTCTCCACCTACGATAAAGTTTTCATGTACAGAGCCAATCTGGTTATATATCTACAATGGGGAAAATTCGGGACATCTAATTTGAAAGCTAATAAATCCTGACAATTGAACTCCAGAACCTCCATTAGCTGAGAATATATCCTTCAAGATAATTATATCGTCATTGCTAGCTAAATCATAATTAGAGCTATACATAGTGTCTGTTACAGGAGCAGAACCATTCATCAATGTTTCCCATGTTCCTCCATCGTTTCTATAAGTAATAGCTTGTGGCATCGAACGGTTAAGATTGAAATATACATCCAAAATATGTAATCTTCCATCTAACCAATCCTATACCTTATTTACACGAGTACCATTAAACTTATTAAAGTCGGTAGCTACCCATACTGTATCTATTTCTGTAGCTAATTTTAGATATTTTGACCTATAGTTATATGATACCAATGCAGGACATATAGCTGCTAAGTTATTAGAGAAGAAATTCTGCATGAAGGTTTCAGAATTTTTAAGAATGCCTTCATTAGTATTCTTATTTTCTATATTACTTCTCCATTTAGCATATAATTCCTGTGGATATTGAGATAGATAAACTGCCTACTCTGATTGATTATCAGCAAATATTAACTTGGCATATTTAGCTACCGTAAACAGATAGTTAGTAGGAACGTCATATCCATTTTCACCTAATGAATGTGGGGAGAAGTCTCTATATATTCTTACAGCAGATGGATATTCAATATCATTTACTGTCTTCAATATCTAAGAATGCCAATAGTCAGAGAATGCAAAGTATGAAATAGGATTACCTTGGTTATTGATACCTAAGCAAGTATCCATATCATAGAACGCGGGATACCAAGTAGCTGAGCCATCTGGTTTAGCGTTCCAAGTTTTTATATTTAGATTTTTCATTACACTATCTACAAGTCCTAATACCATACATATAGTGTAATACTCAGATACAGCCTAGAAATTTAATGAAGCTTGTTTTCCCTAATCAACATTTGGAATAATTAAATCCTACAAATCAAGTTGAGTTCCCGGCGGAATGTTCTACTTTTCTCTAAACTCCCAAGCACCTCCAGGACTTGGGTATTTTTCATACTATTTAGTATAGTCAGGAACTTGATTTTTAGACTCACCAGTTGGTTTACCTTTTTTATAAACCTCAGCATTATATCCAGCTCCTTCCTCTACATTATCTGTTTCATATTTACCTCTTTTCTTTTTCAAGAAATCAAATAAATACCCTCCAGATTTTGCTACTTTCTCCACAAACTTACTAATAGTATTCTTTAGCTGTTGTTCTGTTCCATTACTTCCATATACTAAGTCCCCAAACATATATCTAGAGTCAGTTTCTGTTTGTTGAAATAATACAGATGGGTCATATTGGGAAAAATCAAAATGAGGGTCTCCACCTTGAATTTCAGCAACTCCTAATCCCTACTTCAATGTATTTTGAGTTGGGGAAATCTTAAAGAACGTAAATGAATTACCAGCATTAGTTAATAATTTATTATCCGCATTTCCAAACACTGAAAGGTCTTTATATCCAAGATTATAGTAAGATGTACGACCTAAGTTAAAATTATATATACCTAAATAATAGTAGGTACTAGTAACTTCTGATGTTATAGAGTCTTGCTTAACATGACACAAGAACAACAGTGTTGGGAATCCATCTAGGCAGTTCTTTATATAATTCTTATAGTAACCATCATCTACAATATCTTCGGAGAACTTTCTACACACTGTATTAACAAATCGACCACAAGAAGTATTATTACTGTGAGAGCTATCTACTACGTCAGCTTTTAAAGTAAATTCAGTCTCAGGTAGAAATGTTTTAGTATTTCTTTCCTCGAAATTAGGAGAATATAAGAATACATCATCTTGTTCAGTACCCATTGTATTTTCAATACTTAAATTGAAATTCTTTACTCTATACATCTTAGTAGATGAACCCTGTAAAGATGCTCTAAACCTAGCAGTCTCAAATCCAGATGGTAATTGTAAGTCATCAACACTATTTTTTCCAGAACCCCAAGCTACACTTACCTAGAAATTCATATCAGAGCCTACTCCAGTTCCATCTTCTCCATATCCCGCCTCTAAAGACTCCATGAATCCTCCCATACTATCAAACTGACCATCATCCTGGTATGTCATCAATAATACAGGAGTATTTATATTCTTAGCAATATTATTTATATCAGCTTGGTTGATAGTTACTCTACCATTCAATCCAACATTAAAGTTCTTAATATAGTCTATAAGTAAAAGCTCCCCACCTACATCTTGTCTAAGAATAGCATTCTTGTATTTAAGGAAATACTTGTAAACTTCATAGTCGCAGTTGTTAGGCCTATCTTCTTCAGTTTCTTTATAGTCTACTTCTAATAGATTCACATAGCAGTTAGTTGGTTCAATCCTGAAACTATCTGCTAATAATGGAGTATTAGTAATTTGTCCAAATACATTTTCTAATATGCCATCTAGATATAATGATATTTCGTAATAAAACTCATTACCTATGCGACGAACATATTGAGAATATATCTAAACTAAATGGTAATTTTCTATATTATCCTTATTAGTGCTTACCTATTTTTTAATATACAAATCAGCAACCTATCCTTGCCTAGTAACTTCTGACTATTGAATAGATAGAACTGGTGAAGTTCCAATTTTACTACTATAGAAGTTAAAGATAACTGGGTCTTCTGAATTAATATAGTTGTACTACAATCCAATTGCAATATGTGTATTTACCAGAGCATTTGCAGATACATTAGGAGGATTGAGTCCCTCGAATGTAATAGGAGGTGTGTTAACTGTCTACTCAATGTATAGTTTATTTTTATATTGGGCAAAATTATCAGTTACTTCATTGATTCTATAGTAATACTTAACCCACTCAGAAGGATTGTCAAACCAATCAAGAGATAATGAACTTTCTCTTATGTAAAAATAGTATGTCTTCTTATAAGTAGAAGTTCTACTAACAGTTATATCTAGCTTATTAACTCCGGCAGTAATAGAGAACAACTTGAATGTATATTGCTATCTTTCAATCACAGATTGAGTAACAATAGGAGAATCATTTAAGCTAATATTAACTGAATATGTTCTATTCTAAGATATTCCTTCATATATACGATAATCAAATGTTAAATATCCAGGAGTATATTCATATGGGTCTTCTGTTTCCTTATCGTAAATAACTCCTTCTTTAGGTTGTATTAACATATATAAGCTCTCAGGAATTAGGGAGAAGGAAATAGATTTGTTTATTATTACTAACTCCTAACCTTCAGGAATAACCTATAAGTCAACCTTAGCAGTATAATATCCAGCCTTATCTGGAGTGAACAAGCTCTTATCAATTGGAAATACAATAGTGTTATTCCAGTCAGCTATGTCTCCTTCCTTAGTTTCTTCTAGGAAGGTGTAAATATAGTGAATAGAAGCTGGAATACTAACAGTATATTTTAGCTGCACATTAACTCCCTTCTTTGCAGCTGTCTCAATAAAGTGCTCAGCCGATACTGGGTTTCCATCATCATCTATTAGTGATAGATTAAACTCATAGGGAAAAACTATATAATTACACACAACCTGCTTAGTCTCATTACCATCAGAAGCAGTAATCTATAAGCTTGAGTTAGTGTTTAAATTTATCTATGTTTCAAACTAGTAATTGTTTTCTATGGATAATATAACAGTCTGTTCCTACTTGATATCTCCTCCCGTAGAGGATTTAGTAGTATAAGAATACTTAACATTAAAGGCAGCTCCTTTTGGATTGTTAATTCTAATACTTAAAGCATATAGTCTGGCTCCATCTAAAGTGATAGATTGGTCTTTTAGCTATATACCATTCAAAGAGGCAAATATACTAAATGACTGGGTTGGACCTTCTCCCCCACCTCCAGAGCCTCCAACTCCTCCATATTTATATATCCACTTTAAATTACTAGCTAATTTAGAAATCTAATTCTGATGAGAAGATAAAACGTCAGACAGGATACTAGTCCCGTCTGACATTATAATATCATCTTCTGTAATAATTTTACTATCGTTATTTAGTCTCATAATGTAACCATTGTTTTCTCTTCATCGCTCCATTTTCCATAGTCATTACCTGAAACTGTTTCAAAATATTGGAGCTTCATTGCATCTGTTGAATAAACATTTTGAGCAAATTTAAAAGAGCTGTTAAATATGTTTGCAACCCTTACTAGTTGTACCTGATATTGGCTATTATCTAACCTAACTATTCCGAACATAGGATATTTCTGATTCTCATTTGCAGTATCCTTCCCACCCGCATTAGATGTTTGAGGGACAGCCATAGAGAATTTCTGATTAGCAGATGGCAACTCCTTGTTAGAAGTTAACTTATAACCAGTAGCTTGGCACATAAAGTAAGTAACACCTCCTGTTAAGTCTGGAACTGGAGTATATGGATAGAATCCTGTAGAGGCTGAACCAGCCTCTGCCCTCTTAGTGAGGGGGAATTTAGTTAAGTCTTTAGAGCCTTTAATCCATGTTACATTATCACTTTCCAATGTTTCAGCCATGCTATATTCGGAGTAATTGTCCTTACTGTTTTTATTATCTCCAAATAAGAAATACTCTCTCAATGGATATGTACAAGCATAAGTGTGTTTATGCCCTCCGAGTACTAATTTAACATTTTTCTTAAATTCAAGCAATCGACTAAACCAATAAGTACCTTTTCCAACATCTGTATTACTAATCTGATTCATGTGGCTTCCAACTAAAGCATTAGCCTTACTTAATGAACGGCTAACCCCCTCTTGACCACTTGAAATAGACTCATTAGTAATAACAGTGAAGGGCATCTCGTGGCATGACACAATACACTATTTACTTGTAGTTAATATTTTAAATAGCATAGTATATATTGATGTGAAGGAGTTAATATACCTTTTCTCACTGCCTACGGTAAATCCAGTATAAATATTGATTACGTCACTACCATCTTTAAGTCCAAACCAATCCCCACAGTTTACAACAGTAATCTCACTATTTACATTTACAAATCTGTAATCCTTTGAATCGAAGAAATATAAACTTGGAATATATTTATTATTTACTAGTGGAATAAATACTGATTCGTCAATATCATAGCAATAAAATACATGGAAGTAGAATGAGTTGGACTTACCCTGGTCATCACCAGTTCCTAACGCATTCACATTGGTATTACATAAGTCATTATTACCGACTACAGCCATATGTTCAAACTCTTTGAATAATGTCTTTCCTCCCTCATAATAGTCGTACCATTCACTGATACGAGTACCATTCTGAGTCATGTCCCCAGTATTAATAATAATAGGAATGATTTGACTATCTTCCATATCATTCTTTATTTTCTCATATAGTTTATTGGAAGCTGCTGCCCATACTTGGTATTCTATCCAGTGGAATCCTTGCTGGTCAGAAGTTTGATAAATTCTTGGTTTGTAAGACTCTGGATATAAGGTAAAGGATTGAATATTAGAAATATGTCTTGAATCTGGACCCCCTTCTTTACCTCTTCTACCTACTACATATTCCCAAGTTTCTGGCTGAGTAACAGCTCTGTCAGAGAGTCTTACTACACATTTATGAGAAGTATACTGTGTATTATCAGCGGGGAATCTATTAATAATTCTGGCATAAGCTGCATTGTTTAATTCCTTACTATATTCCTTACGCTTTGGCCAACCATCATTAGGTTTTTCATTTGCAGATTCTACAGGTCTATATGACTCGAAAGCATAAGTCCAAGATTCTTGTCCTTTCTTTCTTAACCACACAAACTCATCATAAACTCCTGCTGAAATCCAGTTAAAACACCTATCAGTATAAATATTAACTCCAAATGAGCAATTAACCATGTTTGGTTTTTCTAAATCTAATTTAGATTTGTCTGTCTGTACATTTTTATGTTCGAATGACGCTCTAGGAGTAAATTTAGATATTTCGTATTCTTTATCACTATGTGGGAATGAGATTAATGGTTTACTTAAATCCATAATCCAAGTATCATTAGCACTTCCCCACCTATTTCTAGAACTATCAGCAGTGTTACAAGATTGGAATGCTTGTTTGGCTGGGTCAAGCTCAAACATATTCTTATACATAGTATTACTCTTTATAGGTAATATCATTGCAGCCCAATATCCTTTTGTTGAAGCGTCTACTACTCCCTTATAGAAATAAATAGCATCTATAAATGAAGGTTCAAAAATATAAGGGAATTTAGAACCGCTACTAATACCCAAATTTCCAAGACTTCCAGAATCTGAAGCTCTATATAGATACTCTTTAGCTTCTAGATTTTCAGCACCATAAGTCAATGCAAATCCCCATCCGCAATTGGAAGAAGAGGTATTAATAGTAAAATCTATTAATTTACCATCTACATACCATTCTTGGTCATACTTGTCTACCTTAATTTGAGCTGAGCTATCTTTTACACTAGCATATTCTTTACCTACAATTAAGTAAGTTCCACCAGCAGGGATAGTTCCAGTTAAGGGGAGATGATATACAACTTGCTCATTAATCTGATCTGGGCAGGTATAATGTAAATAGCAACCTTGCAAGTTAAAATCACAATCAGCAGTATTTTCCAATTCTACAAATGCTCTTGTGCATCCGAATACATTGTCTGTATTTAATGGAGCATAGAATGCCCCAATCTTTACTCTATCTGAATATATTCTAGCATCCTGAGTAATAGCAATATCTACATTATTATCATTCTTATTGTTCTCTGCAATTCTAAGTTGACCTATAAATCCTCTTACATTCTTTTTTAATTCAACACCACTGTTAGTAATTCTCTCACTAAGTGATTCTCCTTTTTCTGGAAGCTTTATACTCCTCAAATTTCCTTCACTATCGGTGTAAAATTTAAATCTTCGTCCTGTATCCTAATGAATAAATGTTATGTCAGATAGGTCTGTAATTGTTAAATTCTGACCATCTTCTCTAACAATACCCATATCTTTTAGTAATTTGATAACTTCTGTTTCTGTCATACCTTCTTCAGTTTCTCCACCGCCACCGCCACCTCCAACAATAGCAATGAGTTGATTATTATTTTTAATCCATAGTTTTTTAGTATTCTCTACAAATATTAGCTCATTATTAGGTAACTAGTCTTTTAAATCCTAAAGAATAGCTTTTGATTTAACTGACCTAATAGTAATATGCGCTACTCTATATCTATAATCTTCATCACTAGGTGCACTTGGAATTACTTGACTAGAGAAATCCTAATACTTACTATAAAAGTTAAATTTGGATAGTGTTAAGTCTTCGAATATAGATTGTCTTATATAGTAAGCATCTCCTATGTCAATTTTACTTCCCACAATAGAAGTAAAATCTTTAGAGAGGTAACCTTCCTTCAATATCTAACTCCTATCAGCATTACCAATACTTAAATATATATAATTCTCTCCAATCTGCTCAGCTGCATAAGTTCTAGAAGAAATCCTACTAATGAGAATCATGATATTATAAGCATCTACTACTGGAATATTAAGCTTCCTTAAATCCAATGTCTTGGTTTCTTTTCCAATTAATTCAAGAGAAATATTTGGCTTAGACGATGTTATATAACAAAACAATTTTGGGTCAGAAATATCTTTTATTATATTCTCAGAATCAACCCATGTAGCCTCACCTGTTATCTCAACAATACCTTCAGTCCCAACATCTACAGCACTACTAGGTTCTAGTTCAACCCCTTCACCAATAGTTAATTCATATACCAAAGAGAGGTCTTCTTCTTCAATAGCCCATAATGGTTCATCATCTGGGTCTTGTATACCTTTCACTACTCTAGACATTGCAGTATTCTCTCCAGTATAAGAATACATTCCATATTGAAATGAATTTTTTATCCTAGCAACCTCACTCTACAACTTTCTTATAGCAGAGAATAATATATCTACATATGTACCACTCTTGGATATTTCTCTAGAGTAAGGTTCTCCATCTAAATCTTTATACTTATTTGGAATAGTTATATATTTTTCTGGAAGACAGTCTCCTAATTCGTCTAATATCTCCTAGTCAAAAATTGGAATACCATCTCCTCCAAACTTAGCTTCTTCCCAAGTTTCTCCCTCTAACTTGTAGTACTGTTTATCATTAACAACATAGCAGAGCATTCCTTCCTTTCTTCTACGCACTGGAATAGAATCTCTCTCCTCTATGGTGCTTACAGTATAAATTCCGCCTCTTATGTTATTGGAGTCAACTAATGGGAAGTCCTAATTATTTTTCTAGACTATTTCACTAATTAATTCAACTCCCATATTATGTTATTGTTATAGTAGTATTTCCCAATCCTTTATTATCACTTCTATATATTCTGTACTACATATCCTTATACTTATTAAATACAAACTGGTTGTCTATTAATTCAAATCCTCCTTCGAATCCTCCTACTTTAAATGATGCCTCTCCATAACTATAGGGAATACATATATAAATATAAGATGATAAATCAGCATTAACAGTTACAGTAGTTTGCCTATTGGGAAGCAGCTTGTAATTAAATTCTATTATATCCTAAGTAGTAATATTATCCTTAGAGGAGGTTCCATAATATAATCCAGGATAAAAGGACAAAGTAACTGATTTTGAGAATGACTTAGTCCCATCATCAACTACTAAAGTTTTAGTTACATTACTTGTAAAACTTCCTCCCAACTAGTACTAGCGGTCAGTATTATTTAATTCTACCCCGTCGAAAGTCTAGGAGATTATATTGTCTTTATTGATTGTCCACTTATAAAGTATAGAAGATACCACGCTCCCATCCTCCACTATATTTGGAGAACATGTAAGATTAATAACTAAGTCTCTATAAAGAATCTAATCTAGAGCATCCTTTATATTTTTCATTTCCGGATAATCGAGATTGTCATATCTGATTTGAGTACTGGCCTAAACCCCATCTAATTCCTTCGATATTTTTGTATCTATCTAGGCACTAACCTCTGTTTTTACATTATCTATATATGTTTGTAGTTCTTCTAATTTCTCATAAAGGTCTTTTTGTTCTCTTATATCTCCAGTAATATTACCCCACTTTAAGGTATACTCGTCGGGTATTCCTAAATTCTTTCTAGCTAGGGCTTTATCTAGTTTAGTAACAAATTCAGAAAGATGCTTAGATTTTTTTAATACCTCATCATTTGGCGATGAACCATCAATTATATTGCAGCATCCTCCTCGAACTGTTAGTTCACTTTCTCCCGATAACCCTCCAGATATATGTACACAACTCATAATGGTATAATCTAAGTGGCTAATGTATCAGGGTCTAGATAAGATAGTACATATCCTTCATTAGACCTATTTATCTATTTGGCAACTGGGTTATTAGTGTAATTCTTATTTATAAGTTCCATATTAGACATACTACCCTAAAGATATATTACTGCATCTTTAAAGAGATTATCCTATGAGTCAAACCCAAATGTATTATTCTAACATATATTGGTAAATGTATTACGTCTAAACCCTGCCTTGAAAATATTATTCATAACGTTGTTACCAATAAAAACATTATCAAAGCAGTCTTTGTCAAACTGATTATTTTTCACCTTGACAGATTCACTAGCCTCTTCAAGATTGGAAGTATTAAAGGTGTATAAATCCAAATACTGAGAATTTGTATCAATACCCAGCTTAGATAATTCTTCCCTACTTCTTCTGAACTTTATACTTTTAAAATCGTAATATGCAGAATTATTATTACTATCTCTTAAATATGTTATTTTTCCTTTAGTAGAAATATCCCCAATTAACTCAGATTTAAATTCAAATTCCACTATCCATTTATCGGAATCCTGATATTTATCTGACAGAATAGTTACTCTTGGGTCAAATCTATTCTAACTTATTGCTGTTAGAATAACTATATAAGAATTAGAAGAAGTGTGAACAGTATCAGTCATATATACAGTAGCAAAATCTTTTATAGCATACCTATACCCCACTTTTAACTCTGAATTATTAACCAATTCTTCTAGCTTAGCATAGGGTGCCAATATGTATAAATTCTAGAGTTGCTCAATTAAATCTGATATATCATCCTTTCCAATAGCTCCGATGTTAGCTCTAACCTATAATTGCTCCGGTTCTGTATATCCGTCTAAATACTCATCCTTTTTAAGATAGTTAAGCAAATCGGACATACAAACATGTCTTCCATCAAACTTTTCCATTATTTAATAAATATTGAGCTATAAATTCATAATTATCTATACTTGAACCTAATTCTATCAAACTTATTAGGTTTAATATATCAGAATAGTCTTCCCTATATCCTTTCTGTAGTCTTGATATAAGGTAAGAATATTCTGATATAGCTTTTTCTTTTAGTTGATTAAGAACATCCACAATCAGACTAATTATTAAGTTTAGTCTTGGTGTTTTTACAAATACCGTGACAATAATTTATCTATTCTAAAACTCTCTGGGCTTCATATACCTATTTAAATCCAATATAGTACTTAATAACGTTAAGAGTCATCCAAACCAAGTCTCTATTAAATATAGTGTCTGGATTAGCTGACTTTACGCATTTTAGAGCCTTATCAGATAATATTTCATTACACAAATGTATATAACATTTTTGTAAATTCCAAATCGAAAATGTAAAATTCTCAGCCCTAGATATAGTCGTTTTATAGGTATTTATTTCTGATATAACCTGTGCGTCTACTTCTAAATACTAATTATTTAGATAATGATATATTGTATTTCCATCTGATATATATATACCCTCATATTCATCTAACATAGATATAGCTTCTTCTTTAACCCTTTCCAACCACTCTACTGTAGGGAGTACTACATGATGTATAGAATATAATCCATCTTGTGGAAGCTCTATTATAGACTCATCTAACCAAATATCATGTTTATTAAATGTAGTTTTAAACATTTTCTCTCCCTATGTAGTAATCTATCCAATTATATTTACAGTTACACAATCCCTATATCTATAATTATAATACTTTAAAATCCAGGAATCTTCTGATAAATACTCATCAGTTTCCTAAGTTAATCCTGTGATTATGATAGTATTCTGTTTGCCGTTTTTGATATTAAAACTAAGTACCATGTTAATCAGCTATTACTACATAAATACCAATTAGGTCTTTTAGGTCATTATATACAGCCTGCCCGGTATCTCTAGAACATAAGTATACTACCTCATACTAACTATAGTATTTACCCAGCTTTAACTCCATATTATTGTTATAAGGAATAGGGTCTTCCTTAGTTCCAGCGTGATCTTCTACTATCTCCTCATAAAGAGCAGCGGTATCAATTGAAGGCGGTTGGTTCTCCAAGACCCGACTTATTGTCTATCGTACTTTATATAGATGTCCCTTATAAGTGATTTTATCATTCTCATTTAGGGAGTTTCCTATATGTGCATTCCAGGAAGGATATAACGATTTGCACTATAATGCTTCCTGGTCCGTAAGTGACGTAGTCTTAATTAGAATCTTAGTTAGGTTTGTAATATCCCTTAATGAGGGCACTAACTCAGAATTAATTGCAGACTCGGATTCTATTTTAAAATCCAATTTAACTTTGGTTTGAATCTCAGATACTAGATTAACGTATTCTAGATAATCATTATATGTGTCCGAATCTTCACTTAAACCAATAAGGTATTTATTATACTTATTTATCAAAGATAACTCATCCTCAGAGGATAGGTACTGTCTAATCACAGCCTAAATACATTTTTTATAATCTGGCTATCCTGCTAGAAGAACCTAAATAAAACTGTACAGAGTTTTTTTCTATTCTTCTAATTCTGAATCACTGATAACTTCTATCTCTTTTATGTCATAGTTATAGTAATAAGTACCGTTCCCAAGTTTTTGGATTGTCTAGGGCTAAACGTCCATTTGTATTCTATTCGGTTCTAACATAAGGTGTTACTTTAAAATTTATAGGAAATTTGTATCTAAGCAAAGAATAATGTAATTTCTTATTCTTGCTTTTAAAATAATAGGGTTTGTTGTTATACATAAAGTGTATTCTAAAATGACTGTTATAATCAACAACCTCTATAATATGAATATATTTATTATAAAACCTAGATACATTAACTTCTTTTCCATTCTAGTTTGAGAATTTCAAGCCAGTTAATTTTTCTACCTTTTGTAGTAGATTCTTAGAGTTACAAAATTTCATCCATCCAAAGTATGACCTCATTCTTACATTCAGTTCCTCTCTATCAATCTTATTCTATTTATATAGATTTATTAACTTGAATAGTCTAGTTTTTATAGACTTTCGAAGGAGAACGTGAGTATGATAAAATTTATAACCTACAAAATCAATGCCCCTACTTTCTACGGGGAATATTTGATAATTAGGCTTTAGCTCTAAATTGAGAACCTGTCTAAGGTATAGTTTTATAGATACTAATACATTTCTCAGGTAATCCTTATCATCACTAAGAATTACAATATCGTCAGCATATCGAAAGTAGTACTTACATTTTAACTCTTCTTTTATCCAGTGGTCGAAATATGTCAAATATAAATTTGCAAAGAACTATGATAGATAGTTTCCGATAGGAACTCCCTTTGCTGAATAAATTATTTCTTTCAGCAGTTGTAACAATTTTTGATCTTTTATCTTCTTCTACAACATCTCATAAAGAATATCATGGGTTATAGAAGGATAGAATTTCTTTATATCCATTTTTAAGCAGTACTTGGTTCCGTCTGGGTCTTTTTTTAAGACCTTAGATAAATCATATTCTACTTTATGAATACCTCTATTCTTTATAGAGGAGTATGTTTGGTCTATAAATATACTAGTCCAAATAGGCTCCATAATATTCATTATCGCATGATGAGTTATTCTATCAGGATAGTATGGAAGTCTAAAGATTAATCTTTCCTTAGGTTCATATATTATGAAAGTACTATATTCAGACGTCTGATAAATTAGGTCCCTTAGTTTGTGGGATAATTCCTTATTTTCTTTTAATCTATTTTTATCATGTTGCTTAATTCCACATCGAACAGATTTATTTTTTCTGGCTCTATCATCAGCCATTTCGATGTTCCATAAATCATACACCCTTTCGTGCAAATGTCCTACACGTTTCAATTTTTTATATATTTCATCGGAAGCGTTCGAGATAACCTACTAACACCCTTCATTCAACACTACGTTATTTTTTGCCTAGAGGCAAGGATATTACTTAGCAAACTAAAAAAAAAT